TACTTTTGTCTGGGGATCATGAAAAATGGTTCCCAACAGAAGGCCTTGCTTGGGATTATGTTCATGATCAAAGTTGTGATTATTGTAAAGCTAATCCAGAATATGACATGTGTTCTGCAGAATGGGATGTATGGTCAAAAGAAGAATACGATAAATACAGTAAATGATGGAAGAATATTGGAAAGATTTAAGTGATACAGTGGAAGCCTCTAATTTAGGCAGAGTTCGATCTAAATTTTTGGTGATTAAAGGTGAGGAATTAGGAGATGGTTTGGAGCTTGTAATGCCAAAGTACTTCAACAATCTAGTCCCAAAAACAATGAAACTTACTGTGCATCAAAGTAGAAGTGATTTAGGAAAACTTTCAGAGGGTTTCCTAAGATTGTATGCAAAGGCGTTCCTTAATATGAAGGACAAGCAATTTGCTCATGTTATAGACCCTAGAAAAATTATTTCTGTAGATAATATTGAGGTAACTAATAATTACAAGACTAAACCTGTTGGTGATAATCCATCTTCTTATCTTGGATTACAACGTGACATTAAAGAGTACAGGAAGGAAATGATAATTGAATTAATGACATTATAAAATGAGAGAAAAACAAATAACATGGACTATCAAACAGTTAAGGATATTTGTAAGGGCGGGGAGCGTTTTATTACAAATGTTGAATGCTTCATAGGTAAGAGAGTTGCTAGAGGGAGATTCTTTAGCTATGGGGAGGTGGTGTTAAATGTTTCCATAACATTGAATAAGGGTGAAGATGTTTTTAAGGCGGAATATGCAAAGTGTGTGGATCTTATACGAGAGAATATATGGATTATGGACTCTCAAGATATTCCCAAAATTGTTTCGCTTTTAAAATGTAAGCCCCGAATTAAGAAAATAAAAATTCCTAAGAAAGTTGAGACAAAGGCCACTCAAGTGGTGTACTTGATTAAAGACAGTAATACAGGTTTGTATAAAATAGGTAAGTCATCTAATCCACTACGTAGAGAAAAGACACTGCAGAGTGAAAAGCCTTCTATAAAAATGGTGAAGGTTTTTGAAGAAATTACGGAAAAAGATTTACATAATCAATACAGTTCTTTCCGAGTTAGAGGAGAATGGTTTAATCTTAGTAGTATTCAAGTAGAATATATTTGCAGACATAATAAATAGTATATGAAAAACAAATAGCTTTAAATAAAGGCTTCTGCGGACGTTGTAAGGAACAATTGGTATCTTACCATAGACATGACTTCGTAACGTGTTCTTGTGGCTCCTCTTCGCTTGATGGAGGTACTGAGTACATCAGATGGTTAGGGGATACTGTTATAGAACCAATATATACGGACGATGATTTTGAGATTGTTCGTAAACATGCTGTCCGGGGAAGCCGTGGTCCGAATGGTGATCAGCCGTTAGTTTATATTCCAATATGTGATATGACTGATGATCATCTAGAAGCAGTTTTAGAATATGGTGGTTCGCCTTGGCACTTGGAATTAATTAAGAAAGAGATAGAATGGAGAAAAGGAAAGTAGTTACTATAGGTAGTAATGAATACAATATTGTGTGTTCAAACGGCTCTTCGGGATTCTTTAGGGTTGACGTTTGGGGTCCTAACTATGATAAAAGCTACAGTGGCCCAGTTTTTAAATTAGAGTCTATGCTAATTGCAGCAGAGAAGGATTTGCAAGCTCACTTTAATAGTGCAATTGAAACAGAGGTTATTTTTGAAAAACTTGGGTTCAAATAGTTAAAAAACTTTAAATAATAGGGAGGGTATTTTTATTCTCCCTATTTTTGTATATGGAAAAATTTACACTCAACTTTGGTAAGCGGGAAATTATCGACTTATCTAGTGCTGGCGGGACGAGTTATGGTTATGATTATCGGATCGAAATTACTAAGGAAACTTTGAATGTCCTAGAAATTTTATGTAACGTAAGAGTAGATGCAAAGAATTTGGAAAAGGTCTACGTAATTAATAACTTGGAATTTACAGTATCTCCTTGGGGACTTGAAGAAGATTTAAAATTTAATGGAGGAACAGAAGAATGAATTATTTTTACGATTTAGAATTCCTTGAGGGAGTTCAGAAAAAGTTTAGGGGCTTTACACCACCAACAATCGATTTAATTTCTATTGGAGTTGTGGCAGAAGATGGCCGAGAATTTTACGAAGTCTCGAAAGAGTTTAACTTAAAAGAGGCTTGGAATAGATTTGATGTGAAAACAAGAAAATATACTTCCTTTGCTTCTGATGATAATGGACTTAGCTACACAGTGAATTGCGTTCAATTTACTGGTGAAGTTAAAGAAGAGCTTAATTTTTTGAAAAAAAGGTATGGGGTCGGATTTCACAAAGAATACAATATTGGGGATGAGTATAAAGACTACTGGATTCGTGACAACGTGTTGAAACCTATCTTTGATGATTTCATAGAGCGAGCTGAAGAACTTGACTTCACATATCGAAATTTTAAGAAATTACTAAAACTATTTGGCAAGTCTAGAGTTGAAATTAGATCCTCATTGACGGCATTTTTATTAGATCCAAACGGAGCTTTTTATCACTCTTGGCTTGGTGATTTAGATGAGTATTACAGAATCATTTGTAAACCGGATGAAAACATTTCCGTGGATTTATATGGTTACTATAGTGCTTATAATCATATAGGCTTATCATGGTTATACGGAAAGATGATTGACTTACCAGAACCAATTCCAATGTACACAAAGGATTTAAAACAGATTCTGGATAGTAAGTTTAGTAATCACCGAGCTAAATTTGAAAGCTGGTTGAAAGATGTAAAAGATCATCCGGAATATCCTAAGCAGAAAAACGAGCACAATGCTTTAGACGATGCCAGGTGGAATAAAGACCTATACAATTTCATAGAAATGTATTTTAATTATTAAAGAGAAAGCCTCCCGTTATGAGAGGCTTTTTTGTTTAGCTGAAATTTGTAGAAGTTGATACTCTTAGACCATCTATTTCTAAATCATAATAGTCTGTATGAGCTGTAAAAGGTCTAGGTTTACTTTTATCATCGTAATGATGCTTGACATATTCTTCATTATAAGACCAACCTTCTTTAATTAGTGCCCAGTCTAAAAACTCTTTTGCGTTATGCTCTGCACCATATTCATCTACGATTGCTCCAGCTGACATTACAAAATCAATAAGTTCTTTCTTAGAAGAATACCACTTGTTGTCATTAAAATTCCAACAGAACTTCCAACCATAAGAACTTTTCCCTAAATGAACCTGTTGACTACTTTCATTGAACTCATTCATTATGTCTTCCACGTCCCTATCTAATTGAGGGCTTACATCTAACTCTTGAAGCTTGCTTATCATATCTTCCAAATCTTTTTTACGATCGGATGATTTTTTAACAGCGTAATAATTTGTACCCATTATTCATAAGTTTCTGGGAATCTCTCACCTCCCCAAATTACAGGCTTTGATAATGCCTTTTTTACTTGATTAGCTGCCCAACGAAGACCTTTTAAATCTTCTGACAACATTATTGCGGGATCGGTTCCATAGGCTCTTAAAGACCCATCTTCTTTGTAATACACTTCATGTATTTGAAATACAACTTCGTGCATTGGATCCTTAAACGCTAGTACTCTGTAATTCCAACTCATACACCTGCTTCTTGTTTGTCACTCTCAGCTACAGCCATTTCTTTATCGTCTTCAACAATCACGAAGCGAGTAGCAATAAATCCGGGTTCAATTTTCATACCTAATTCAGTCATATAAATCGGTGGATTCTTAATCTCTTTTAAAAGGTATCTTTGGGTTCCAGCTGAAAAGGATCCTTCTGCTCGTCGTAAGGTATAAGTCTCTCCAACTTCAACCCACTGATCAAAGTATTCGGAGCCTTTACCTTTGCTATCGTCTATACAAAGTAGTTTCATTAGTATTCAATAAAAGTTTGTTTGTGCCATATTCTCACTATCACCTTGTAGTCCGGAGACATTACTGGTAACGTTTCAATGTTAATAATGGATTTTAATTTGATGTTACATTCTTCCATTACTTCCTTGATATCATCTATTGGTGAATCAGTATACTGAAGTTCTTTAATTATCCTCGACATACAAAATCCCTTCAATTTCTGATTCTTTAATCTTATAGTAATCCTCTCCCATGTAAGAAAATTTTCTGGCGAACATTGGATTGACCACTACTATATTGCCTTCTTTTACGTAGTCACAAGTATCACCTGCCGCGACTACTTTACATTTTCTTAGCGTTGGTGATTCACTAAACTCAGACTCTATCAATACAATACCAGTCTTAGTCTTTTCTTCCATCTTGTATTCAACGACAATTACATCGTTTTTTACTGCAGTTATTTTCTCCATTCTCTTTCGTATTTATGTTTGCCACATACTCGGCATTCAAATTTTGTTACAATTTCATAATGATGTGGATCCCAAATATCTCCAATCTCTCTTTTTCCAATCTCTGTCCAGCTGTGTCTGCATCTCCTACGAAAGTAAATCCCCAGGAGAGTACAGAAAGCTGTGAATGCAATAATTCCCGCTATCATTCTAAAATATGTGTGTTATTCTACTGACCTGACCAAAGTTTTTTGAGTGGATAAATCCTTCAATTGCCTTTGGAGCGTAATGGTGCTGCTCTTTTGAATGCCAAGAGTCTGATCCAGATGGACTTCTTAAAGTTTCGACACAAACGCCCATATAATCTTTACTTGTCTTATGGTGAATGTGGTGAATGTAAAAGTATTTGTGATCAGTTTTGGCCCAATCTTCTTTTGCTTCATGAGCCATTGTAAGTGGCAAGTTGGCGGCTTTTCCGCCATCTCCGTGAGAAGTACCAATCAGATTTTTATGATAAGTGTAATACTTTCTGTGAGCGATACTGCAGTCAAACGTAATGTTCTTACAGTTTTTGTAGTAAGTTTGGATGATGTCTGCTAAGAAAAAACCAGTCATATAATCGTGGTTTGATGGATTAAACACAAAGTGTACATCAGCTACTTCTAACAATCGATCTAATACGTCAATGTAAATACTCTTGGCCATGAGGAAATTTCGGTACCACATACCATCTGTATTTTGAAATGTTCCGGCTGTAGTTGTGTTCTTTGGGGTATCTACATGTAGAATATCGTTTCCACCAATAAAAAGGATTTGATCAATTTTAAATCCGGAAGCTTTTTGCAAGATACCTTCAACACCCTCACGTACACGTTTAACAGCAATTTGGCTATTGTAGTCTTCTCCAACTTCAAAACTGTCAGCTAATTTTCCAATGTGCACATCTGCTGGATCAACAACTAAAAGATAACTCTCTGCAGACTTCTCTTTGCGTTTGATTGTCTTTGGCCTATTTGACATTCTAGAAATACTATCCAAAATATCTTTATGAAAATCAGATTCACTTTCAATAGATACATAGGTGCTTGCAATGTTGTAGTAGGCCCCGTTACCAGAGTGAGTTACCAATTTGTAAGACTTAACCTGATCAAAAGGAAGTTTGTAAGTGTCGCAGTACTCCCGGATGTCCATAATGGTTCCATCCTCTTTTAACGCAGATAATCTACTAACACCTTTTGTAGTGTACTGATTTGTATCAGTGTCTTTGTCAGAACAAAGTATTCTAGAAACGTTCTTTCGAATTGTCTCTGTGTACTCGACATTTTTTGCTTTTGCATAAGCTTTGGCAACTTCTGTACTTCCACTGATCTCTTTACCTAAAGAGCGTATCAGCCCCTCATCGTACTTTTTTTCTTTACTCATAATCTTCTAAGTCAGATTCAAAATCAGGAAAGTCATCCTGAAATAAAGTTGGATTCTCTTGGATCCTAATAAATTGAGCTTTGTCTTTTGACCAGCTACCTGTTAAAAAAGGAAACATCTCTGATAGGTCCCCTGATTTTTTTAATTCGTCGTAAATCTCTTTGTACTTAGGCATCACATTCGTCTTTTACAAGTTGCCAAATTCGATCGTAGTAAGCTGCACTCATTCGGGACAAGTCTTGAGGTAAATTGTAAGATTTTTGTTTTCCACCTTTAAAGCAAGCTCTGATAAAAAACTCTCCGCCCATAGACTTTGGTCCCTTTTCTAAATCTAAATACGTACACTTACTAGGTAAGGTAGATTTAATCACCTTCAGCTGATTTTTTAATATTGCAATGTTTACATCCATTATTTTAAATATTTCTACAAATATAAAAGAAAAAGTGCAACTTTCGCCGCACTTTAACATTTTTTAGCAAGTGGCTGTGGTATGAATCGAACATACGACGTAGCAGTCTATCTTGCAATGCCATCACCGAATAAAGACGTCATAACATCAGCATGGTGCATTTAAGCTTCCTACTATCCCACTCACAGTTTTTGGCGCGACCTCAACTGCTACACAGCTATTTAGTGATCCCAGCAGGACTTGAACCTGCGACCCTCAGATTATGAGTCTGACGCTCTGACCAACTGAGCTATGAGACCAATTGACAGTTACACCCACTGCCAAGGCTTACCTAAATCAACATGTTAGCACCCTCTTTCTACAGGCTCTCTACATTAAAAGTGTAGGCCTCTTAGAGTAGGGTCATGTGAATATCTCTACCTGAGAGAAATCCCGTGCCAGTTGCGTATCTGGTCCCTATTCACTTGCTGAGATCTCATTCACACCGTCCGTACTGTGTATTCCGTCCCTTTCGGGCTTGGTTTCATTCTTGGCCTTTGTTCAGTGGTACTTTCTCAAGGTACCGGTGTGTTCAGAATTACGTCTGATATCTTTATGTAACACTTATGACACTAATGTCAGTGATGAGTACAAGGGATAAATGTTTAGCCCGTCCGCACAGTTCTCCAACTGTGAATCCTTTTTTGTTTAAAATGTGTGAGGGTCGGCTACCTCATGCTAGTGTTTTAAATTTCCATAACATCGAACGGAAGTTCTTCATACGCTGTAATTAATCCTTCCATGTCTTTTGGATAGTCGTCTGAATTCTGCCATTCTAATTCATTACTATCGTTATTGCTAAATATGAGCATTCCTTTTTTGACAGCCTCATACTCATTATCAGCTGAGACTTTAAACAGCTTTAAGTTATTTTCAAACATTGAAAGTATTCCAACTACGTAATTTTTCATATTATCATATATTTTGCATAATATCTTTAACTATGATATTGCGCATATTTTATGTTAGTGCTCGAAGAGAGACTCGAACTCTCATGCTTTTTAGCGCTGGATCCTAAATCCAGTGTGTCTACCAATTCCACCATCCGAGCGTTTACCAAGGCTATTTCCTATACAGGTCGGTCAGCAGCCTTTGGATTTCAGAGTTATTCCTCCACTGATCTTTACACGTTACCTACTCCATGTAAAGCCTTTACTTTATGTATGGTAGTACCCCCGCCAGGACTCTAACCTGGGACCTTCACTTTAGAAAAATGTTGTTCTATACAGCTGAACTACGGGGGCATTTTAGTTAAAAATACGACAGGACTTTCACCTGCAAGCTCTAGAAACTACTATTACGGGTTCCCAAGGTTACGGATCTTCTGACCTGAGAAAGTGATCCTCCCGACCTCGTTGAAGGTTTGCATAAATGCAGATCATCAATAGTGTAACTAACATGCCTTAAATTCGGCCACGTATCTTTTTAATTTTGATCGACAGGACTTGAACCTGTAGTAAGCCTGAGCTCTCCAAGTTACATATTAGAGTTTTTTGGATTTGCAGTCCAAAAAGACTGGTAGGTGTTAACTCACCAGGTGTCGCCGTCCGCCTTGTTTCGGTGTGTCTTATCTAATATGTAATAGCGTCTAATTCCGCCACGATCAAAATTTTAATCTTGCCAAGTAATGGCTTTTACACACCACATTTGAGCTGTTTGCAATTCTGTAATTGCGATAGATCCTAAGCGTGTTTGCTCAGAATTACGGGTTGCTAAACGCAAGTCATTCATTTGGTTAATTAATTCGGCACACAAAGCTTTTACCTTGTATACCTCATCACTGTTACCTGGATTAAATGTAATCCCCACTGCTTTCTCTCCATAAGAGATCTCTCTTTCTAATTGATTTTCCATAGTGTGGATGATTGGATTCGAACCAATGACCTCCTGCCATTATTTATCCCCTACATAATAGGGAGCAGTACTCTACCGGACTGAGATACATCCACTACCATTATTTAAAATGGTAAGTCATCTTTTTGGCCAGTAGGTATTGCCGCCGCTGCTGGAGGTGCCTCCTGTTGGTAAGCTACTACTGGCTGTTGAGCATTACCTGTTGGAGAAGGTTCAGCTGTTGAGCTTGGAGCAGGACTCATAGCTGGAGCAGATTCGAACTTAAACTTCTCAGATAACTCCATTAAAATTCCGTAGTAGAAATTTTTCTGTGCTTTGAATGTGTAAGATTTTTCTCCTGCCACTTCCTCAACCTCAGCTCGTGGAATTTCATCGAAAGGAATATAACCGGTCGAAGCATTTTTGCCAGCATCGTTTTTAATGTTTTCGTAATTCAAATAGAAATTACAGTTTTTGTACTCTTTACCATTAGCCGACGTAGTAGTTTTATAACTTACTGACGCTCTTACCGGCTCTCCAGCTTTGTATCCACGCATAGCTCCAATCAAGGCTTTTGCTTCATCAGAATAGTTAGTACCTTTTTGGTTGTTTAAGGTAACTGAAATCTGATACAAATTCTCACCATCTTTCAATGATAACTGTAAAAACTTCAAAGTCTTTCCTTCGTATTGTACTTCTTTAACACCAAAAGAATTAACAGTACCTGCTAAACTTTTATAGTATTTATGGTACGTAGTCTTTACTGGCGTTCCATACTCTACAGCTTGATAACCTTCTTGAGGTGTGCTGCTGCTTTGGTAAAATTCTCCTTGCTTTGAGGAGATCTTAAAATTAAAATAATTCATCTTGTCCTTCGTTTATGATGCAAAGATAAAGTGCTTTATTTATCTGTGCAAGTATTTTTTGTTAAGATCTGTTAATGTTGTCTAGATATCTTACAATAGTCGCCACAGCATTTGATAAATCTACCTGACCCATCATAAGGAACCACATCTGGAGGCTGTTATTGAACTCCTGTGGCGAAACCTTAGACTTACTTTCTTCTACAAAATAAGTGTATAGAAATTCTTTAGTGTTCCTTATTTGATCGTACCTTTGTTTTGTCATCCTTAAAATTTTTATAGCGTCTCATAATATCCACTATCAATTTTCGTCTCATTTGGTGTACTTCCGGATCAAGTTCCATAACTCCAACGCCTTCCAGCCCTTCCATAATTTTTAGAAAATCAAAAATACCTGAGCCTTTAATATCAATTTGGTCCGGATCCCCGTTCATAAATAGTTTGGAAGACTCTGGTAGACGAGTGACATAGGTGATTAATTCGTGCAACGTAAAATTTTGCAGCTCGCTGATTATGACAGCGCTGTGTTCTGGGAATGTATTCCCACGTATAAATCCTACATGCTCGAAACTAATCTTAGATTTTATACTAGTAGCAGTTTGTTTACCTACAAGTTTCTCTAGATTTTCAAAAAATGACCTTTCGTATGGAAATAGTTTTTCATCTGTACTATTATGTGTCACAATGTAGTTATTCGTTATGTACAGCCCATCTGGTGCAGATGTTTTTATACACTGAACATAATCCTCTCTTACAATTTCTACAGACTTTATTCCTATAAGATGTCTGTACGCAGGGTTGTAATTTTTAGCTTTTCTACTGATATAAAATGGGTTGAAATCTAAATTTACAACAACTTCATAACTTGGGTGACGTGAAATAACCTCGTGACCAGTTTTAGTTACGTGCGATCTTCTTCCCACACGGTTTCTCTTATAAATGGTTGCTCTGCCTCCAAGTGACCTAATTAACTCAACAACTCCTTCTGCAAGTTGTTTTGATATAGTGGTATATGCTGCAGCACGTTTATCACATGTACCATCCGTATCCATCAATCCTCTTAGGAGTTCTACCCTCTCTTCTATACTGGAGCAATATATATATTTATCAGGTATAAACTTCTCTTTTGCGCCTTTACCATCTAACCCTAATTTTCTAAGTTCCTCTTTTATTGGGTTCGTATATACACCCTCTTTTTCACCAAAGGAGTACTGTAGCTCACCAACTATGGATTCAGATTTACACCTACTATTTAGTGTACCTCTTTTTATCTCTTCATATTTTAAAGCCTCACCGATAGTCTTGTATCTCCTTTCATCTTTAGTAGAAATATTCGTAATAATAACTTCTTTTGCAGGCTTATTGTTCTCCTTACTACTAGAAATGTAGTAAGTTATAGAATCATTAGCACCTCCGTTCATAATAAGACCCATATCCTTACAAATATTTTTACACTTAGTTATAAGTTCTTCATCAGTATTGGAAACACCTACACTATCTGATATAAACCCATCTCCCAGTATTGCCCCTAGTAAATATGGGTGTATAAATTTTTCTACGCTTTCAAATTCGATAGGACTACAGTAATTTATGTAATGGTTGGGTCTACCATTTTTTGTATATAATGTGCTAATAATTTCTTTTAATGTCTTAACACTACCACTATAATCTTTTTTATATTTCTTTTTATCTAGCCTATGTTTTTTATCATTAGCATCTAGTGTATGCATCAAGTGTAATGTGGAACACTCCATTTCCCTACCATCTGTTGTTTTTACTAGGTAGACTGGCTCTTTGTTTACAGAGCTTTTGTTAGTAACTTTATATGCTTTACCATCCTTACCTATAACACTATCTTCAACTTCTATATTTTCTATAGTCGCCCAACCATTTGGCGTCAGTACCTTACTGTCTAAAGGTTGAGGTCCAGGAAGGAAACCGATTGATTTTCCTACTTCTACCGCAGGTTTTGTAATGACAATCTTTTCGAACTCTTTCTTTAAAAGTCCGTCCACTGCCCGGTGAAGTTGTACAAAATCCTTACCGGTACCAGCTTGCCCAATTAGAATTGATATATCATTTGATCTTAAAAAGTTTGATACTACTTTTTGATGTGGTGCCAATGGAGTTATAATTTTACTTGTACCTCCTGCTGATTTATCCAATCTCTTTTCTCTCATTCTCAATTGCTTCTAAAAGTTGAAGCCCATTCCATACGGCGTGGACCAAATGCTCAATGTCTTTGAATTTATTTTCATTTTCATTTTCTTTTGTGTGGTATCCTTCATTATTTAAAATAAAAGCCTCTGTTTGGCTACCTCCAAAACTATTTTTAGGTGCGTATCTATAAGGTTTTAGTTTTTTCTTGCAGGCCGCTTCTGTAAGATACAACAGTTTTAAATTATTACTTGATATAGTACTAACTACCTCATAATTATAAGGCATTTGCGTTTTCTTCCTATATCTATATTTTATACTATTACATGTTATACCTATTTTAATAAATACCTCATCATTATTATAACATTTTAGTATGTATAAGATACCCTGCTTGCCATTACATAAGTGGCACCACCATTTTAAGCTTCCTACAGTGTATTGGTTGCTGCACGCTGGGCAACCAGATCCATTTAAATGATTGTTTGCTTTTTGTTTAAACACCCCATGCTCGTGACATAAAATATCTACATTATTGTGAGAAATAGTGTATTTAACTAAGCTGTAATCATATTTATCTCCGTGTACTTTTACTGCTCTATTTATGAAATCACCAGTTGATAACCTACTAGTCTTGAACAATCGTAATCTTTCTTCCTCAGATAAATTTTTCATGTGACATTTACTACATTTAGGACTCTGCATGTGTATATTTGGAGTTGTTTTAAAGTCTCCATGTTTTTTGCAAGTTATAATTACCTCACCATCACCGTTGTCCTTATACTGTGTTTTTTCGTATGTAAATCTATCTCCGTATAATTTTTTAGACTTATTTATAAAATATTCAGTCTTATCTACTGCTGATAATATTGTGGGTTTTCTACCTTTCAAAAGATTTGATACAGTGCAATTACACATGCCAAACGAATCTTTTACTAGGATAGAGTCTATGCCCTTTTTATAAGGACCTATCAACACTACCTCTCTCTTATAAAAGTGTGTGTACAGTTCGCACAATCTATTAGATAAATAATTTAAAGGGAATAAGCTTGATCTAGAGGATGGTTTTGAACCCTTAAGTAGAGAGTAGACACTCATTCTATGATACCCATACTTATCCTTCACTATAAGTGGGTAACGTCCACCCTTAAATTTAGATATTATTGTAAATTCTTTATTTTTATAATAGATATTGTCTTCTAGAAGCCTAGAAATAACTTGATCGTATGTTAATTTATCACTACCCATTGTCTTTCAATTGTTCCCAAAGCATCATAGCATTACATGCATAAGCTACAATGTGTCCTAGTTTTTCATTACCATCTTTATAATTACCTTTCATCACTTCTATGTGATGTCTTGTTATAGCTTGTTTTAAACCTTCTACGCCATTTGGTGTCATCGGTTTTTTCCAATTATATATATCATACTTCTCTTTCTTATTGTTAGCCATCCTCTTAGCTATCTCTTCTAAAAATTCCCAAGATATTTCATAATATAATTTACCATCTGATTCTTTCTTACCTATATTTTCCATTAAATTATTTTTTAGTTTTACCACCTTTTCAAATCTACTCATTCAGATGCTTCTGAAATACGTTTTAAAGCTTTAGGGAACTGTCTTTGAATGACAATTCCCACTGGAAGTTTTCCACTGTCGTTTTTTACGCCAAGCTCGTTCGTTCTTTCTTCCAAAACTCCTCGATTTTTTTGTAAACTCTAGCTGGTGTATCTGTGATATCAATATCCTCATCCCAGATAGTTTGTAAGAAGTGGCCATCAAAATCTGTTGAGATAACTCTAATATTAGTTGGGTGAATATAGAAAGGGGCTTTCATTTCAATCATGTCACCTTCTTTGACCTTTACAGTTGGAGGTATTAACTCATCATCTGGAAAGTCTGCAATAGCTGCTTCATAGTCAGCTTTTTTCTTCTCTAGACGTTCCATGAACTCCGGAGTGAACTCTTTAATTATTCTTGTTACTTTAATCATACGTCTTTACTGTAAAATTTTCCTAAGATGTTATCGTTGTAGTAATTAACTGGGTCTTCCAAAACTCCATGAATCATCATTTCTTTTACCTCGTAGTATGAGAGTTGCTTTTTGGTAAAGCAGAAATGTAAGATTAGTTTTTGTATTCCAAGGCCGTTTTTAATATTTTCATTTAAGTTTTTGTTTGAACCAGTATAGGTCAACCAATTAGACTCACTCTTGACTATTTCGTAAGTCTTTTTCCTTTTGTCAGTAATTTCAGCTATTTTCCTTTTACCGAAATTTTTCTTACGCATCGAATATAAAGATTTCTGGCCGATGTACATTTTCCCATTTGCGTCCATGATCATATAGATAAATCCAATACATCCTTCTGGGAAATCTTCGATCGATTTACACTCCTTTATTTTCGGAAACTTAGAGCTCTTTACTTTCCAACTCATAATTTTAGAATGTTTTCATAAATCCTCTCTTCAATAAGTTCAACTAAGTCTGGATTTTCACTTAAAAACTCCAAAGCTTTATTTCCGCCCTGACCTATTTTGGTCCCACCATCAGCTAAACTATACCAAGATCCAGCTTTGACAATAATCCCTAACTGTTCTGCATAATGCAATACCTCAGCATTACGATCGATACCTAACCCGTAAACAATATTGTACTCACAAGTTTTAAATGGCCTCGCTGTTTTATTTTTCTTGCAGTTAGCTTTTACTAAATTACCTGCAATATCTTCACCATCTTTGAGTTTTGTGGACTGCTGCACTTCAACTTTAATTGACGGAAAGAATTTTATAGAATTTCCTCCTGGCTCAGTTACTGGACTTCCAAACATTACTCCAATTTTTTCTCTAAGTTGGTTTACGAAGATTAATGTAACGTTGTTCTTTTTTGCATGAAAACAAAACTTTGGAAAGTTGATTGAGTTTAATCTAGCTTTTTCAGCCATGGTTTTATCTCCTACATCACCTTCAAGTTCCTTCTTTGGAATAGCTGCAGCGATACTATCAAAAATAAGCGTATTGATTTGCCCTGATTCAATAAGGTCCAATGCAATTTGGTACCCATCTTCGATGCAATCTGGTTGCGCTAGGATCATTGAATCTACATCAACTCCTAAAGATGTGGCATAAGTCTTATCGAAAGAGTACTCATGATCGATATAAGCTGCCACTCCACCAAGTTTTTGAGTCTCTGCAATTGCGTATAGACATAATGTACTTTTACCAGAAGATTCCCATCCTGATAAGTAATTCATTTGTCCAATAACCCAACCACCTCCGGTGAGGATGTCAATTCCAATGGATCCAGAACGGAGCCTTTCTGTTGGAATTCCTGTGTAGTCAGAGTATTTGTAAACTGATCCGTCCCCAACACTCTTGTTGATTCGTGCTAAGACAGCATCGAGTGATTCTTTTTCTTTTGCCATTCTATAATTTTCAGTAAAATTAATTACAAAAAATGTAATAACAAAGTTAATTCTGTTAAAATAATCTAATTAAATACAAAAATATAGTCCGTGTATTTTTTCTTAACCAACTATTGCAAGCTCACTAATCATTTCCCCGGATACTAAATCTATACTACTATAGTTAGATACTAATTCTTCTACTATATAACCGTATGAGTATTTGGTATTCTGTGGACAGTTAGAAAAAACTCTATACTGCTTGTATTCTTCAAAGGAAGCCTTCATTACACGCTTAAAACGTCTCTTGGTAGAGATCAACCCTTTTTGTTTGAGTTTCTTCTTCCAGTAGGCTCCTTTGTGCTTATTGTTTTGTGTGCCATCTTTAAGGGCGGCAAATCCTGCGTTTGACATAACTACACACTCTGTTACGGAAATACTTGAACCATATTTGTCTACAACACGCTTAGCTTCTTTGTAAGCAGTTGCAGTCTTAGGATCGTTCAATTGCAATAATAAGTCTCTTCGATGTGTTTTTATACCGATTTGTCTACGCTGTTGTCTCTCTTCAGAAGAAAGGCGAACAGATATAGTATTGTAAGATGTGTCAATAAAATTCTTTCCAATTCTAATTGGCACAAGTTTGTTGTTAAATTTAGATTTCAATTTATCATTTCCAGCGATAGAAACATTACCAGATGAGTCGATACTACAAAGGCCCATGTTGATTAACATAGGCACGTACTTTTGAATAACGCTTAATGATAAATTTGTTTTTGATCTTAGGAGAGAATAACCCCCAATAGATTTATGGTTCCTAGATTTGAACGCATAATACTTATCTGATTTTCCTCGATAAGCTTTTAAAGTACAGAATACAGCAAGAAGTTTATCCCCACCAACCTGGTAGATATCGCTATAAAGCCGAGAAGGGATTCTAACTATCTTTGATTCCATACAAATAAAAAATCCCCCAAGTAAGCCTTTTGTGTTAGTACTGTGAAATACAAAAAAAACAATAGGTTAAAGCTTACGAGGAGGATTTTAAAAATGTCCTTTTATTGTTTTTTGCTATAGATTTTTCACAGTATAAGCAACAAAAATAATAACACTTCCTAAGAAATCCAAATAGTATAGTAAAATTTAGTATTTTTTAACGAAGACCATTCACACGGAGGCCCTCAAAAAAAGTTGATAGAACTCTTCCAGCTAAAGAAATTGGCATGTTTCCGTATGCCTCATTAGTCCTATATAGTTCATAAGTAATCTCTTGAATCAGTTTCAAGTTTGATTGATACTTCTCTGGTGAAACGGTATCAGTACTAATCTGATCCCAACATTCGTGAAAATAAGTTTCGTAATCCATGACTTTGGTTTTGTTGTCAAAATTACCATATTTAGTTAAATAAACCTAAAAAGTTTGGAAATATGGAATTTTATTATTTTCTTTGCAGAAATTATATCGAATGCAGGAAGAAGTTTCATCAGCCATAAAGACCTTAGTGGCTTTTACAAAAACAGACGAATGTCCACAAAATATTAAAGATGTATTTAACCCAAAATATGGAGTAACTATTTACTCAGAAGATGAATTTGAATTGGTATATGGATTGATCACAATGTATTGTGTAGCTAGAGTTTTGGATGGAACATCTACTAAACTACTTAGACCACAATTGCTCCACTTGTTGTCGATATATTTCCTGCAAGGTATCAATGATAAGGAATCTAGAAAATTGGCTCTAGATGTTTTGAACATTGAAAAAACGTCTTTAAACTCATTGAACGCTGATCTTAGAAATTTAGGATTCACAATTAAGAATCCGATGAGAACCGGAATGGATACATTAAACAGCGGGTTGTTGGAATTAAGAAACTACTATTTGGTTCACAAAGATGAGCCAATGTTTACAGTAAAATTAGTAAGTAGAAGTGGGACCAAAAAAAGAGATAGCAACGACTAATGATGTGATCAAATTAGCTGTTGAAAAATCTGGAATGACAGAAGCTCAAATACTAAGTGTATACAACTTCTTAGTTCAACAGTTAAAAAACAAATCTACAGAACCAGGTATTCATGCAATATACTGGGGAGGTTTAGGAACTTTCTACATCAGATACAAAGCATTAATAAGAAAACTTAAACAGGCCCATAAGTTCTACAACACTGAGTATCGATCAGCAATGGTAGAAAAACTGAGGAATAAGGAAGAGGATATGAGATCAATGCAAGACAACTGGCTTTACAGGCAAAGCAAAAGAATCTCAAACTTATACCTTACAACTGGATTGACAAGAGAACAAATGCAGGAAAAACAAAACGAACATTATGAAAAAGATAGATAAGGGAAAACAGATACTTTCAGCTTATATAAACGAAATTCCAGAGAATGAGGCTTGGTACCAAGAGAGGATGAAGTCTTGTTTGTCATGTGAACACAATACTGCAGTAACTGGAAACGGAGGTGTTTTTGACTACTTAAAATCAAAAACAATTGGACCAAAAGGATCATGTAAACTTTGCGGATGTCCTGTCGATCGTAAAGCTGCTGTAAAATCAAGTGTATGTGCACTTTTGGAATATGAGAACAAACCTCCAAAATGGAATTCACTTGAAACATTAACTCCGAACGATTCAGCCATTTCAGTGGAAAATTTGAACCCAGAGGTGGTAACTTTTCAACCAACCCCTGACAGCACATTTGTAGTATCTGTTGACGAAGTAAGACCGGTTGTAATGTTTAAGATCAAAATGAAGTGTAGTCACAAACTAGAGATTAAAAATCTAGAACCAAGTTGTGGTTGTTTGACTCCCACGCTAGAGATGGAAAATGACAGAACAGCTGTGATAACTTTTGTAATGTCTACAACTGGATTTAAAAAAGGTAGAAACGATCGAAAACTTATGATACATTATTATAAGGCACCAACAAAAATAAATACATTCACAATAGACTTACACACAACAATAGGATGAATAAGAGAGCGCTGCTAGATAAGGATCTGGCGAAATTTAGAGAAGAATTACCAGATTACACATTAGGACAGACACTTTTTTCAATGATGACTATACTAAGTGAAGGTAACTGGACCAAAGAAGATTTATTAACTGTATCTGATCAAGATTTATACAGAGTTTGTATAACAGCAATGATTAGAGAAAAAGCACCAGCAAACGATAATTTTTAATAACAGATGGAAGAACAACAAGAACAAATCAACAAGGTCCAACAAGAGTTGGATGAAATGCTTGCAAAGATAGGAGAGGACAAGTATAAAAATCAAGGCTACGAAAACGGAGTAGATGTTACAATTTCTGGAACAACATTTTCACAAATTGTTCAACACAATGCAAATGTACGAGTAACCTTAGAGTCATTCAGAGAGTCAGTTAATAAATTTGTAGATCGTTTAACAGAAGATGCTGACAAAGTAGCTGTTCAGATGATGCGAGAACATATTAAGCACATCGAATCTGGTCAGACAATCTCTTACGAAGAATTGGATAAATTAGACGCAAAAGCAGAAATAAATGAAAGAAATACTACAGGGAAGAGTAAGAAGTGAGCTTGAGGCGTTAGGAGTTTTTGATTTTGAATTGAAACGTCTGCAGCAGAATATTGAAACAAATTCAAAAATTCTGACAGAGTTAAAATCAAAAAACATAACTCACGACGATGCTTCAGTAAAACAATGTATTGATAATATCATTCAAGACAGTTTTAAAGTAGCTCCACTCTATCAAGATTATGTCGCCAAAATAGACATCTTAGGTGAGCACAAGATTTTAGCAACACTCATGGATGTAGATTTGGAGCTAACAGAAGAGCAAGATGCAGCATTCAAGGAAATCACTAAAAAAGATAGAATGTTCGCTGTACAAGCTGGATCAATAATCGTAGCTGATAAAGAACAATACGATCTTCACAGCCAAGGAATGGCAGAGAAACTTCGAACTCTAGACTACGAAAAATTTTACAATTCACCAAGATTTGAAAAGCCCTCCAATTAAAGAGGGCTCTTTCTGTTTTTAATATGAAAGAGACTAAACCAGAATATCTTACATCAAAGGAGCTTTTCATTAACATGAAAAATCCACCGGTATACAATCATAAAAAATCTTACTGGGAACAAACAACTGATGTAATACAATTTTATGAAGAAGAGATTCGAAAAATAACAGAGGGAGTTATGATTGGTGGATACTATATTCACCCGCTACTGTATTATAACTTGAATTTCTTCCACACACCTATCCCTACAAAGAATAATTACGGAAGGATGGAGGAGATTATTAGGGTACCACCATTGACAGACAATTTCTTGTATTTTGTTGATTCCTATCACGACTGTGAAAAAACTGATATGGGTATGTATATGTTTGGAGCCCGTGGTGTGCACAAAACAACTAACATCTCATGTGTAACTACCTGGTTAAACGTTACAAAACCAAATGGAACTACAACTATTACTGGAGGATCAGATCCCGATTTAAAGCAGATATCGAAAACAATCAAAGTTGCCCTAACAAATTTACACCCAGCTATCTATATACCAACATTAGTAAATGACTGGGACAAGCAAGTAGAATTAGGTTTGAAATTAAAAGATGGAAACACTCGCTTTACACACTCATACTTACAGATTACAAATGCTGATGCAGGTAAAGATAAGAAATCTGAGAAAGGTGCCGGAGGTAACCCAGTTGGGTACATCCTAGATGAGGGAGGTAAATGGGACCCAAGAGAGTTGTTAAGATCAGCACTACCTTCCTTTATAACACCAGATGGGGCAAAGTTGGTTCATATATTAGCCGGAACAAGTGGTAACGATACTTTATCAAAAGCATCTAAAGAAATGCTCAGTAATCCAGAAGCCTACAGATTAAAACCTATGGACTGGAATAGATTGGAAAGAAATATTCCAGAGGAAGCTATAACATGGAATGAAAGTAAGAAAGACAAGTTCTCAATCTTTGTACCTGGTCAAATGTCAACACGTTTGGATGTACCTAAAATCGAAACTAATCTGGCAAATCTTGTAGGAATAAATTCCCCAGAATTAAAAAAGATTGTTGTAAATGTAACTGATTGGGAAAAGGCTACAAAGCGTATCCTAGAAATGATCGCAGAACAGAAAGAGGAAGATGGAAAGGATAAGGTAAGAATGTACTTCCCTTTAAATATTGACGACATCTGGCTGACGTCCGGCGCCAACCCTTTCCCAGTTTCTCTGATTAACAGAAGGATTAAAGAATTACAAGATGATCAGCAATTCAAAGCAGTTGAGTTTGAAAAAGAAGGTTCGAAAACAGTCTATAAATTCTCAAATAAAAAATTAGCTGATTTAGAATACAAAGGCTCAGAAGTAGATGCTCCAATCAAGATGTACATCGATGTTCCGCAGACACCACCGGTGGAAGATATGTTTGTGTCTGGAATGGACTACTATAAATTAGAGCAAGCTGATGACGGATCACTAGGGGCCTTGTATGTTATATTAAGACGAAACCTAGCCCCCAACTCCCCATGTGAAAGAATTGCAGCATCCTATGTAGCAAGACCTTACAGGCAGAGTGAATTTGACGTAACTGCCAGAGATGTAATAAAAGCTTACAATGCAGAGTGTAATCTTGAGGCAGCCGATTTAGGATTTCAGAAATACTTAGATTTAAGAAAAGAAGCTGATAAATATTTATGTAAAGCCTTTACTTTTACAAAAACAAAAGATGGTAAGGAGCCATCGTTAAATTCAAGATACGGACTTTACCCAACAACACAAAACAATAGTTTTAGAATTAAATCAACTGTTGAGTGGACTAAGGAGGAACATGTGGTTGGACAGGATGAAGAGGGACATCAAATAATAAAATACGGAGTTGATTTTGTAGATGACATTGAACTTCTTCAAGAAATGGCATCCTACAGAAAAGGAGGCAATTATGACCGTATTGCAGCATTTTCTCACGCACTTGTTTATGCACAAAGGCTTGATGAAAAAGGAGTAGTACCTAAGAAAGAGACAATGCGTAACCAACAAGAAGCCCCCAAGAAAAAAGTTAACCAAATTAGGAATCCTTACGGAAGAAGAAGACACAATCCATTTTAACACATCCTACTAAAATAGGCAACATTTTTTGAGAATTTCTGCGTAAGAGCTAATTTTGTCTACAATGTATCAAACTGATTGGTTTAATAACGTACACAGGAGTGGTATTTTACCATCACTACACGAAAGAAAAAAAGTTAAGGAAAAAGATAAATGGAAAAAGGCCGTTTTAGACTCTTTTGAGTATATTGCTTTTGAGCAATTCAGAGAGAATATGGCCTTTTGGGACTATTACCGTATGGTAGATGGTCAGATTGCTTTCCAAGAACTTTCAGAAGTGATCCCGCACCTAAGAGGTATTCAAGACTTACTGGATGGAGTCGGAGTACCTACATTCTTAAAACACTACGATATACTTGGTGTAATTATGAATGCCTTAATAGGTAAGTACATCGACCTACAAGATAAATTCCACGTAGTAGATACAGGGGAAGTTGCAGAAAGTGAATACCTACGTTACAAGAATGAGGAAATCCAGACTTATTTGAAAAACGTAATCAAGAATGAGGTTGATATGCATATGGTTAAGAATGGCTTTACCCCAGAAGGTAAACAATTCGAATCACCAGAAGAGCAGCAAGCCTACATGCAGCAACTTGAACAATTCAAAGCTGAGTATACACCAAAGTCAACTGAGAATGATTCCAAAAAATCATTTAAAACTTTAGGTGTACAGTGGGGTGAAGCAACCATGGAACGAGACAGAGAGCAATTTGTCTTGGGCCGAATGGAGAAGGAGGAATTCAAAGATTATTTACTAACTGGTAGGTGTTTCAGAGAATATAAATTAGGATACGACAGGTATTATCCAAAAACGTGGAGTCCTAAGAACACTTTCTTCTCAAAAGAAATTGATGAACCAAGAGTTCAATACAGATCATACGTAGGTAGATTGCATTTTTACTTACCATCTGAAGTAATCAGAGAATATGGACATCATATTCCGACTGACAAGCAGAAAAAACTTTTAGGAGGATCAAATAGTTGGGACTCTTATATGGGCGGTGGAGTAATGGAAGGATCTATTAACACAGCCATAAATAATAACTTTAACAAACCAGTTCAAGTACCTTTTGATGGGTACTTTGATTACAACTTTGCATTAGGAATACAAGATGAGCTTGGGATTCCAATGGGAGAATATACCGGTGTAAACGGGGACGGGACACATTCTAAATCTGACAGGTTCTTACCTAGAATGTACGGAGATGGTGTTGGAAGATATAACTACTTTGCACGAGTTCTAAGAAATGACTATGAGCATTCTACTGAGCTTTGCCAAGTAACAGAAGTTTACTTCATCGCATACGACTATTATGGATATCTAACTTATGAAAATGAGTATGGACGTTTAGAGACAGTAGAAGTAACTGAAGACATTTTAGAAGATTTCTTAAAAGAGAATGAGATCAAGCAGACCTTCAAAGAGTCATTAGTAGATGTTGTTGAGAAGTTTGAAGCGAACACCTTACAGTGGGTACTAACTGAAAACACCTACGAAGGCGTAAAAGTACAGAGCCCTAATTTAAACGAGCCTTTATATGTATACTGCAGAAAGATGGAAAACCAGATACCTGGAGACACACCTTTCCAAAGACAATTACCTGTCGCAGGAATAATTGGACCATCGCCGGCAGCTAAAATAGCACCTTATCAAGCTCAGTACAACTTATGCCTAAACCAAATATTCTCTTTACTTGAGAAAGAGATTGGTCTGTTCTTCTTAATGGACGTACAAATGATCCCAGCAGAGTATGCAGGATATGGTGACGCAGAAGAAGCATTTATACATCTTAGAAACATAGCCAAAGAAACTGGTATCATGCCGGTAGCTACCACACAAGATGGTCAGAAGACAGCATCCACGTTTAACCAATTCAGTACGTATGATATTAGTTATACAAACCAAATTGCAAACAGGATTCAATTAGCTGATGTATATCAGAGAAAGGCTTGGGAAGTAATTGGAATTAACCAAGGAATGGTAGGACAACCTACTAAATATGAAACAGCAGAAGGAGTCAGAACAAGTCAAGATGTTTCCTTCGCTCAAGTATCAGAATTATACGAAGAATTCTCCTTCTACAAAAAAGGAGCATGGAATTTACATTTAGCAGTAGCACAACATGCGCAAAGTAACAACAAAGATATTTCTTTATTCTACACTAAAAGTGATGCAAGTATCGCATATCTCAGTCACGTTGATGAGAAACTTCCTTTAAGAAGAATAGGAGTTATACCGTCTGAGGACTCAAGAAAAAGAAAAGAGCTGGAACAATTCAAACAATATATGATGTCGAACAATACAATGGCATCAGATACTATTGAATTTGCAAAACTACTTTCTTCTGATACAATGAGAGAGGCACTTGAAATTGCAAACCTTGAAAGAAAATCTAGAGAGCAGCAAGATCAGTTAACACACCAAAGAAATCTTGAGCTTGAAGATAAGAGAGCTCAGAATATCCAAATGGTTGAAGATAGAAAAGATCAACGCGAGTTTACTTTAGCTCAAATGAATAACGAGGCTAAAATACAATCAGCTAGATTAGGAGCATTAGGAAGGGCTTCAGATAAGCAATCTGATCCACAAGGCTTCCAAGCTATTGAACAAGCAGCTAAGCAAGCTCAAGATGATGCTAGGATTGAAGGTAAGATTGAAGCAGATGCAAACAACTTCAAGCTTAAAGAAAAAATGCATGAAGATAATGTCAATATCAAATTTCAAGACTTGAATTTAAAAGCTAAAGCTCTAAATGAGAGTATCGAAAAGAGAAAGTCCGCAGAAAGAGTAGCAGCTATGAATAAAAATTAGAAAATATAATATTTTACAACTTTTTAACGAAAACGTAGGTAGGTTTTACAATCTATTTGCCAAATACAAAAACCAAATATAATTTTGCATGAGTAAACCAGAAACAGAAGTTCGTCTAATATCTTTAGAAGCTTTAGCAGGAAATGCACCTTTAACAGAAGAGAAGATTGAAACTATTGACGAGCAAATTAAAAAAGCTCAAATCCCTTTAGGAAAAGTTGAAGACAATTTAGGATTCAATTCCAAAGAGGAAGAAGAGATCGAGGAAGACAATCAACCTAAAGATGATTTAGGGATTACACCTCCAGTTATTACACCAGACAACAACAGCAATGACAATGATGAACCAGCTGTAGAGTCAGAAGAGTCAAAAAGATTCAAAGCTATTTTGAAAAACACTTTTGGAGACTTAGGAGTAATCGAACAAGAAATTGAAGGAGAGGTTGTCGAGTTTTCAATTGACGACATCGAAATGGATTCAGAAACGTTTGAATCTTTAGTCGCTCAAAAAATAGAGCAAGAGAGAGAAGCTGCACAATCTGGAAAAATTTCAGTTGAAGGTATCTCTGATATTACAAAAGCTATGATTGAGGTTGACAAAAATGGTGGAGACTTAGGTCAACTATTAAACGTCAAACAATCTTACTACGATCCACTATCACAAATTGATACAACAACGGATCAAGGGAAAATGGAAGTTGTAGCTTTAAGGTTGTCTGCTCAAGGATTATCACCAGATCAAGTTGAAATTCAATTGAGTGGCGTTAAGGCAAAAGGTATTCTGGACGAAGTAGCTGAGAAGGCGGAGACAGAGTTAAAGGCTCTAATGAACCAAGCTATTGAAAACGAAAAACAAAAGGCACAAGCCAAAGCACTTGCTTTACAAGAAGAACGAAAAAAATACAAGTCAAGTTTAAAACAGAGCTTATCTAATTTCCAATTGAAAGACACTGTTAAAAACAAAGTAGTTGAAATGGCTACTAAGATTGACGAGAAGGGAATGTATGAAATTGACAAGCTGTACGGCGAAGCAATGAAAGACCCGGATAAAGCAGCTAAACTTACACTATTCTTATTAGATGAGAAAGAGTATGAGGCTCAAATAACAGATAAAAAAATTACAGCTGAAAAAATCAACCAACTTGGAAGATTGAAACTACTTGCTAAAAAAGGATCACAAGTTGTAGAAAACAAAAGAACACCACCAGAGAAAGGCTTAATTCCTTTGGAAAATTTATAGTAATCAATAAACACATATAATGTCACAAAATATCTTTAACATTAAAGATTCAATTAACGGAGATTCTATCATTGGTTTTACATCTGCTAAAACAATGAAGAATCAAGGGTTTTTGGACTCTTCAAAAGTTGCGACTTACCTTATGGGCGACGAAGGTCCAGCTTCACATAGAAAGCATTTAGGATTAATCCAATTGTTTGAAACAACTCACAACGTATCTTTACCATTCATGAAGAACCTTTTTGTAGGTTCAGCTGTATTGGAAGTAGATCGCGGACAGACAATCACTTACGACTTACCAGTTAAACGTATGAAAGATGTTTGTATGACTGCTGAGGACACTTCAACAGAAAGAGATGCTCCAGGTATCGACGGAACTGTTTTCAAATTGATTTTGAATGAGCAGTTTACAAAAGGAGATATCTTAACTTACAACCCAACTCATGGCGAGCAAGTTATGGTATCGGCTGACCACGACGTACAAATGGTAGGAGAAAATTACCTTCACTGGGTAATCTTGATGACTACAGACAAAACGGCTTACTACCCTGCTGACAAATTGAAAGCTGGTATTAAGTACATGAAAATTGGAAATGCTATTCCAGAGTTTGGACAAAACTTCTCCGGAATCAACATGACTAAAAATCCTTCTGGATCAATCACTAATGAGTTTATCTTAGGATCTCCACGAGGTGTTGAAACATTCATGACTCGTGAAGCTGCAGGAATGAAAGCTCCAGGATTCAATGCATTTACAGATGCAATGATGGAGAATGTTAATGCACAGCTAGAAGCGATGGGTGGTGACAACAACATGTTCTACATGGGCCGCCTAAGAAATGGTCAGTTTGATGCAAGTACTGCAAAAATTGGAACTACATTAGAATACTTAGCATTAATGGAATTAGCAATGATGGAGTGTCACTCTTTATTGTTTGCTAAAGCTGCAGTTGTTCCAACAGCAAATGGAGTTCTTCGTGTAAATGAAGGTGTATGGCACCAATTGAGACGTGGTAAAATTATCAAGTATTCTAAACCAGGATCTTTGACAATTAACCATATCCACGAAGCTGCTTCGTACATCTATAAAAATTCAACTGTTCCGATTTCAGAACGATTCTTGAAATTCAAAGCTGGATATTTTGCTTGGATGAATGTAATGCAAATCTTTAGAGAAGAAGCTATCCAACAATTGAACGGTTTACCAGTAGGAATGGTAGGAAATGATTCTCAATTGCCACAACCAGTATTCAAAGGTAATTTGAATGAATTGGAAATGCAAGAAGTACGTATCAAATCTGTATTCATTCCTGGAGTAGGTAAAGTTATTGTTGAGCACGACCCTTCTTTAGATTACCAACCATTAGCAGATAGATTCAGCCAAGGAGCATACGGTCACCAAATGGCAGCTCACACATCTTACTCATTAGTAATTTGGAATGCAGGATCATCTGAGTATAGTAATGTAACAAGCAAAGTTCGTAACGCATCAGTAGTTGATGGAGGTAACAACAGAGCTAACATCTACTACGTTAAACGCACAGGTGAGCCAGCTGTAACTTACGGTTATGAGCAAGGACGTATGGCAAACGAAGGTTCTTATGAGAATATTCAATCTTCTTTGAAATACATGGGTAGAACATTCTGGGCATTGAATGAATCAGGAGCACTAGTATTAGATACAACAGCTACTGTAATGATCGAATTACAGGACCTTAAATAACACCAAAAAGTTGGTAGGAGTCAAGTACTCCTACCATACTTAAAAAAACTACTTTTTTGGGAAATGTAGACAACTTAAGTAATTTTGTCTACTAAACCAAAAGAAGTAATGGCAAAAGAAAAAGACAATGTTCTGTTCAATGTGAACAGGTTTGAAGTAAAAAAAGGATACACCTACGCAATTAAAAATAAGCTAGACTTAAATGCACCTTCCGGGTTTGTAAATGAAGGTAGTACAAAATTACCTGATGGTGTTGACGAATCTTTCCAATGTAGATGTTCTCCAGAGGGTTTATGGGATTCAGGATTTTTTGACTGGTCGCCTTGCTTTTCAACATTAGACCCAGCAGAAGCAAAAGTGAAAGCAAAAGCTAACTTTGAAAATGTTGCCAAACCATTCATGCGAGTTAAAGGTATTAAAGATAATGATACTTTAGATCCAAATAACGATGCATGGTGGAAATTACAAGACTTTAAAATCTGGCATGGACGTATTTATAATACCGACAATCCAGTAGATACTTTTGAGTTGTATATGGCTATTAACGCATACCAACTTACACCAAAAGAATTTGAAAAAGATCCTAAATTTAGTGGGTCATCCTACGTAATCGTAGACACAACAAAAGCTAAAAAACTGAAAGAAGAGAGGACTGAAACAAAATTCAGTGCCATTTCTAAATTCTCAACAGTTTTAGACGCAAATAAGAGTGCACTTATAGACATCCTATTCTACTTAGATATTAAAGTAGATAATAAGTCTTCCTCCGAAGCATTGATGACACTATTCGATGAGCACATCCTACCTAAAGAAGATAAGTTACGAATGTTCGTAGAAGCTATTTCAGACATCAGTAATGATAACGTAGAGAAATACATCATCTACAGAAAGCTAAACGGACTTTATGGAAGTACGGTAACTAGAAAGACAAACGGAACTTTCGCCTACGATGGAGTAGAGATCGGACAGGATTTGAAATCAGCAGCGGACTTTATTGCTAAAAATCCAAAACTAGAAGATATAAAGAATCAAATAATACTAAGAGAGGATGCAAATTAATGAGGTCTACATAAGTTTTGTTAATATGGTAAACAGTAATGCTACCAACAACAATTTAAGTGTAGACAAATTTAGATTTGTAACCTTATTCAACTCAACAGCTATTCGCTACGTACAGTGGATGTTAGAAAAAAGAAATGACGATTCGATAAGAAACATATCTAACTTATTAATTTTAGACAAGCAACTTCAGCCGGATGTTTTGACAGACACAATAAGCACATTTGTTCTTCCTAAAGACTACTTTGAGTTTGCAAACTTAAGTTTAGTAGCTTCAAAAGGGAATTGCACCGGCAAAAAAATCTCTACATTTGAAATTAAAAGTGAAGATGTAGAAGAACTATTAGCAGATGAAAGTAATAAGCCCTCCTTCGAATGGAGGGAAACTTTCTACCTGCTATCAGAAAACAAAGTAGCAGCCTACAAGACAGATTTCAGTATTGACAAGGCATTCTTAAGCTACTATAAATATCCAAAAAAAGTAGACATTGCAGGTTATATCAACCTAAATAACCAACCATCTTCAAATATCGATCCTGATTTTGACGACAAAGTAGTTAATAAAATACTACAGGCAATGGCAAAAGAATTCTCAGCAAACAAAGGAGACACAGCAAGCTATCAATTAAATAGCGACAGATTGTTCTCAAACATATAATCAAATAAATATACAATAAAAACAAATGGGACTAAACAAACCTTTCGATAGATATTTCTATCTTGTAAATGGAGCTGTTAAGACATCAGGAGGATCTTTATCGTTAGCAAAAGGACAGTTGGCAGCAGTTGACCTTTCTAAAACATCTCCAGCAGGAGCTAAGGTCGTATCTAGTTTTGCAGGTAAACCAAAAAAAGAAAAAGATTTTGCAATCCGCTTAGGAGTTTCAGAACGTCAAGCTAACCGTTCTTATGCAAATCACCCTAAATCTACAAAAGCATTTTCATTAAATGAAGTAGTAGGTTTAGAAGTTAGCGCACCAAAAAATACAAAACAATCTGTTGATGAGTTGGTAATTGGTTATGATGGAATCACACCTGGATCAGGATTCTCATTCAAAACAGGAGATCCTTACTTCCAAATCGCGGTTGAAGTTTCTGGAGACCCTATCTCTTACTTAGGTGGAGGTACAGAATCAGAAATCGTAGTGGTTCGTGTTGAAGTTCCAGACTGTGATCCTTTCAACACTTGTGTAGATTGTGACAACTGTTCAAATGTAGATTGTAAATCAATCACTATGGAAGCTATCGAACGCTTACGTAGAAAACAATTAACAGGTGGTACACGTTTAGACGAAGTAGTAGACATCACACCAGTATTCTCTTGTGACAATGACGTTACATCTACATTGATTCCTTATACATTCTACACATTAAGTTTGTGTGATACAGGAACAGATGCAGCATTAGCAGCAGTACAAGCAAACTACGACTACAAAGTTGTACGTACAGGACGCTCTGGATCAACATCTACTTACACAGTGATGACACCAGATACAGTAGGTGCACCAAGTTCACATGTACAAACTATCGGATCATTCATTAAAGATTGTGCAGCATGTCCAGCAGGATATACAGCTTCACCATCTGGAGTATTGTACGTAGTTACATTGGAAGACGATGGTACAGATCAATCAGCACTAGTTGATAACTTACCTGGATATGTAGCTACTACAATTGAAAAAAGTGGTAATGACTACGGAGTTGGATACTACACGTTAGTATTGGACAACAAATTAACAGATGCTGAGATCACAACTTGGATGGCAACAAATGCTATCTCTGGTACAGCTACAGTTGCTTACGCAGGAACAGTATCTTCATTATGCGAACCAGATTCACAACCAGCTGGAGTAGCATGGACAGCAGGTGAGACTTGTAACGCTACTAGTGAAACTTACGAGATCATCTTAAACGACACAATTTGTGGAGAAACACGCTTAGCTGAATTGCAAGGTGCTTACCCTAATTTGACTATCGCAGTAGCAGGATCAGCTAACTCAACAAGAACAGTAACTTTAACAGGTAGTTCAGGTACAGCGAACATTAACATTGGAGGTACAGATTACTTAGCTACATATGCTACTAGCTTAACTGTAACAGCAGCAGCTTTCGTAACGTCACATGCAGCAACAATCTTAGCTGACGAAGGTGTAACAGTAACATCAAGTGGCGCAGTAATCACATTAGTTGGACCAACAGCAGTTGTAGGTGGTACAGTAACTATTACTAACGCAACAACTAACTTAGCTGGAACAGTAAGTGCATCATCAGTGATTCCTTTCCGTCAAGCTTGTCAAACTAAATATACCACTACAGTTACAACTAACTTGGTATGTGAAGAGTGTGACCCAATTTTCAACGACTACTTCGTATCACAAGCTCCTGGAGATTTTGATATTCAAGCTTGGGTTAAAGTAGTAGACAATACAACTCAACCCAACGGTAACTGTGAGTGCGGTATCCGTATCAAAGCTAAAACATTCCACTTAGTTGGAGAAGAGGCTTTACGTGATCTAGTTGGATTTACAGAAACTTCTACTTTGATTCGTGCATCTGCAGAATACCCAGAAGAGATTCGTGAAGGTATCGGCCGATTACCAAAAGGAGCTGATGTTGGAAGATACTTCTCCCGTTTCATTCCTAGAACACACTTAGGTGGTAACATGCTAGATTTGGAAAGAGAAGGAGACTTGTACTTCAAAGGAACATCTAACAAAGATTACCTTGGAAGAGTACTTCGTGGTGAGACTTCAAATATCGAAGACCAATTGGTTCAGTATGTACAGTACACATTGAAAATTAGCAGCACTGGTCATTCACAATCATTTGCTGGAATTTCAACTGAAGACATAAACTACCAGTTCTTCGCACCAGTAGGACAACACTACGCTCTTGAAACGTTGTTAAACAACTTAGCAGGAGTAGCAGGAGTAGATCCAGTTAAAGCTTTCGGAGCTTAATAAAATAAACTCAATAGGGGAGGCTAACCACCTCCCCTTTTTCATACAACAATATTATGTCATCATACGTAAAATTATCACCAAACGATCAAAACCTACTTAGATCAGTAAGTTGTGCAGTAAATAAGTTAAACACCATCTTAACCACAAATAGTGTAATTGAGACCGGTGTATTAGCTCCGGCACTTCCTTACACTATTCCAGACAATGTATACCATTCATTTACAATTATAACAACTGGGGCTGTGGAATTAGATGGAGTATTAGTGCCAGAAGGTTCTTATAGCTACGGAGCAAATACTGGAGATTTACTTACAGGTTTTGCAATAACAACTTCTTCGTCTGGAACAGTAGTGATCACAACACAGAAAAAGTTGTAAAGATAAGCATCTATTATTCAAAAGCACATTTTTTGATATTAGAAGATAATAGAATAAATTTGTATTTAATAAATTAAGCCCCCTACTTAATGTGAGGGGCTTATCTGTAAAAAACAGAATATGTCAATTGTAAACGACCTTCTAAAAACACCTAGAGGAAAATGGAGTAGAAAATCCGTACTATTATTTGCGTCTTTTCTAACTGCAATACTATATGAATTTTCACTACCTTTCTTCGGAGTGGTAACAAAAGAGTACGTATTTATAGGACTTTTAGGCTTTGCTGCCACTTTAGCTGGAATGACGGTATACGACAAAAAGAAGCAAAACGTAAATATTCAAGAATGAAGTTAGGGGATGCAACAACAGGGTTTCTTGGATTTGAGAATGTAAATGATTTTTTCAGTTCTCTATTTGGTGTAAAAGCTTGGATAGTTAACACAGCATTAGCAATTGTAGGAACAATAGCTTCTTTTGTAAGCAATTATGTGTGGGATGATCCACAAGCAGTGTACCTTCTTTGGACACTAATGGCCGCTGATTGGGCATCAGGTATTGTTAAGTCAGCGGTAAATAAAAGATTTGTAAGCTATAAATTGTGGAGAATGCCATTATATTACATAGCTACATCACTTGTACTCGGATTATCATGGTGGATGTCTAAAAAATACGCAGTATTTTACCCGCTACCGGCTATTGCAATGTGTGGATTCTACTCAGTATATTTTGTATCCATGTTAGAAAATCTAGGAGAAATAGGATTACTACCCCGCCCAATAGTGGTTCTTCTTAAGACTAGGTTTGGATTAAAAAAATTAATAGATAAAAATAAGTAACTATGAATTTTGGAACTCAAGTAGACTTAAAGAATGGTATGATAATTTCAATAGTCACAAAATACAGTGACTTGCCTTCTGCTACCTTAGTTCCAGGACAATACTATAGAACACTTCAAGGTGAGAATGCATCTTGGAGACCTACTTGGTTAGGAGGTACGTATTACCCAGAAGGTATCTACTACTCTGATGGATCTTCATGGGACTATGTAGGAGAGTTTCCATACCAAGCTACACAATCAGAAGTTGATTCAGGAATGAACAACAGTAATTTTGTAACTCCAAAGACATTTACAGATGCATCTAAATGGAATACAAAGTTTGATGTTCCATCGGGATTACCAACTGAATACCTAGATGGCGAGGGTAATCCCCAACCATTTCCATCAACAACTATTTCAGATGGAGATTATGGAGATGTAACTGTATCTGGGGGAGGAACTATAATAGAAATTGATGACAATACAATTGATGATGTTAAGATAGTTGATGTAGACGCTAATAAAGTCACTGAGAATGCTACACACCGTTTTGTTACAGACATAGAGAAATCAACTTGGAACTCTAAACTAAGTCCAAATTCTCCTATAACTGCCAGTACAAAAACAAAAATAACATACGATTCTAATGGTCTAGTTACAGCTGGAGGAGATGCTACAACTGCAGACATAAATGATTCATTAGATAAAAGGTATGTTACAGATGCAGACCTAGTGGTACTATCAAACACATCGAATACTAACACAGGAGATGAAACACAATCTACTATAATTTCAAAGCTAGACTTACATTCTGGAACAGTAGATATAAATTTTGGAGTAAGCGGTGATTTTTTGCAGGTAACGATACCTGCTGTATGGGTAACACCTGCACACATCAATAAAATTAAATGCGAAGTTACAGATGATGGAAGTGACCACTTACCTGGAGAAGCCCTCTTAGGTGGATTATCAGCATCCGTAGTCTCAGTAAACTCAGGAATAAGTTTTGATGTAATAATAACATCTCAACATGATACTTGGGGGACATACAAACTTAAATATAATGAAATAATATAATTATGGGATTTCCAACAAAACATGGTTTGAATATTGATGAAGCATCAGTAACAGATAAACAATTACATGTAAGAACTGAAACAGATGCTGCAACAAACCCATCCAGAGTAGGATCTGTAAAAATTTTCAGTGAGAACGATCCAGGACGAATAACAGGAGAACCTTATTTAAAATCTCCAGAAGTTTCTCAAGACTTTAGGACTCGTGTGGGTATAGATACTGTTATGTTTTCTCATACTTTTAGTGCTACAACTCAAAACACAGGGGTATGGAAACATTCTTTTGGTACTATGACTATGACCCAATCAGCTGGGTTTTTGAATGTAAATGCGGCAGGTACATCTACAGTAGCTAATAACTACGCGTATCTACAAACATGGAGTTACTACCCTTTGATAGGTACAGCCCCTATATGCGTCGAATTTACAGGAAGCATAAACATGACCCCAACTGTTAATGAAGTATTTCAATGTGGACTAGGAGTAGCAACAGGAGCAGTAGAACCCGTCGATGGAGTATGGTTTGAGTTAACTTCTGCTGGATTAAAAGGGTGTATCAGGTACAATAGTGGAGTTACAGATAAAATTGATCTTATTGCAAATGCTTCTGACATAATTTTAAATTCAACGTCTAAGTATGCAATGGTAGTAGGTGAGAGAGAAATTGAGTACTGGGTAGATGATGAATTGGTAGGAGAACAAATGATACCAGCGGCACAAGGACAAGCCTTCTTAACTACAGCACTACCACTGTTTATTCAAAAATACAATAGTGGGACAATAGGTTCTTCACCAAATATGAGAGTTAAAATATCCGATGTAACTATTACACTGATGGATATTGCTACTAATAAATCTTGGGCAGGACAATTAGCTAGATCAGGATTAGGATTGCAAACTCTTGATGGAGGTACATTTACAAATGGAGCACAACAAATTCAATGGGCTAATACAACATTACCAACAGCTGCTGCTGCAACAAACACCACCGCAGCTTTAGGAGCTTTTTTAGGAGGTATTTTTCAAATGAATGCTGCAGCAACCTCAACAACTGACGTTGTAATATCAAGTTATCAAAATCCTTTAGGAAGTGTGAATCAAACACCAAGAGTAATGCATATTAGAGGAATAAAAGTGGATATTGTAAACGCAGGTGTTGCGAACTCAGCAACTGTGCCAACAACACTAGCTTTAGCCTTAGCTTGGGGGTCTACTGCAGCATCTCTTGCCACCACAGAGTCTGCATCTTTTGGAAATAACACAACTAAAATTAGAAGACCACAGCCTATTGGAGTTGTAGGATTACCAATATCTGCTGTTGTAGGACAACAAGGAACGTCCTTGCAATTTGATTTTGAAGCGCCTATTATTGTCAATCCAGGTGAGTTCGTAGGAATAATGGCTAAAATACTTTCAGGAGCAGCAACAGCATCTCAAGTATGGCAATTTGTAATATCACCTAATTTATATCATGAATAATGAAAAATTACATAACACCATTACTACTAGTAGTAACTATAGTAGTACTGCTTCTTATAGCGTTTAGAAAACCAAAACAAGTGTACAACTACTCTACCAAAAACCTCACAAAGGTTATTGAAAGAACAAAAGAAAAAGTTGACTCAGCTAGAGTGAAGACAACCTATTTAAAGAACGAGGTAACTTATTATAAAAGTGTTTTTGACACTGTAAACATAGTAAGATATCAAGACTCTGTGATCACTTATCAGGATACTCAAATAGTCTACTTAAACCAAATAGTTGAAAAACAAGATACACTTATAGACCTTCTTAAGTTTGACAATAAAAGGTTAAAAAGACAGAGGAATATCTTAATAGGTGTATCAGGAATATTAGGCACTATAGCAATATTAAAGTAATGGCTAGAAATAAATTAGCAGGTACCAAAACTGGAAAATCTAAGTCAGCTAAGTACTATCAAGACAATCCAGAAGCTAGGAAAAAGAAAAAAGAGTATGATACTAAGTATCACTCTACACCCGAAAGAAGGAAATACCGATCAGAGCTTATAGCTGAAAACAGAAAGCGTGGTACACATGGAAACCACGATGGAAAGGATTTTGATCATGCTACCGGTAAAATGGAAAAAGCTAAAACAAACAGAGGAAGAAATTCAAAAAGCAAAAAATCAACCAAAGGTGACAGAAAAGCCAGAGGATAAAATTATATAAAATGCCAAAACATCCATACGACGGCCTTATAGTAAAAGGCTCAAAAGCACCAGATGCTCCAGACTCAAGAGATAATATTAAAGTAACATTCTCAGAAGCTATCATTGAACAATACATCCCTGTTTGGAACACAATTGAAGCCCCAAAAGGTATTAAAATGCTTGCCCTAATAATGGCTCAAAAAGAAGGTTTTATTGATTTACCAGGAACTAAAAACGATTCACGATCGTACAAGTTTAATAACCCTGGAAACATTGGAAATACAGATTCTGGAGCAAACAAAGGGTTTAATACTTTAAAAGCTGGTATCGAAAAACAGATTTCTTTTTTAACGGATATTGCGAATGGAAAGAACAAAGCCTACCCACTAGGAAAGGTTTGGAAAAAAGCTTCGTATTATTCCCAAGAAATTGCAGATAATCAAAAAACATATCAGCTAGAGCCTTATTGCCCAGGCTATGAATTTATATACACCGGCCGATTAGACCAATTCATTAAGATTTACTCAACTGGAGCAAGGCAGAAAAACACTTATTTAAGTTTGATAAGATCATACTTTAAAAACATGGGGTATTATATCACTGATGCAACGACTCTTGCTGAAATCCTAAACATAAAGTAATGGCTATACCCGATAGAGTAAAATCTAAGATGTCAGCAAGTTGGTGGGCCAAAAAGGAAAAATGGTGATGGTGTTCATATTTTTTCACAAATAAAACTTCTTACTTAAATTTGTAAAATGGAACAAAGCATTCACATAGATTTCATAATAACGTCCAACCCGTACTATTTGACCGTGACGGATACTTCTAATTGGGCTTTGATTGAAAATAAACCATCTATTATTGAAATAACTTTACCTGGCTCAGCAACTCCTGAAACTAGGTATTTTGACCAGTATGCTGTCAACAATTTTAACAGCAACGACTTAAACATTACCTGTCCGACAGAGTGTGATCAAGAGAGAGTCACTCTTCCTGACGGCATTTACAAAGTCAAACTTATAGGGTCTCCTTCGAACTTCTGCAAACAGTACTACTACTTGAAAACAGACATGTTCGATATGGAGTTAGACAAACTGTACATCAAGTATGTAAACCGTAGAGACAGGAAAGCTGTTATGGATCAGATAGCAGATATTGAACTCCTAGTAAGAGGAGCCTCAGCAAATATTAAGTATGAGAATATAAATATTGCTAATGAAATGTTCTCTAAAGCAGCTGAAATAGTGGATAAACTTTTAAACTGCCCAGACTGTGTGCGGATGTAATAGTAACAATGGTTCCTCTATGAGATCAGGAGGATCATGCGGAGGATCGTTAAAAATTCTTCGTTCGTCAAAAAATAGAATTCAAACTCTTTATACTCTAGAACAAGACCCAGTAAAAAAGGAAGAATACTTACTAGTAAAAAGAGGAATCGAAGACAGTATCAACAGATCGGCTACAGAATGCCCTAAAACAGCAGACGTAGAAGCTCTAAAAATATACATACAGAATGAGTACACAAAGTATGGTCAGCAACCATAAGATAGTTAAAGAGGATTTACTTGACAAATATTTTATGGATGCATCACTATCACTACTTAAAAAAATAAGGTTTGATTTTGGATGTGTAAACAGATCAGAAATACAAGATATGATGATTCTAGATAGAGTAGCTAAAAGGTACACTTGTAAAGAGGATCAAAATCTAAGAGAACATTTAATCACCAGTGCGGTGGAATCAATAGGAGAATTAAAATGAGTTGTGGAAACAAACTAGAAACATGTGGTAAAAAAATTTTTGCCAATTGTGTAACCCATGAAGGAAATATAGCGGAACATGGAAATCTAACTTCATGTGATTGTCACTCAGTACAAGATGTCTTAGACGATCTTGTAAATATGGCAGATACAGCTTATGAACAAACACATCTTACCTTAACAGGGTGTTTGGAATTTGAAAAAGACAAAGAAGGGAAAGTATTAAATTCTGTAGCTGTTCAAACAATAGTAAACAAGATTTGTGAACTGATTGATCACACAGGTTTAGATGCTGCAGAAAATTGCCCAGAGTGTGTTGATCCATGTGACGCTACCTCATCAAACTGTTGTGAAGGTGGTGTTGTTTACGCTGGATACACCTCAGGAGAAATTTTCATAAACACATCTAATGCAACTAACTGGACTGCTATTACAACTTCTGGGTACAATCTTGAATACACAGCTACAAAAGATGGGAACTATAAAGTGACTTTAGATGTAGGATGTGCAGTTGAAGACCCAAATGGAAGAGCTTGGATTGGTATTGGAGTAAATACAGTATCACCCGAAGCTGGAAATCCTTTTTCAGAGTATCAGTTAATTCCAGATTTCAATTCAAAAACAGTCCACTTTTTCTTAAGAAACATTAAGAAAAATGATGTCTTGAAGTTGAAATTCAAGGCAACAGCAGCATCTATTTCAGTAGATGGAGTAAAAATGATAATTGAAAAATCATAATGGCAGTTTCATATAACCTCATAAGTTGTGACGATGTATTATATCCGTCAATATACCACAGGTATGAGCCAGCCCTAAGTACATATTTAGGTCAAATAATCGGATCAGAAGATTTTGATGGACAGTATTTAGTGACTAGGAATAACCAATGTATATTCCCGTACCCATATAATCTAGGAAATCTAACAGATGTTAGTGTAACTGTAAGTACTATACTGCTTAACGGAGTAGAAATATTATCAACCCCTTTAGCGTATTCGTACACATCTGCAGCATATCTAAAGTCAAATATTTTAGGTACTGTATCGTTTCCAACTGTATATCCAACTGATTATAGCTCAGGACAAAATGAAGCTACAGTGTATTTATCAGGAACAAATAATCCTATAGCGTTTTCACAACACGTACAGAACGCAATAAATGCATCTGGAATTCTAAACTTATTTGTGTATTCTGGTCATAGGACATTAGCTGACATAGACGATACAGACAGGGCCTTTTTCAATTTTATTGTACAGAAAGAAGAGGAAAGCACATTTCACATGGAATTCTCTGTCATTGAAACACCTATAACAGGTCCAGTAGTAACTAAAGAGCACATCATAACATTCAGCGATACAGTAGCAACATATACTATCGACGGAGTAACAATGGTTCCTGATTCAGGAACAGTAGTTAACGATTACGTTACTGCAGAAAAAGCTATATTCTTATACCCTTTAGGTAAAGATATCACACATATAGAAGTATTAGAAGAATGTGCTTGTGAATTATGTGACAATTGTTTTACACTAACAAACTGTGAAACAGGAGATTTGCTAACTGTAAAAACAGACCTAACAGAAGAAGTAGGTAATGTGGTCATATTAAGTGGATATGACGGATGTTGGACAGTAGCATTTTGTGATCCAGTTATTGAAGTAGTATTAACAGATAGTTTTGTAAGTTGCAAAAGTTGCTTGCCAAACTGTAACAAACCAACTTGCTAAGATGGGAAAATGTAAAGAAACAAATAAACCAACAGTAGACGAAACTCAAATCGAATGCTGTAACATATACAGATCAAATTGTGTTGTAGCATCTGAGGCAGACACTTATCTAAAATATGGAAAAGGAGAAACTCTTACAAAAATATTGAAGATAATCTCCGACGCTATAAAAGCTATTCGTCAGGATTTACTGTATGTGAGTAAGAGGCGTTTTATGACTGGATTGATTACACAAGTAAGTGGAGATGCACCAACTATATCTGGTGTAGAATCTACATTACTAAGTAACGTAACATACACCTTTTCATACACAGCAACTGGTAAATATCTTATGACCTTCAATCAAGGTATTTTAAATCCAACAACAACTTATGCAACATTAGTAACTAACGATGTTGAAGCTTACTTAACATCATGTAAAGTAATATCTACAACACAGATAGAAATAACTTGCTTAGGATATTCCGGATTATCAGACAACTTATTACTAAATTCACCCTTAATGATCAGAATATAATGTGCGGAGGAAATTGTAACAATTGCAATAAAAAATGCGGAGAAGCTCAACCTTGCGGATGCCCAATAAAATTAGATTCATTCCAATGTGTAAGGCACGATGGGGAAGACTTAAGCTGCATAGATTTTAAAAAAGGACAAACGTTAGAACAATTTGCTAAGGCTGTAAATAAATCTATATGCGATTTAGCTAATATGGCCCAAGGCCCTCAAGGAGAACAAGGAGAAAAAGGTGATAAGGGGGATAGAGGCTGCAGAGGGCCACAAGGTTTAACTGGGCCACAAGGTTTAACTGGGCCTGAAGGGCCAATAGGCGAAACAGGCCCACAGGGACCTGCAGGAACTACTGTTAATGTATTAGGAGAGGATGATATTATAGTCACACCAACTGTAGTATCTGGAGTACCTACATTCACTGTATCGAGACCAAAAGAGTTTTTTTACCAAGAAGCTGTAGAAGTTGTGAACATAGCTACAAACCCTGTACCAGCCACATGGGATTTTGGTCCAGCTACTGTATACGAAAACCTAGAGTATACTAATACAACATCTACTGCAAAAAATTACATTGTAAGAGTATCTTTTGACACATTTACAGTAGATCAAAACAACAGAGTTAGCATTGAAAATGTAGTAGACGGAGCTATTATAAAAACAGTGTCTGGAACAGATACAGTAGAGTATTGGCATAAATCAGATATTGATTTAAGTGGTTACATTTTTGACGGACCAAATTCTGGGGATATTGTAGTAAGAATATCAACACCACCAGACGTACTATTAACTGAGAATGCAATTCCGGTTGAGTTTAGATTTTCTAATGCTGTATACAATGCAAACGCGTCTTTCTTCAAACCGGTTACATTACAGCCAGGAGAGAAGGTTAGCTTAAAATTTAGAACAAAAGATGCCTTATCACCAGCTTGGGTAAGAAAGGCTCAAATAATTGTAGAAGAAAGATAATATGTGCAATAAATGTAATGATTGCAACGATTGCAATCCATGTAACCCATGTAAGTGTGAGAACAGATACCAAGGCCCTGATATCCTTCAAGTAGGAATTACGACAGGAATGACGTATGATGAAGTGTTAGAAATTCTATCCAATTACACATCAGATGTAGAATTTACAGACGGTGTTGGTATTGAGAGTGAAGGTTACAATCCTTTGACAGGAGAGTTAACTTTAAACTTTACAAATGGTACATCTTATACTACAGGAGATTTAAGAGGCCCACAGGGACCTATAGGACCAGCAGGACCTAATCAGCTACTAATACAAAATACACTAATAGTTTCAAAAAACGGTAATGACTCTACTGGCGTTAGAAATGATTGGGCAAAACCGTTTTTAACCATAACCGGAGCAAACACAGCAGCTCAACCAGGAGATCTGATAGTTATTTACCCAGGAACTTACAGTGAGAGTAATGTGGTATTGTCAGATATAGCTTACTATTTTTATAAAGGAGCTATTGTATCCTCATCAGGTACTTGTATATCTGATGTAGTTGGATTCCCAAAAAATATAATGGTATACGGAGAAGGTGATTTTATTGCAGCATATGGTAGAGCTATATTTACCAATGATCCTGACACAAACGTAATATTCAACTTTAATTATGCCCAAGGATTTGATGGTATTTTAATTGGTAATGCGAACAACATAAACATAAAGGGTAAACATGTTGTTGGAACTACTCAGTACACTGTATCAATAAGAGGTAATGCCACTGGTTACGTAGATATTGACTATTATGATGGATCTGTATCTTCTAACAAAGGGCAAACAATCTTTATCAGAAATGCATCATTAGATGCAGTAGAGAGAACATTAGTTGTTAAAGGCAAGAAGTTGACTTCAAATTGTGAAGCTTTGCAAGGAGCCATAACAACAGAAAACTGCAATACACTAAGTACTATTATAGATATAGATTCGATAGAACACACTACATCCTCAGACTCTTTCACAACAGCAGCTATCTGGCACCAATCTGGAAAATTAAAAATATCAGGAGCAATTAAATCCACAAACAACTTTGGAGTAATTTTAGGAAATGTATCTGGAGACACAATACTACAACTAGTAAATTGCCAAGTTAAATCCAGAAATTCAGCAATATCCGTTCCAACAAATACTGTAAATATATATGCAGAAATTGACAACACTTACTTAGGTAAAACAAGTGATAATACTGTTTCAACTGTTTATGTAGGCACTACAGCAGGAGTAGTTGAAATGTCAATTAACAACTCAACAATATCTAACTTATCTTCATCAAATAGTGCTCATGGAGTAGAATTGGCAGATGCTAATTCAATATTAAGGCTAAACAATGTTAAGGCAGATGTGACAGGAGCTTCTGCAGCATCTGTATACTGCCCATCTGCGAGAACTATTTTTATAGAATCAATGCTTTCAACCAATAAAGCGTTAGATGTTAATGTAACAAATGGAGTTACAGGATCAACTGTTATAGTAGATACAGACATAAAGAGAAACACTAAAACTTTTAATTAGTGGAGGATTTATTGGTTTTTACTTCACTCACATTGGCTATCTTCGGGTAGCCTTTGTTGTATAATGTATAATATTTTTTCAAACTTCAAGCTTTCACTTTATCTTTGTGAGCATGGCAATAACTGTATCACTCAGTTCATCTATTAGAGGTGAGAGTTTAGATTTTGAAATATATCAGATCACAGAACAAGAGAAATTATTCATGGAGTCTCAAGGACTATATGTGGCAATTGATTTGTCCATAAATCCTCATATAATAGAAGTTCGGCACAAAAACAAATTTGAACGACTTATTGTTAACGAGGAGGAAGTACTAGCTGTTGTAAAGAGGCTAATAGTCAGAGGGGAAGTGTATGAGGAGTACGAAACCTGTCACGAACTATTAAAAATTCAAAAAATGATATTAAATGACTAATTCAGATGTAGTCACTAGAATAGTGAATGGACTTAAAGCAACGTCAAAAGACTTACATATTAGTAAGCGATACATTTTAAATATTGCTAAAACAAAGGCTAAATATTTGATGACTCAAAAATTAGATGAAGGTACTTTGTTTAGAGAGGAAGGTATAATATCTACAATAGAATGCTTCAAAATGAAAAGTGTAGATGTAAAATCTTGCGATATATTTGAATTCAGATTATGTGAAAATTTAATGAAGTCGTGTGAAAAAATTCCAGAAGGACTTTTTGGAAAAAATGGATCCGGAATTCTAAGTGTTACAAATATAGATGGCTCCATATCTTACACTTACGTAAGTCCTAGAACATTCTCCATAAATAAGAAAAGAAAGCACTACTCAAAAAAGATAAAGTATTACTATATAAAAGATGGATACTTGTATCTACCAGATTCTAAGAACGAGATAGTAGAGATCAGAATGTTTTCCACAGACAAGTCGCAAGTAGATAGTGCTTGTGGGTGTAAGGACAATAGTTCCAACAATTGTAAATCCTACCTAGAACTTGATTTTGTTTGTTCAGATCGTCTACTAGATTCTGTCATAAGAGATACAATTCAAGAGGTAGCTTCTATATACAGAACATCTCAAGCAGATGAGAATCCAAATATGGATGAAAATCAAAAAACTCAAACAACTCAATAATGAGGTTAGCAGACAATGTATTTAACGCTGGAGGCAGAGAAGGATATAAAGAGTATAGAGAACACTACAGTCAAAGAAAAGTTGAGAGAAAAGATATAGTTGTACACAGAGATAGGTATTGTGAAGCAGTTTCTGCAATAGGTGAAGCAATATCAGAGCTAGTTGTCGATCGACCTGGAGGAGTGTTCATGAAGAAACTAGGATACTTTTTTATATGGATGATACCAAGACCACTTGTAAACACAATGCCATCAAAAAATGGTTCTGTTAAAAAGTACAACCATCACACTGGAAATAAGATGTACACACCTATCTTCATGCCGGTTAAAAATACCTGGTTATCCTTATGGACAATGGACAAGAAATTTACAAAGCCTATGAAAAAGGCTTTATCTGAAAAATTAATATCAGGAAAGAAGTATAAAACATTCTTTTATGATTTCAAAAGATATTTATCATGAGCAGATTAGACGAGTTGATTTTAGAGGTAAAATCAAAACTTAAAAAGTATGATGAAGCAGGTTTACTAGATGAAATATCTATGAGGAGAGATGCTTTAAAAGCCTTAAAAAGATTTGGCAACTCTATTGGAACGATGACAGAAGGCACCGTAGAAATTGTAGACGGAATAGGATATCTACCAGATAATTTTATTAGCCTCTACATGGCTATACTGTGTGAACCACATGCCTATACCTATACTGGGGAAATAGATGCACTTCAAACATCTTATTTTTACAAAGAAAGAGTCATAGAGTCTTCAACTTGGAATGAATGTGAATCCTGCTGCCAAAGTAAGACAGAGAATGTGATCAGAGAGAATCTGTATTTTAATGGAGGGTCAGCACAATTCGTATACAAGAACCCAACACTTCTTAAATTAGGGAGGTCTTTTGAAAAATCTAAGATGCATCTAAGGTGTAGGAATAGAGTCGTAAAAGATAATCCTAATGAGATATCAATAATAGGCAGTAAAATTCAAGCCAACTTCAATAGTGGCCACATTTATCTTCAATACTATGGCTTACCTACAGATGAGGATGGTCAACCAGACATTCCAGAAACATTCAACGGAGAGTTAGAAACATATCTAGAGTACCACCTATTAAGGAGGTGTGCAGAAGATTTACTTGCAAATAGTGATGCTATGGCAGGATTAGCATCCTTATACACAGTTTACAAACAAGAAGAGGTTTCTGCTAGAGACAATGCTTCAAATGAGTTGAAGATGTTATCACCTAGCTCCATTTATAAAGTAAAAGCTCTAAATAGATTAGAAAGCTTACAATATCAAATAATCGTACCGTGGCATTAAAAAAGGACATATCTACTGGAAGAAAAGGAATGCAGAGAGATAAGGCTGCATCTGAGTTAACCAAAGACGAATACACATTCGCCTTAAATACAGCATCAGGAGATTCTCACGAAGATGGACCAAAGGTTAACCAAACATCAAATGTCAAGTGTACTGGATTTAAACCAGGCTTTAAAGTAGTAGGTCATAAATTTGACCTAAATTCTTATAAAACATATTTTTTCCTAACTAACCCTACAACAGGATGTTCGGAGATTGGTTACATAAACATCCTAAACGGGATTACTGATCTACAAGCTGTAGAAGAATCTTGTAATTGTAACATAACAGTTATATTGGAGACGCCTTTAGAGGATCTCCCTCAAGAGGCTATATGTGAGTATTTTACAATACTAACAGATTATTGTGAGCTTACAGATACATGTACAGGGTGCCTTAACTTCTCAATTGACTATCCGATATTTGAAAAAAATGTTCAGATAAAAAAAGAAAGAACAGGTGCAGTAATGTACTTCACTGACTGGAATAACCCACAGAGATACGTTCAGCTGGATCATTTAAACATTTACAATGAAACTATTGATGAGTGTGATGATCGTGTGACAAGTACTTGCTTGCAGTGTGATAAACTTCGTATCTTCCCATTGCATAACATTCCATGTCTTAATCCAACTATAATCCAAAACGGAGGTAATTTAAGAGCAGGTATGTATGAGGTAACAGTAGCGCTTTCCAATGCAGCTGGGGATAATATTTCCAACTGCTATTCGCTTACAAATCCTATACCTGTACACGATAAGAATAATAACATCCTTGATCAGACTAACTTAAACTACCAAACAAATCAAGCTATTAAGGTAGAAGTCTCCCTATTGGATAATTCTTACGAGTACTATACAGTATATGTGATATACAGAAACGGGTTAGATTCTGCAGTCACCTATTACAAATATGGTACCTACCCTATCGACAATACAACAATCACTATAAACTCCCTTGTGGACAAACAGATGACGGATGTACAGTCTATCATCAGTAGAAAACCTTTTTATACAAAAGCAAAGGGGTTAACATCTGCCAATGGATATTTATTTCAATATGGATTAGAATCTGTCAGGACTATAAACCTACAACCAGTTGTTTCCTTGATGGGATCGGCTGTGAAGTGGAGCACCTACCAAGCAAAAGAGAACTTATATGAAAATGGAGTTTATATCTCAAACTTCCTTTCATACATGCGAGATGAAGTTGAACCACTGGCTATTAAGTTTCAAATGCAAGGAGGGCATGAACTACCGTTGTTTCCTTTTATACCAAGACCACCACTTGCATCAGAAATTGAAGTAGTAGATAATCTAAATGTTGATTCTATAAATGCAAATTCACCGGCATGTGGGTCATCTGATAGAACTCTTAGATGGCAGTTTGAAAACACAGCTTCTGTACAAGGAGATTGTGAAATACCAGCTGGCTCAGGTATAACTGTAATAACTGAGGAAAGAGAAGTAGAATCATCTTGTGTGGTAGCTAATGACGGAGTGATTACTGTTTTAGACACTGTTGCATCTGGAAGTGTAACAGTACCAGATGGTATTGGATTTATACAGTATGTAAATGAACATCAAGCTGAAATACTAGCATCGACGGATCCTGCTTGGGTAGATATTCAGACTGTCATAGATGTTCCATCAGAATACACAGAAAGTTGTGAACCTACTTTCGGTACCAACTGTGGGCCATCGGCGTTAACATCCGAGATAATGTTTGCTATTGAGGCAGAAACTATCGGAGAGAGTAAAGATTGGTATGTATTTAGTGAGTACGAAAGGATCAAAGCACCTAGTTCTTGTAATACATTCAGGTTGGATGAAACTTTTAACCCAGTTGTAGATGCAACTTTTGTTAGCAACTATATGAATCCTGGAGATATTGTTTATGAACGTGCAGTTGTACCAACAAATACAAGTTGTGCAGTAGCTTCTGACATTCAATTAATACTAAATCCTCAAATAGATAATTTCAACTTTTTACAAAACAAGGGAGAGATTGGAGGATTCACAACACTACAGACCTCTTTGACAGTAGCAATGACTGGTGCTAATTATACAAATAAGTTGCATTCAAACGCTCTTTGGTATAAAGTAGATTTCAATGGTAATGAAAGAGTTGTAGTGGAAATGAGCCCAGTGTTGTGCGTAAACTCAGATGATAACACAGGAACATCAGTTAGAATATCTGCTTTTGCAGACTGTTCTGCTACTTCTGATATCGCAGCTTATGGACGGATAGTTTCCAATGTAGCTGCACTAAATGATTCTCAAAAATTTGTAGAACTGCTTGCTACTGACTTTCCATCTGGAACTGCATACATAGCAATAGATTCTGGTATTTATTCAAGAGTTTTAGCATCAACAGACACTTCATATACATTGAAGCCACCGTGCGGGTGTTTTTCATTATACTACCAACCAAGTTTGTTTAACACACTGGTTGATTTTACAAATTTAAAATTTGGAAAGAAGCAGACATATACCGCTACATGTACATTCACTTATCCTGATCTAGGAAACTGTTCTGCAGTCCCTCATAAGTATGGCCTATTTAGTTATTGGGAATCTTTACAGAAATACCCATGCAACAGTGATTTATACGACTCATCTTGGTTGAAGATAACTCCAGACAGTGTACCAGTAGAATTTAGAGATGAGTTTGAAGATTATTACGTGCAAGGCGGAAGTGCAGCACCTGTTTTAGATGCTAATGGAAACTATGTTTTAACAGCAGAGGCAGACTTTAAAGATAGGCCAATTAGACACTACAAGTTCCCAGATAATAAGGTGATCCCTTTTATGTCTGAGAGTATGAATAACCCAGGCGACTTTAAAGCTAGTACTATTTACCCTATCGGATTCTTTCTAAGTAATGATATCATAAATGCATTCTTAGACATTGCCGTATCAAATGGTCTGTTAACTGTAGATGAGAGATTTAAAATTACTAAGTACGAAATATTCAGAGGCGATCGAAGTGTAGATAAGTCTATACTAGCAAAAGGGCTTTTGTTTGACATGTATCAATACGATGATGGAGACGGGAAACAAATACAGTATCCAAACTACCCACTAAACTCATTAGGACTTGACGAATTAAACGTTGTTGGACATCCTTATGGAAGTACTTCAAACAATCGATTCACTTTCCACTCACCTGACACTCATTTTTACAAACCTACGTTACCTAAAGAGATGTCTATTGAAGGATATCAGTTTGGAAAATCGCAGACGATATTTGACGAAGTTTGGGATTACCCTACCTATGTACTTCTTGGTAAGAAAGCATACAATGTAGCTACCACATTAGGAGCTACAGAGGCAGGTCTTGAAATATTCTTACAGATAATTGATTACACTATCAACGCTACTGCAGCTGGAACTGTGTATGGAGCCGCTGCGTCTATAATCATAGCAGTAGTGGCAGGTATTGTCATTACCGCACAAGGATTGTTTAAAGTAGGAGAGTATAGATACAGATGGTTAAAAACATTCAGCGATCTTGGTAAGCCACAGAATTTTGCGTACTATAGTGCAACTTTAGGACACTACAATAACTTCTTAGCTAACCCTGAAGCAGGTAGCACTCTCAGAGGACTAACAGTATCACAATATATAAAAGCTGGTAACTGGATTGTATCGGATGAAGTGTTGGGAGCTTCTTATAACATCAACAACATTGACAGAGAAGATTCAGTGTACTTGACAAGTGGGACAGGATTTAACGTACAGTATCCAGCGTCTTACTACAACTACGATATAGGAGGAAATTCCAGCAGGATGCGTTATGATGGTGTAGGTAGAAGTGCCGCTTTTACAAGACATGCCGCATCCCCTTACGTAGCTTTAAAACAATATTTGCCAGAACAATACGGATCAATAAATTCTATTGAATGGGTATTTACAAACTACTGCGGAGTGCTAAGTGAAGACAATACATGTAACGCTATTTTTGGAGGGGACACTTTCATTTCAAGGTTTGCTCTAAAAAGAAAGTTACCATTCTTTACAACACCTGCTTTTGGATTAGCACCTTTAACTCCGTACAAGCACTCAGATTATTTCAACATAAATCCTGAGTATACAGATTCTAGGTATTACTTAGATTATGAAATCAATGACGATGAATTTAATGTTTCATCTTTTGTTTTCCCAGACAATAAGTCAAAGTATAATCTAGACTACTTAGGATCAGATTCTGGGTTTTATGTAAAACCTCCAGCTAAGTTTTATGTGTACTCTTATGGTATTCCATACTTCTTAGTCGAAAGCCCTATAAATGTAAACTTTAGGTATGCAAAGCGAGAAGCATTTGAAAACTTCTACCCAAACATATCTGACATCATAGAGTTCACACAGGAATCCAATATAAGTATAAAACAACCAAACACTTATTTCTACAATTTTGTGTACTCGTTCGGGCATTCAAAATATCCGTATGCAACACTCCCTAACAGCTTTGATACAACTTTGTGGGAAGGACTTAACAACTTAGAAAACGCTGTAATTTACTCAAGACAAGATAACTCCGAGTCAAATCTAACAGATCCTTGGTTGGTGTACAAACCATTAGATTTTTATAACTTTCCAAGTGACTATGGTAAGTTAACATTGTTAGACAGCATTGAGTCGGAGCAAGTTCTAGGAATCTTTGAAAACGGATTTACTGTATTTGGAGCTATTGATCAACTAAAAGATAGAGTAGCACCAGAGCAAAGTGCACTAGGTACTGGAGCTATTTTTACAGGAAGAAACATAAACTTCAACAAGACAGAGCTAGGGTATGCAGGATCACAACACACTGCAAAAATCAGCTGTGAATTTGGACACTTCTGGGCAGATGCTAAAAGAGGTAAAATCTTTCATTTAGGACCAAATGCTGCAAGCTTAAAAGACATTACACCAGGACTCGAAAAGTGGTTTAAGGAGCACTTACCGTTCAAAATACTAAAATACTTCCCTGACATAAATGTGGACAACCCGTATAAATGGTTCGGTATCTCAATGGGCTGGGATAATACAAACAAAGTATTGTTCTTAACTAAGAAGGATTATAAGCCAAATGGAAACGTGTGTTATTCTAACGGAGCCTTCTATTCAACTACTGGATACGAAACTCAGATAGCAGCGTACATATCAAATGGGTATACTTACTCCGGAATAATAGATTGCAAGCTACAGTTTGTAAAAGGAAATGAGACGTTAAGAATAGATTTAGATCAAGTTGAAATAACAGATGCTGAATTTTTTACAGACTGTTCCTTCACAGTAGCGTACGATCCTCAAGAAGAAGGTTGGATTTCTTACTACTCTTTCAAACCAAGTTACTATTTATCGTACCCGGATTACTTTCAAACAGGAGTAAACTATTCAGAAGATGATACAGAATTCGGACTTTGGTCCCACTTCCCGTTCATAAGTTCTTACCAAGTTTTCTACGGAAAAAGATACCCATGGATTCTAGAAGTTGTTCAACCAAGCAGTTTAACGGATTCTGTATTACATACGATAGAATACTTCATGGAAGTTAAAAAGTTCTATAATCGTTATGATTTTGCAGACATTGTTGGAATTGGATTTAATAAAGCTTATATTTACAACAATTATCAGAACTCTGGAAGAATAGATTTGATACCGCATGAACAAAATAATGCATATCAGATGATGCAGTACCCAAAACACAATATAGACAGTGTAGAAGTTTTGCAATCAGAAGTGAATGGAAAATACGCTTTCAACTACTTCTACAACATTGTTCGCAAAGAAAAATCTGGACTACCTTTATGGAAGTACGACTGTCCACAAGTGTTAAAGGAACTTGATAATGACTTACTAGACTACCGAAACAACTATAAGGATAGATTACGTGGTGATTACTTCCTTACAAGATTTGTACAAGACAAGGAAAGTAGGTACAGAATGGCATTCAGATTAGGAATAGATACAAGAGACTTTTATCAATAATGAGAGCTAAAGATTTACAACCAACAACAGATATCCCCCTTTCTAAACCGAAGGGGGTTTCCGATACTCAATGGAACATTGCAAAATCTGTCTATATAGCAGCAGCTAAAGCGGGAGATAAATTCCCAGAATTAACCGTAGCACAAGCAGCCTTGGAAACAGGCTGGTTCAAACATGTGCCAGCAACTTATAACTACTTTGGACAAAAGGCTGGGAAAAATGAGGCTGGTAATGTAGCAACTACAAAGGAAGCTTCAAACAACTCTTACTACACAACAAAATCTAAGTTCAAGTCTTACAACAACTTAGATACAGCATTACAAGACAGAGTTAAAAAATGGGGATCAAAATACCAAAATGCAAGTAATGTATCAGAAGCATTGTACAGCATCTGGCAGTATAATCCGGAAAAAGGGAGAGGTCAAGGCTATGCAACAGCTCCTGACTACGATAAAAAAATTGGTTCTGTTTTAAGTATGATGGGGTCTAGTTTTTCAGCTAAGCCGTCAAACTACACTCCAAGTCAAGATACTGTTGAGGATGTAGAAAATCCCAACGAAGATTTCATAGCAAAATTTTCGATAGAGTCTGGAGATTTTAACCCTACATACACAAACTTCACATACGATATAGAAAAAGAAGCTATCAAAGAAAGCAAAGGAGAAACATCACAAGCAAGGTCTGAAATAGAGGAAGTAAAAACAGCTAAGCAACAATACTTGGAACAGTATGCACTAGCTATGTCAACACCTGTTGTAGCTAAACCTCAAGAGGATGTTCAAACAATGTCTGATGAAGAAGCTTACAGTTCATACATGACAGAGATACCTGTTCAAAATGAGTTGCCACAACTTGATAGTCTTTTCACTACTGGTCAACAATAATTCTGAGCAGTAGTAGTAGATATTTTTACAAAAAATTACAAAACACTAATTTTACAAAAATTTAAGATATGCCAGATCCTAGAATAGTTCAAGTAATGGGAACTTTATACAGAGATACTGTAACTGGACAAATAGGTACTAAAGAAGTTTTACAAAGAGCTGTATATAAAGAATCCCAAGAGAAGAAACGAGTAAATGATGCTTTACGACCTTTGGGAGAGTATCTAAATCAAGGTTTTGGAGTGCCTAGAAATTCTAACATTCAAAATCCAGCAGCAACAGGTAGAGGCAGAGTACCAACTTATAGTCAGCAACAACCATTAAGCCAAACATTAGCTTTCAAGGAACCTACTGGATTACAACCAGATTTTCAGGACTACATACCTAACTACCCTCAACTACAGTTTCAACAACCTAGTATTGACCCAAACAGCGAGTTTCTTGTAAATCAAGAAATTCCTATGGGACCATCTACACAACAGCCTCAAGATTTTACTCAAGGATTGCCTACGCAGCAAAACCAGCAAGAGCTATCTGTAACATCATCTCTAGGAAGGTTACCTAACTCCTACGAAGAGATTGATGCTATGTACAAAAGTGGACAGATTTCTAGAGATCAAGCTAACCAACTAGAGTTACAAGTAACAAATGGACCAGCCGGAACAGAAGATGGTTCCATACAAGACGGTAACACTTTAGATCAAAGTGGACAACAAAACCAACAAGGAAATATTTGGGGAAACCTTCCTCCAATAAACTTTGCAGGTAGTGACTTGAGTTCTGAACTTTATATGCTAGGAAACGCTATAGGATCACAACCAGGTACAAGAGGTAGAGGAGCAACCATGGTAGCAGCAGGAGGAGCAGCTCTATTTGATATCGCAAGAAATGTAGCAGCAGGAATTGGGTATCAAAAGAGAAATCAGTATGTAAATGATTACTACAATAAACAACAAAGAAAACGCCAGTATAATCCGGTATCTCAAACATCCAATGACAACTCCTCAGGAGAAATTCCAACACATCAATATGGAGGAACATTCCAACAAGGTCAAGATGGGCCTGTAATAAGTTCTAGAGGTATGTGGGATGGGAAAGGTGACTACAGGATACCGTCAAATAACATTACAATGGAAGGTGTAGACTTTCCTGTAATGGCTACACCTAATGTAGGTGATCCAATTATGATGCAGCCGGGACAGAACTATACTTTTCCAGGAGCATCTTATGTAGATGAAACACCAGCCTATCAAGATGGTGGCACTGCGAATGCAAAATACGAAGAGCAACTTAAAGCTTACAAGGAAAATTTAAAAGGATTTAATTCTCCATACAACACTAGGCAACTTGTAGATAAAAATTCAAACCCAGACTTGTATGGACCAAATCCCAATGGGTTATTACCAAAAGCTGTGTATCAATCAAGTGTATCACCAAGTGCGTATTTCTTTGAATTCAATGAGCCGACAGCAACAACTAGTCAATCACAAACTCCACAACCAACTACACCTAAAGTTGGAAGGTATTTAGACGCCAACACTGGTAGACCATTACCAATAGAAGAGTATGGATCACCGGGACAAGAAGATAGACAATTAATGCAATACCTAGACCAAGTAGCTCTAAAAAATAAGATGTTACAACAAAGGGGACGAGTATCAGCATCCTTCCAAGATGGTGGAACTCAACAAGTACAACCTCTTACAAAGGAACAGATAAACGAGCAAGCATTACAGCTGTTGATCCAAAATCCAATGACTGATAAAAAGGGAGAACCTTTAAGCTTAGATAAACTACGACCTATAAAAGGGCATGGGTATCCAAGAATGGTTGGGGAGAGTATCACTATACCTGGAGTAGGTACTTATGGGAAAGACCAATACACAGTAATGGAGACACCAGAAGGGTACCAAGGACCAACACCATACCTAATTAATGGTAAGCCTGTATTTGTTGATGAAAAGTTCAACAAAGAATTTTTCCAAATGTATGTTGATCCTAAATTAGGGGCTGACGAATATTTTCCAATCTACAGCACAAGAGCTTATGAGAAGAAATTCCAAGATGGTGGAACTTTTAACGGCAAGAAGATTGGAGACGAGGTTGAATTCGAATACGACGGAGAAATTGTCAAAGGAGTTATAAGAAAAATTGAAAACGGAAAACTTTATATCTAATGCAAGAGTTTGATATCAATAAAATAAAAATGGTAGACAGGAAGAAAGAAAATCCTGAAGTGCCAATTGAAAAACTTTTAACTGGAGAATATATTCAAGGGCTAAAAGAGAATTCTGGAATTGTACCTAATGCTGAATTAGAAGGTGACGAGTATTTACAGTTTCCAGAAGGAGATATTCAAAAAGTAGTTGGAAACTCTCATGAGAAAGGCGGGGCTGATATGGCTATTCCTGACGGTACCAAAATAATTTCGAAGACCTTAACTTTAAAAGCTGATCAAGCAAAAAGGCTTAAAAAGATTTTCGATATTGACGTAACTACTAAAACATCTTACGCGCAAGCTATTGACAAATACTCTGCAAAGATTGGGCTTAAAAAGCTCAATGAGGAACAAGAGGATTTATTCAACAAAATGAAAAGTATGTTGGATAAGAAAATACCAGAAGAAACTCTAAGAGTTAATAAAGAGTATTTATCCAAGAAAATATTTGACATAGAGCAGAAAAAGAAAGAGAAGGAGGCCATGAGAGCTGAGTTTTTCGATCGAGTTTTTGACATGCAGGAAACAGCCAAACCTAAAGGCGACAGTAATCCTAACTATAAAAACGGTGGGGTGTCTATGGAAGGGTTTAAAAAAGTTGCTGCGAAATATGGACTATCAGAAGAAGATGCAATGGCGCTTGTAAATACAGGATCAATGCCAAGGTATCAAGATGGGGGGACAAAATACAATCTATCAAAAAGAGAAAATGTATTCTCTGATGAAGAGGTATTCAAAAGAGAACATCAAAGGGCTAACGAAAAAAATTATGGTGTAGAAAAAAGTAACGAAGAAATTATTCTAAACCTATACAGGAACTTCCCAGACATTATTGCCGACGACCAAGTATTTGGTTCCTATGTTGATGTAGAGGCATTAAAACAGGGTGAAGTAAAATGGAAAAAGAAACTACCTTTTAATGAAAAGATTAAAGAGGTATACAACTTCCAACAAAGAGCTGACAAACGTATGAGATCAATCTCAGACGACATCACTAAAAATCCAGGTAAGTTCTCTGAGGAAGCTATCCAATGGGCTAATGACTACAAAAAGAAAGAAACATTCTCTGGAGACAATTTAGGTAAAGGTGCTTCAATGGAAGATAAGGTAAGAGCTTACGACTCCAAGATGGGTAACTTTACATCAGGACGTTTTGCTGCAGCCTTAGATGTAGTAACTCCAGAAGAGATGGACATGCTTGGTAAAAAAGGTATCTTCACCTTAAATCAGATTGATGACGAGACACTAGCTACATTAGATCCAACTACTCAGGAGAGAATTGCAGATGTTAGAAAATTTAAAGGGCAAGATTCAGATTATGCTTTAAATACATACAACTTAAATGGAAAGCCAGCTCCTCAAAAAGCGCCTCCAGTAGAAGAGCCAAACCAAGATTTCACTGATTACGCTGCTGACTATAAGGCTAGTCCAAAAGGTCCACGTATGTTCTACATGCCAGACCAAAGCTCTTTACCACCATCAGCACTAGAAGCTCAGTTAAAGGTTGAAAATAGGTTTGGAAGAATAGACCCTATTAAAATAGGTATTGATCAAAATATTCAGCAGATAGCAGATTCTAGGCAGTTTGTTCAGAGTCAACTAGAAGGCTTACCGGATTCTCAAAGAGCCGCAGCATTAGCTGGATTATTGGCAACATCACAAACAGCTACAAATCAAGCAGCTACTCAAACCAATGTAATAAATGCTCAAAATCAATCTCAAGCTGAGCTATTTAATATTGGTCAGGCAGATAGAGAAAACATAGCTGCAGGTCAGAATGCATTGAACTATGAGCAAAGAGCTTTAAGAGGAAGAGCATTGGCAGAAGAAGAATTACGCAACTGGTTTGACAGAAACCAAACAGTAGCTTTAAATAACTTCAAAAACCAACAGCAGTTAAATTTACTCAACTCAATGTTTCCAGACTATCAACTCAATTTCATGGGTACCGGTGTAGACTATACCCCTAGTTATAACTACCAATTGAATACGCAAAGAGGGACTGAGGATAGAGTAGACTACTTAGCAGCAATGAGAGCTTTAAACACAACACCATGACAATACTAAAAAAGTACAAACTAATGAGAGAGTACCCAGGTTCACCAGAGTTAGGCACACTAGCCTTAGAGTTGAAAGCCACAGGTGGAACAACTATAGGGTATATAATGGCGAAAAACATTAAAGACCCTGATTTCAAAAAGTTGAAACCAGAAGACATCGAAAATTATCCAGAGTATTGGCGAAAAGTAAATTAGCTCCACATTAAGTGGAGCTTTTCTAATATTATACGCAATTTATTTTGGTCAATTAAAATATTTTCACTAATTTTACAGTTCATTATCAGAATATGAATTCATACGGAATACTACATAACTATAATCAGGTACCTCTTTACACTCCTGACTTCAGTCTAATATCCAATGTATTACAGTACAAGCAAGGAAACCTAGACACAAACAGGCAGCGTCTCCAATCTGTTATAGATAATTTTGAAGAGCTTGATGTCTACAAAGATGTAGATAGAGACTACTTAGAAAACAGAATTGATCTTATTACACAGGTTACCAATAAATATGCAAATGCAGACCTGTCTGATCCGGGCCTTTTAAATGTAGTTCAAAGAAACTTAAACCAAATTGTAGATGACAACGTGAAGAACGCTGTTATGTCTACAAGAGTATTTAGGACTGAGCAAAAAGAGTGGGACGAAAAGAGAACCAAAGAGCCAGAAAAATATTCTGAGATAAATCATGCGTACTCAATGCAGGCATCTGAAGGTTGGAGAAATTCTCAAGAAGTTGGTGCTAGGTACAAAGGCGGTGGTGGGTTCAAAGAGTACATCAACGTTGAAAAACTTGTATCTGACAAATTACCCCAAATTGCTGATAAAATGCAATGGACTTATCAAGTAGATGGTGAGGGTAATGGAGTATTCAGAACAAAAGATACCTACGAGACAATACCAAGAGCGAAAGTTGAAGCGGCCTTAGAAGGAATGTTAGATCAGAAAGCTAGAGAGCAACTTAAAATAAATGCTTGGGGATTGTACAGCCAAGCACCAGATGAAGCGGTAAGAGAAACATACAACTCTACTATTGATCAAAAAGTGTCTCAAAGACAAGAAGCTGTAAATAAATACAAATCTCTTCGTGCAGCTACCACAGATGCATCTAAAAAGGCTGAGTATGATCAGTTGATCAAAGGTTTTGAGGCTGAAATGGGAATGTTAAAATCAAGCTCTTACGATAATATTGGTAAAGAGGCAGCCTATACGACGCTTTACACCAACAGATTCAAAGAAAATTACTTAAATGCATACTCTTATGAATCACGTTTTGTAAAAAGTGAGGTAAATGATTTGGACACTGCAACAAGAAACTATGAACTTGCAGTACATAATAGCACAAGAGCAGATAAGCAATTAGCACTTAACGAGAAAAAATACGAGCTAGACTTGGCAAAAGCTCAAGCTAAAAGTAGAGGTGCAAAACTAGGGCCTAACGGAGAAATTCTTCCGGCAGATGAAACTCCAGATAGGAAGAAGACTGAGGCTACTGTATATGGAGATAAACCAGTAGAAGGTGCCTCGGCAATGATTGCTAGGAAACAGGAAGAGTCTATTAAAGGAATGGCAAACGTATTGTCAGGACAAGGTATTACAGAGAACGATCTTTCTGATCCAGGCTTAGTAGCTGAACTTAAAAAAGGATCGGCTGGCAGAGATAAGGTAAAAGTTAAACTTTCAAATGGACGTGAAGTCACTTTAGACTTTACAAACAAGTATGTCTCAAAAGCTGTTGATGAGTTTAATACAAATGTACTTAGAGATAGCGGCGCAAAGAAAGCCTATTATAAAACCATAGATAATTTGGTTCAGAAATCACAATTCAAACTAGGTACAGTTTTATCTAAAGGTGGTGATATCGACCCAAACTCTCTTCCTAACTATCAGGAAAAATTAGTAGTCGATGGAAAAGGAGGATTCAAAGTAGAAAAAGTAAATAAAGCCGCTGGAAACTACTATGCAAACTTAACGAGAGCTTCTAAAGAGAGGAAGTTAACTGAGTCTGAAAAAGCTACTTTAGATTGGTATTCGCACAGACATCTTCTAGCAGATCCAGAGATTAGTAAGTCCGACAGACAACTTATTTACTCAAAAATTGACAAAGACTTTAGACAGAAGACTTCCTCTGGAAGAGACATGATGTCTTCTAATTGGTATGAGGAATATAAGATCACCGCACAAGACAGCGAAGCAGGTACTACACAAGTACCTGTATCTCAAATGACCCCCGACAATTTAAGTTTCTTATTCAATAAAGGACTAGACTTACAAGGGAGAGGTTTAACAGACCAGTTACCAGATGGCTTGGGAGATTTAGTGTCTCTGGCTTCTGAAGCTAAGTCTGGAAATAAAGAGGCAGATAAGAAACTACAATGGGCTATAAAAAATTACAATAGAAAAGTTGGTGTAAGAACACAAAGAGAGCGAATACCTTTCACAGGGTATGAAGATCCAATAGCTTCCTCAGATTATTACTTATCAGACTTCAACAGAGCAGATTTAGAGTGGAGTGACAGTGCCATGAATTGGGATAAAACCTTTAATACAGGGTTGCAAGCTGACATCAGTACGAGTATTGATAAAGTAAAATTAAGTATAGATAAGGAATATGAAGCTCTTAACTTAAATCCATCTAAAGTAACTCACGTATTTTCAGAGGAAAAAACGCCAGAAATGCTGAGTGCACTAAAAAGACAATTAGGAATATCTGATGATAAGATAGGAGTTATAGATTTGATACCAGTACTAGATCCAGCTACCGGAGCTCCAAAAGGTACATATTTAGCTTCGTATAAAAAGAAGGACAGCAAGACTGGATACTTTGTTTCGAAACCGTTAGGAAGTCTAACAGAGGAACAACTTAAAGAGTCAGGAGTCAATATGGGAAGTGGTAAACGATCAGATTACAATGCTATCTACGGCGACTATGCCCCAACTGTTGACCTTGGAGATGCAAGTGTTAAGGCGCTTAGAGACTCAGATGCTGCTAACGGAGCTGGCAGGTTTAGAAGACTCAGAGAAACGTCTCAAACCGTATTCGGAACAGACTTACCTTTCATGGTTAAGAATGATGTAATAAACTACGCAGCAAATATAAGCCCAGATTTAGCAAGAACCGTAGATTCTTTGTACAATGGAGCTGAGAAAGGTGCTTACACTTTCAAATTAGAATCAGATGGTACACAGTGGAACCACTCGATATTTATGGACGGTAACAGAGTGTTCAGCACACCTTTAAACACACAAGAACTGTCTGATGAAGAGGTTGAAGAAATGAAAATGAATTCACAGTTGTACAATCAGAGAACATTCTCCGAATTTGTAGCTGAAGAGATAGAAGTGTTTGTTAACACACAATCATTAAAAACATACGAATAATGTCATTAGAAAGTTTTGATTCAATTCTTGCCAGAGTATCTGGACAGGAAGTGAAAAACCCTAACGCAAATCCTTTAGATTCTTTTAAAGGCCCAATTAAGTTTTCAACTACGAAAAATGAGTTGAAACCGGTTGAGTATGATGTACCAACTAGTGCTATATACGATAGGCTATCTGATGGAACTTATGTTGCAAAATTCGAAAACTACTTAGGAGCTGTAGGCAATGAAGATCGATTAGCTAAGCAACAATCAGCTTTAGATCAGTGGACTAATGGTCTGTTAAAAAACGCTAGAAAAACTGGAAACTACGTACTTGATGCAACAGTAGGAACTGTATATGGTGCAATCAATGCAATTAAAGAAGGATCATGGGAGGGTTACTGGAACAATGACTTCTCAAATAAGTTAGATGATTGGAATAAACAATTAGACTACAAGCTTCCAAACTACTATTCAGATGAACAGAAGTCTAAAGGGTTTTTATCATCTTTAGGTACAGCTAACTTTTGGGCCAATGACGCTGCAGGAGCTCTAGCTTTCGTTGGAGGTGCATTACTTCCAGAGATAGGTTTAGGATTTTTAACTGGTGGAGCAACATTTGCAGGATCAGCAGCTAAATTAAGCTTTAAAGCTGGTGCCAAGTCTTTTTTAAAAACAGCTGCAAAAGAAGGAGCAGAGGAGATTCTTGACCCTACTAATTACATGTCAAAAGGTAAAACTTTCTTTGGAGCACCTAAGACAGTTGTAAGTACAGGTAAAATTTTAGACAAAGCAAAAGATTTAGAAAAATTCGAAGGAAGTGTTGATTTAATAAAATCACTGAATAAAGCTCGTTATTTAACTACTGCAGGCTCTGCTGTTGACACCGGATTATTCTTAGCAAGAACATCCGGATTTGAAGCTGGAATGGAAGCTAGGCATAACTTTAAAGACGCTGTATCAACATATTTAGAATCGTTCGAGGAAAAGAATGGTAGGCAGCCAACTGATGAGGAATACTCTAAGTTCTTACAAGAAGCTACTGGAGCTGCAAATGGAGTGTTTGCTGCTAATATGGCAATCCTCTCTGTATCCAATGCAGCTATGTTTGGAAAGGCTTTTAATGTTAAAAATCCTTTTGCAAGTTCAATGCAAAACATTACAAAGTCTACCACAAACAGGTTGAATAAAGTAATTGGGCTAGGATTAGAGTCAGGAGACGAGATAGGAACATTGGCTGTAAAAGAAGCATCAAGAGCTCAAAGATTTACTGGAAACATTTACAAGACTTTAGGCAAGGCTTCAGTAGAGGGTATCTATGAAGAAGGTATGCAAGGTGTAGCAGGAAAGACTATGCAGAATTACCTTAATGCAAAATACGATCCAAACAATGACTCCTCACTATCACTCTTTTCAAGCTTTACTCAAGCGTTGTCCGAACAATATGGAACCAAAGAGGGCTGGAAGGAAATGGGTATTGGTATGTTAATTGGTTGGGGAGTTGGATCCGTTCAGGAGAGAGGTTTAGGGTTTATTGGTAAAAACTCTAGAAAAGCAGCCCAAGCTTCTTTGCAATCTAAAGTGGAGGAAGTCAACAGAGGAGTTAATACACTTCGAAACATGAATAGAGCCTCTTCTGTCAGAGCGTTTAGAAATCAGATAGAACAAGGTATTGAAAATGGATCTGACACTTCTATTAATGATTCGATGATGGATGTCGAGTTCATCAAAAGCCAATCTCATCTAAAAACAAGTGGACAAATTAAGGAAGATTATAATGCTATTATAGATCACATGCAGCTTGATGCTGCAGCTCTGGATTTATTAGGGGATAATGTTAACGCATATAAATCAAATCTAAAAGAACAGTTCTCTAGAAATTTAGAAAACTACCAAAAAGCTAAGGCAACTGTAGAGGCTTTAAATGTAGGAAGAAATCTAAAAATGCCTATTGGTAATACTATTGAAGTTGAAGACGCTTTAATAACGAGTTTACACACTGGTCAAAGTGCTTTAAGCAATGCTAGAAAATTGGCATCAGAGATTGAAACCATGGTAGGATCTACAGGACTTTTCGATCACATGGAGTTTGTCAACTCTCTAAAAGCAAGTCAAAAAACATTACTAAGTGATTTAAAGAATAAGGAAAAAAGATTAAACGATCTAAGAGAGCGAGCTGTATCTTATGGTATGCAAGCATCTCAAGTGCAGGTAGAAGGTAAGCGAAACTTAAAACCAGAGACCGCAAGACGCCGCCAGCAAATGACAGCAGAGAAACTAGTATTGGTTCAACAACAAATTACTCAACTAGAAAAAGAGAAAGAACAAATTGAACAAACACTAGGAGCCGATTATAAAACAAGCACTGTAAATCCAACAGAAAGTATCTTCCAAACAACTCCTGATGTAATGGGAGCTATCTCTGAAATAGATAAGTTAGAAGATTACGTAGCAGCACTTAGAAGAAATGGAAGAAGTTTTGATGCAGACTCCATTGAGGACATGGTAGAAAGATTTAAAAAGTATTCTGACTTCCACCGAGAAACTTCTAACCTAGTAAGAGACATAGCGAGTACAGACTTCTTCTCAACTAAAAAAGGTAAGGGACTCTTGAATATGATTATTGGGACTCCTTATGAAATGACATCTGAACTTAGAAAAGCTATTAAGGAGAACAACAAGTTTATGGACATAGCCTTGAAAGTTCCAGGTATACGAGGACAAGAAGCTATTGATTTGGAGATTGAATCTAAATTAAAAAATTCTGACCAACTTTCTGAAAGGGAGAAGCATAAAATTGACACTTTGTTGAGAATGCTTTTAAATGTTGAGCAGTTAAACAAAGAAGTAAAAGAAGCAACTGAAACAGTAATCGAACTTAACTCTCAAGTGGAACAGTCAAATGATCCTTTGGAAGGAGATACTGTTCGTTTAAAAGAGTCTTTAAATATAAAGGCAGAAGATTTAGATAATGTTGAAGCTATTGATAAGGCTATTGCATCGATATTAAACCAAGTAGAATATTTAAGAGGAGATGTTGCTACCTCAAGAAAAGTGACATCTATCAATGAAAAGATAAAAGAACTCAAAGCGAAGAAAAATGCCATTGAAGAAAAGCAAAAACAAGAGCAAGAAGGCCGTGAACCAGGCGATTCAGTACAACCTCAGGGAATTGTCGAAAGACAACAAGAAGAAGGGGAAGGAAAGGGGATCGAACGGGAAACCACGCAGCAAAAAGCAGATGATAGCAATAGCGATCAGTCAAGCCAAGAAATAGACGATAGGATTGCAGAGTTAGAAAAAGAACTAACTACCGCAGTTGAAAACCTTAAAATTATAGATTCCCCAGAGTATGTTCGATTAAACGAACTATTGATCAAAGATGAGGAAGAAGGTTTATCAGAAGCTGAACAAGCAGAGAAAGACACTCTTGAGGATGAAATTGATCAATGGCTTTTTGTAACAGGGACAGTAGCAGAAGGATTAAGACTAAGTGACTTGCTTAGACAGAAAGCTATGCTAGAATCTATCGATGTAGAAGAAGTACAAGTTGTAGCTAATCAAACCAGTCAAGAGATTATTGAGGGTGTTGATTTTGGAGATAAAGTTGGTAGAGTACATTATGACAAAGCGCAGATTTATGATTCAGTAACTGTTGCTAGGAATAAAAAGGGGCTTATCGAGATTTCAGGAATTTCACCAGAAGATTTCATTGATGAGTTAGGTATGGATATCCCCTTTGAAGTTCAAGAAGAAACAAACAATATACTTCTTAATGATAAGGAAGACCCTACATTGCTAACAAGAATTAATAATGCCACTAACTTATCAATACTTCCTACCAATAAAAATTTAACGACTAATTATAGTTTCATAGAAAAACATACTGAGACAACTTCTGAACCGTTAAAAAGTCCTTTTGCTCAAGATTTCGCTGAGCACATGGATGTTAATGCAGCATACAACACTCAAGAAAAAGAGAAACTGTCTTTAGAAGTAGACCCTAACGATCCTTATAATAAAAGGATTTTAGCAGAAACACCACAAGACCTAGTGATTGAAAGGCTTCAAAAAGAAGGAGTAATCCGGTTAAGAAATAAAGAAGGAGCTTTCTGTGGAGTTTTGAAACAAAAAAGAAAGGCAGGTGGCCGAACTAAAGAAGATGAGAAGTTCACTACACTAAGAGATCAAGTTTTTGGAGATCCAAGTACACTTGACGACATGTTGTCTGGGAAGGTAATTGACACTGGATTAGAGGTAACAGTAACTAAAATATTTTTAGGACACCCTAATTATAATATGGTTAAAACTGAAGACAATTCCGTAGCAATAGAAAGTAGATCATTCACAGATCAAGATGTCAAAAAAGTAAAGGATATTGGATTTGTTGAGAATGGAGGATATAAGACTAGATCAGGAGTAAAAGGGCTAGACACAACATTCTTACAGAAATACATAGATAGAGCTGATAAATCGAGAGTTGCATTTGTTGTAATACAAGTAGGTAAAAAAAGAGTAGCTTACCCAGTAAAAGTAAATGAAACTGAAAAAACAGACCATCAAGAATTTAAAGATATTTTTAAGTCAAATGCTACTGAAACAGACAAGGTAATTGCGCTAAACAGATATATGGCAAGCAAAGGTATTGACATTAAAAAACCTGGAGATTCCTTTGTAATCATCGGGGGATCAAACTTAAATACTGAGTTTTTCAATAAGAAACTTGCACAGTTGAATTCTATTTCGTACTTTTACAACCTTGATAGTTGGTTAGATGGGAAAGTAAACATCAAAGATATCTTAAAAGAACAGGCAACAATAGATATCAATTTGAGCAGGCCATTCCACTCACCTAAGATTCAATTCAATTTGAAAGACTTAGAGGTAGAAGTATCTGGTGCAAAATCAGAGCCACTTACAAAACCTCAAATGGATGAGATGATGGCTAAGTACCAAGAGGCAAGAGATGCCGAACTAAAAGCAGAAGAAGAACGTAACAAAAACTGTTGATGGGATTAAAATGCAAAATAACAATCACTCCATCTGGAGATAAGATTGTAACAAACGAAGACGGAACAGTTAACAAATTGTATGCTGACGCACTAAGATATACACAAAGTCAGGAAGAGGCCCTTAATTTATGGGCTTCTTCTTACTTACCAGAGTTTGAAACTGCAACTGGAAAAAGTCAGTCAGACGCTACTTTGGCAGATGTGTTTAAGTTTTATACGACACCTGTAATGGAAAGGCTTTCTACAAGAGAGACCTTCGAAGTTAAAGAGTTTATGAAACGAAATGGTATTGAAACATTATCAAAACTAAGTGGGGTAATGAATGCTGTATTCAAACCAGACGGCTTTTTTGAGATAAGTGTACCTAGAGCTGTGGCGTCTGGATTATACTCGCAAGAGGAGGCTTTTGAATTGGAGCCACAATCTTTAATAAACATCATCAGTAAGATAGAATCGCACCTTACAAAGGAGGATATCACAGTTGAGCCTGAGACAGGAAAGGTTTACTACAAGGATAGCGAGAACAAGACAATATTTGGTTCCTTTACTAAAGCTTCGGAAAAAGAAGTTGATCAAGAATTATTTGATAATTTAGCAAAAGGAATGACGCTAGACGAAGCAGTAAACGAATCTTCTTTCAGAGAATTTTCAGAAAGTTTCTTCTCAAGCCAGGCATTCAGGAAAAAAGTTACAGATAGAATTCAATCCCTGAAAAAGGTGCCAGTAGTTTCCTTTTTAGGAAACAAGCTATCGACAGGAGACAACACTTACTACACAACTTTAAAGAACACTGTAAGCGTTAACATAAACCCGGCAATAATAGATGCTGAGCTAGAATATTTGGTTTCCATAGATGATAATATTTGGTCAGCTATGCAACCACAAATTAAGACTGTACTAAAAGAAATTGAAAGTGATTTTGTTTCTATCAATGTAGATGTAATTGGAATATCTGATTTGTCCAACGACAAGCAAGGTGTTATTGATTTACTAGTAGGTTTATCAAAGGTAGTAAAAGACCCAACAGATACGAATATCCAAGAGTTTGCAACTCAGTTTTCGGATAAAGTATTGAAGTCTGATCAAAGTCCAGTAACATACGAATTGTTAGATGATGTTTACAGTAACCTAACTATTGTAAACTTAGACACAAATTTAACTGACAACGAGCTTTTCTCAGAGCATGGATTGATTAAAGTCGGGGAGAAACTTTACCACAAAGTACAAAGAGGTCAAGTAGACCAAATGTATGAGTACCTTTACGATCAAGTGATGAAAGGTAACTCACCGGTTAAGATCAACTCTGATATCAATAATAAAGAGGCTGTATTAAAAGAACTAGCTGTATTTGTAAATAGTAGAAATATAGGATTACAAGTAGAGGCAAACGAGGAAGTATCTTTAAATCAGGTAGTGTTTGAACACAAACCAATTTATAAGGCATCCAAAAAAGATGCTGTGTTGCAGTTAAACTCTATTACTACGGATAAGGACTATCTACAATCAAGATTTGTAGAGGATTTCTACAACTATATTTTACGAGAGAAATTAGCTGACTCAGAAGTTTATAGAACAACTTTGTCTAAATTCAGGATCACTGACTCTGACATCTCTATTAAAGGTACTATCGACTCAATTGACGATATTGAAATGAGTACCGAATTGAAGGATTATATCAGATTGAAAAGAGAGTCTGGAATGGATTATCTACTCTCTGAACCTTCAAGCACTATTTTAGACGAAGACACTTTCTTCCAGAATTTTCCAGAGGAGGCTCAACCATTTACTGCAGACATACTTGTAGAAGGACCTTTTATTTTAACAAGCAATACTGCTGGAACTTATAAAAAGTTGAACAACATGCTTTACAAAAAAGTAATTGTAGAGGGTAACAGACAACTTTTTGTTCAGGTAGACACAGAAAACAATACGACTTACTACAACTCAAAAACGGACGTGAAGTTTGATGCAAGACAAGCTAAAGATTTCATGTCCGCGGTAAACTTTGGCCTGGATACAACTACTTCAGAAAAAGTACAGGAAAAAGTAGACTCTATAAAAGAACCATTCAAACCAACTACAACTCAAAGAAGAGACCAGGTAAGAATGATTTCGCAATACATGGAGAAAAATCTAGGTATTAATGTAAACATCCTTACACCAGAACAGGTACAAGAGGAGCTTCAGAAGAGGGGGTATGATTCTATCCAAGCTATGGTTGAAGCATACCATGGGTCTCCTTATGATATAGCTTCATTTACAACGGAGGCTATGGGTACAGGAAAAGGTAGGCAGAATTATGGGTGGGGGTTATACTTCACTGAGTTAGAGGATATCGCTAAAAACTACGCAAAGAATTACTTATACAAAGTATCCCTACACAAAGGAAAACAGCCAGGAGACTATTCTTGGCTAGAGTGGGATGCCAAGCTAAGCGAAGAAAATGCGAATAAAATATTAGAGAATATTGACAAAGAGGGCTTAAGATCCAAATTTGATGATTATAGCCCTCTTATTAGGAGAGCCATAGAAGGAGACGGCACAAGTGTAGAAGAAGCAAGACGAACACAGTTCGGACCAATCAATGACGGAGCATCTACGTACAAGAAGATAAAAAAGATATTAGAGTCGGATAAGGATGCCTCTTTGTTCTTACTAAGGGCAGGTATAGACGGTGTAAAATATAAAGACAACTTACTCTCTATTGACGAAGCAAACGCTGAAAAACAAGGTTTCAACTACGTAGTATTTGATGGGAATGCAATTACCATTGAAGAGAGAGTACAATTCTTCAAAAAAGGAGAAACAGTATATGGTTTCTACGATCCAGCAACAGATCAAATCTATCTGGCAGAGGACGTATTAAATTCAAACACGTTAATACACGAGCTATGGCACCTCTACAAACCAGTAGTTAAAAAAGCTGCTGCGAATGGAGATACCGATGCAAAAACATTGCTTGATAAAATGGACCAACTAGTATCTGAAGGTTTTAATGAAGAGGTGTTCAGTAAAAAGTTTGACGACTTCCTTGGCAAAAGCAATAATTTAGACTTCTCTGGAAGTGAATCTTTTCAAATTATAGGTGAACAAGGGGCCCAAAGAGATGAAGAAGCTTATAATAAATTACAACAAGCTAAAAAATTATTAGAAGAAGGTACAGACAAATCAGCAGTAGAAGTGATAACAGGTTGGTCAGAGTACAAAGGAAAATGGACATACTTTGACGCAAACGTATTAAAACAGTTAAAATTTAAAAACAATACATTTCCCCAAGTAGGTACAGAAACCACATTAGGTGAAGTTTTAGAAGACAACATTTTATTTAAGTATTACCCAGAACTAAAAAATATAAAAGTAGAACATGAGTACGGATTGGATGAAGGGCAATTTGCAAGAGCATCTTTTAAGGATGGAGCGAAAATATGGATCAATGAAGCTAGAGCTCTCGAAGCCTATAGAGGAATATACCTTGGAGGAATTGGAAGAACCTATAATGAAATTACACTGGAAGACAGCATTGTCGCATCATACGTTCACGAGATTGCCCACATCATCCAAGAAATAGAGCTACTTCCAACTGGAGGCGACCCTTACACAGTAGTTAGAAGAGCAGCAGAATTGATTGGAGAAAGAGCTAGTATATCACCGACAGTGATTAAAAAAATAGATGAAAAATTAAAAGAAGATTTAACGACTGAAGACGTAAAAGTTCTACAGGCAGCAAAAGTAGTTGTAGATGGTCTATTAAATGGTAACTCCACTGCAGCACAGTTAGCTTATGAGATGCTCTATGGAGAGGTAGAAGCTAGAGCTATTGAATTAGCATACTTAAAATTGAACAATGGTGGTACACTAGACGGAGTAACTATAAGCGAAGTAAAAGAAGCTTTAGCTGAACAGGAGGGGATACCGCTAGAGGACCAATTAGTTATAAGTAGATCAAGAAGAAATGAGTCTTTTCAAATTATAGGTGAAAAGGGTATTTTAAGTATACCAGAAACTGAGCAAGAGCTGAACAACCTAGCCTTAGCTAAAAAATTGGAAGTACAAAGAATAACTCCACTTAAAATAAAAGAGGCAACTGGATGGGAAAGGCTAGATGGAAACTGGGTAATGGAAATTCCAGATTTGCAATTTAAAGTAAAAAGTGTTAACTTAGGAGAAAATTATAAGTTATCTGAAATAGTTGAAGATACGAAACTTACACAAGCGTATGGAGATGTTAATGTACAATTTAACAGGTCGGGAGTTAATGGATATAACCGAGCTGAATCCATTATATACTTGGATGCAAGAGGTCAAAAATCTACAAAAGAAAGATATGACACTCCCCAAGATAGAGGATATGAAAATATCAACGGAGCTAACGCAGGAGCAAACCTTGCGCATGAATTCCTTCATCATATACAAAGGGAGGAAGGTTACGTACAGGGATCTTCACCTTCTGGCGTATTACAAGCCGGATTTAAGCTTGCAGGAATTGGAGAAGAAGATACTAAATTTTCCGCAATATCGAAAATAGCAGAAGCTAAAGAAAAAACAATCGATCCAGAGGATATTTATTTACTAGACACAGTTAATATCTTTTTATCTTCAGACATGCAAGAGAGCTTTTGGCTTGTAGATACTTACAGAAAAGTTGCTGGAGAGGTTACAGCGAGAGCAGTGGCTAAAAGATTTGGCATGACAGAAGAGCAACAATCTAAGTCTCTTATCGAATCTTATACTGACGTACCTGTGGCAGACAGACTTCGAATGAGATTCCAACAAGGCATATCACCACAAGCTGATTTAACTTCAGAAGCGTACAACCCAAGACAAGGTGAATCAAGAGAGGGCTATATCTCTAGAATGAAAGAGGAGTTAGAAGCTAACCTACTTGGCGCCAATGCTGAGCAGTACTTAGAGTCCTTTACAAAGGAAATGGGTATGAATGAGAAAGAAGCTACATCTTTTATTGAAAAAGTAAAAGCTTTCATAAAAGAGTTTTCAAGTTGGATTGCAAATCAACTTGGCTTTAAAGGAATGACTTCAGAACAAGCCTCTCAACTTACAACTCAAGATATTCTAAACAGAGTTACGACAAGTATGCTTCGAGATGACTTCGGCAAAAAAATAAGTAATGTACAATCTATTTTGGATTCTAATCTAATATTTGTAGATTCGTACTCTGAAAAAGACAATATTCAAGAAAAAATGAATGCCTGTGGATGATCCAAGAGATTTTAGACTAGAGGGAGTAGACATGTCTTTGAACGATCTATCCCTCTTTTCATCAGTAAGAGTTGCTTGGACAACAGTAACTGACGAAATGACAAAGCCTGGTAAAAGAGCTTTTATTGGCATAAAAGAAAGGCTTAGTCCTGGAGAGATTATTCAGACAGGTATGCTTAAAACAAAATACAAAATTGTAAATTGTGAAAAAATAGCTGAGTCTGGATGGTTCTTATACTGCATCAAAAGAGTAGATGGAAATCCAATAGGAGCTATCGACATAACCAACTCTAAGGTGGGGGACAAAGTAAGGATCACAAACAGAAGAACTTTTGAACAACTAATGAACTTTTAATGAACTGTTTAATACAAAGAAACGCAGAAGGTAATGTAGTAAAAGTAACAACTCCAGAGGGTAAACCTTCAGAGTTGTTTAAGGCTATCCATAGTAATATCTATTTAGGTGATGCAGACACATCATTAAGATTAATGGCAAATGCATACTCAGATAAGTTTGAGAAACAAGACCTTCAAAAATATGAAACAGGGGAACCAAAGTTGTTCTACAAAGCACCAGGCGGTAAGGAATTTGAAACACTAGAGTCTTTAATAATTTCAGATCTTGATGGCCAAGCTGCTATGGGATTTAAAACTACTGATGGAGAATTCACACCTATCGCAAAGTTTGACACAGCTTCTAGTGAAAGAGTTACTTTCTTGACAGATGGAGTTCGAGAGGGAGTATTGTCTGCTGATAGAGTTTTAGGTGAAGATGGTGTTACTAGATTTCAAGGTAAGGGGTCTTTCACTGAAACGAAGAAAGTAACTGCTCAGATGGTAAGGGCAAATGCTTTAGTAGATCTCGGAGTGTATACTACTGTGAATAAAGACGGGACTTTAGAAGTTGAGTTCCAATCAGACTTAGTTGTAGCTGAAAAAGAAAAGGAACAAGATGTATTTTTGATCCAAGATATTCCAAGCAAGTTAAATGACAACACTTATAAAAACCAAGTAGATTTAGTGGTCCGCTATTTAACGGCAAACAAGAAGTACGATGTAACTCAAGAAGCATCATTTTCTGAAACAACTCAAAAGGCAAAAAGCATTTTAAGAAGTTTGAATAGCTTCTTAACTACTCTTGGATTTACACCTACAACACTGGAAGAATACAGAAAAAATTACAATACAAAATACGGTAAGGATCCGGATATCCAAGCTATATCTGACATGGTTAACCGTGTGGTAGCCTTTGCTGAAGGTAAAGTAACTATTGAAGATCTATCTGAAGAGGTAGCTCACATAGCTATTGAGTTTTACAATGATCAGAACTCTATCTCCGGCGCCCTAGCTACTGTGCACATGACCCCAGAATATGGTCAGTACGCTGCATACTATAAAGAGAAGTACGCACCATTCTATGAAGGTTTAGAATTAGAAGATCAAGTAAGAAAAGAAGTCTTAGGTAAGATATTAGCAAAAGAATTTAAAACCAATTTTGATACAGCTAATCAATCTGAAGAGAGATTATCACTAATTGATAAGTTGCTTGAGATATTCAACTATTTCAAGACAACAATTACTGATGCTCTTAAACCACACCATAGAAAATCTTTAGACAGATTGAACTCTCAAATTGCAGAAGCTGTTATGGGGGCGAATATGGCCAAGTTTAACAAGGAAACTTCCTCGGCAAACTTCTACTACAATGCAATGCCTAACGATGCAAAAACTATCGAGAGTAACTTAAGAGTTGTAGCAAGTCAGATACAAGATATGTACCGAAGAGTTTTAAAACAACAGGTACCAAATAAATCAGAGTTAGAACGTATTTCAGAAAATATGGATGAAATCTCCATCCTAAGTTCTGTGAATACTATTGCCAGTATTGCTGATAGCCAGTATAAGGTGCTAGCTGCAAACCTAGATAAGATTGAGGCAAACAATGAACCTATCAGTACAATGGATGCTAAGAGGTACGATACCCTTACAAACAATATCCTTCCTGGGTTAAATGATATGAAGCTCAGGTTAGTTAAATTGGCTAAAACAAGTACTAATAAACCTTTAATTGACTCACTTGTTGAAACCATAGATAGTATTGAAAAGTCAAAATCTTATATCCAACCTAGGATGAATCAGGATTTTGAAAATACTGTTCAGAAAGAATTTGAGAGACAGTTCGATACATCTAACATGACTGACAAGGAGATCGAAACTGTAAAGTCTCAGATTGAAGGAAACATCAGAGATACAACTGTTTTAGGAAGTGCGCTTGGGCTTATGTCTCAAATGCAAAACCCTGTTGTGCAAATGATTGCCAGAGTAGTAAGTGACATGGGGCAGAGAGTAAACTCCACCTTTAAAAAATTCTCGGACCCTTTTTTAGAAGAAATTTATAGTCAAGGCCTAGATAAGTACCAAAAAACAGTAAGACAAGAGAAGAACGGAAAAGGAACATTCTACTACTGGTCTCCTATTGATCAGGATGGGTACGATAACGATAAATTTAACAGACAAGTTGAGATAGTAACTCAATTAACTAGTAAAGACACTTTACAAGTAAAGCAATTATTAGAAAAATTCACACCAGCTCAAGTTCTAAAAGATGAAAAGTTAATTTCCGAATACAATAAGGAAATGAAGGTGTGGAAAGAGAATAATAGCGAACTTCGATTCAAACCAGAATATTACGAAAAAAGAAAAGAGCGATTTACTACAGCTGGAGTAAGTCTAGCAACACAAGAGTACATTTCTAACGCAAACTCAAATGTTTATGACATTTTAAAGCAAGCGGGAGCGTTAAATAAAAATGGAACTATAGACAAAAGTAAGCTTTCAGAAGGTGATAAAATAATGTTAGCAGCAGCTAAGCGATCAAAAGCTGCAGCATTATCTGTTGTAGATCAATTTGGTAATATAAAGGAAGGACTTAGACAAGTTAAATTGTCACAGCTAACACAAGAAGAGCAGGATAAACTATTCTACATTGATAGTGAGTTTACTTTTCCTGGAGACTTAGTTGTCTTGGAGAATGGATACAATATTGAAGACCTACCAGAGGAATCCAGAGTTGCACTAGACTCTTTTAACCTCTCTATGCTTTATAGAAAAGAATTGAAAGAAAAGAGTAAAACTAGTGATCCTAATGATGCTTTCAAAGAAGAAGTACGTCTACAAGAAGAGTCAGGAGGAGCCTTTGATTGGATATCATCTAATGCTACAATCACCCTTAATGACTCTTACTACAGCAATATTGGTTCCTACCAATCATTTGACGTAGTAGCTCAAGAATACATAAACTCTCTTCCAGATACAAATAACAGAGATAGAAAACAAGATGTCTTAGACGAGTATAAAAGCTTACAGAGATCGAAGAAGGCTATTCTACGTCAAAATAGAAAGATAGGTAACCCTTTAGAGACTGATGTGATAAATATGCCCGGACCAATTCAGGATAAACTTCGAGAAATTGATTCCCGTATTTCAGTTTTAAATGCTGAATTAGATGTACCTCAATCGTTCTTCAAAGAAGTTGGAGTATCTACTACAAGAAAGCAAGTAAACGAAGATTTTATTAAATTAGCTAAAGATTCTCCGCTATCTGAATACGACTTCGCTCTAAGTCACATGACTGAAGCGAATAAGGGTAAGGTACTTAGTTTTGCTTCCAAGGTAAGAGATATCGTATCTAATAAATCGTCTTATGTAAAACTTTCTCACGAAAGGTTTATTTCTGATATGAAAGCAGAGGGTAAGATTAATGATACAATGGATACTGCTACAAAAGTAGAGGTATTAAAAACGGAATTTGCTAAGAGAAATGTAGCTAGTTACTTCCAACGTTACGAGCCAAATGGTTACGAACAAGTTATGGAAGCCTTCAAAAACGGATCATTAAAGGTTTCTGAGGTACTTGATAAAAACAAAAAAGCAGAGCTTCAGAAAGCATATCCAGCTTTAGAGTATATGGAAATAGTTCCAGACTACACTTGGGTGGAAGATACTTCTGGTGAGGATTTAAACAACCCTTTGTTTATGCCTGGAGGATACTATGAAAAACCTAATGTATCGAAGTACATAAACAAAGATTTCTTCAAAAGGTATGGCATTGACATGGAAACTTGGTTGAAAAATCCAACTATGGATTTGACTCAAATGTCTCCATCTCAAAATCAAGAAGAATATCGATTACTGACATTGCTTGTAGAGGCTAAGAAGCAAGTAATTGAAAACCATGGAGACACAGGAAATCAAAGCGAATTTTTAGCTGTTCAAATGACAGCATCAAAATTTGAAAAATTTGCTAGAGCCTCTAACTGGAAAGATGTTTCTAAGTTTAAAGATAGTGTTAAAGACTTGTTCCAAAACAGAAAAGATGAAAAAGCGTATGGCGAGCTAATTGATAATCAAGATTTGAATAAGATTGGTTCCACTATTGATGCTAAGATTATACCTAAATACTTCCAAAGTAAAGTAGAAGATCCTTCGATGTTAACCGATAACACTGTTGCAGCAGCATTGATTGATTTAAAACAGTCTGTATTATACACAGAAAGAGGAAAAGCAGAAAGAACTTTAAAAGCTTTGGAGTACAAGGTAGCTAACCAGCAATTTATCAGTAATGGAGGTTTTCAAAGACGCAACCGTATTCTAAAAGAAGGATCGGTTTCAAATTACTATTTAAAAATTAAAGAATATTTAGACTACCAGTTGTATGGTATACAACAGTCAAGACATTTTGAAGTTGAGATATTTGGCAAGCAGGTGGATTTAACTAAGTTAGGTATGGGAGCACAAGCGTGGGCTAGATTCTCTAATCTAGCATTCAACCCATTTGTAGACTTGACATCTGCAACCACTGGTATAATATCTAACGTTGTAGATAGATTTGCTGGAGATTATTATCATAAATCCTCTGCTAATAGATCAAACAGTTTACTTAGAAAACATTCTGCTAAGTATCTAGCTGAAATGGGTAAAGTAAATAAGACAAGTGAATTAAATCAGATAGTAGAGTTTTTTGGTATAGAAGATGTTGAAGGACGAGTTAAAGAGTCTTCATTTGGAAGAGGTGCACGAGTAATAAACAAATTACCTTTCTTAGGATCAAAAGCAGCCAACCAACCTGTAGGTCCAAAAATTATACTTGCAATTCTTACTGACTACAGATTAAATACCGATGGATCTTTTAGATCTTATACAGAGTTTGTTAAGCATAGTAAAATAAACAGCCCTTCTATAACTAAAAGTGAAATAGAAGCTGCTTGGAATAAACTAGAAAAGAACTCGTTCTACGATTATCTAAATATAACGGCGGACAAAGTTACTTACAATAGTAAATTTAAAGAACTTTTTGCAGGTAGTTCACAAGCGGAGTTCGATCGTATTGTTGAAAGAGCTTCAGCAAAAGCAAGACAAGTGATCCAGAATGCTGATGGCGTACTAAGTAATATTGACCAAGTTGCGGCACAGAGAGATATCATATTTAACCCATTACTAATGCACAGAGGATGGTTGTTAATTAATCTCACAAAGAAGTTTAAAAAGCAACACTTCAATGTAGCTACTGGTACAATGGAAGAAGGACACTACAGGACATTTGGTAGAGCTATTAACGAGTTAAAGCTAAAAGCTTTAAATCCAAGAGCTGTATGGAGATGGTCAATGGAGCAAGGAGGTTTTGCAGAGGCAAACATGAAAAGGAACTTAACAGAGGTTATAATACTAGCTGCAGCATTAGCTTTAGGTGAATTGATATTTGCAGCTGATGATGATGATGATACTGTATTTGAAAATATGTCGCAATTGATCTATTTAAGAACTATTTCAGAGTTTGCATCATCTACAGCATTTGGTATACCTGGTTCTGTAATTGATGGTGTAAAATCCCCTTTCCCAGCATTATCTACTTATGAAAAGTTGAACCCGTTCAAACTCTACGATATAGCTACAACAGAAAACCCTAAAGTAGGATTCTGGGAACAACTAGCAAAAGCAACACCGGCAAAAAGAGCTAATCAATTAATGGATCTTCAAGAGCAAGTGGATTCTTTCCGCCACTTTAACGACAACACCTTGTTTAATTTAGGTGAAGAGAAAAAGGAAGACTAACAATTAATAACTAAAAGATGAAAAAGAAAGCTACAAAGAAAAAACCGATCACAGAGAAAAAGACAGGAGAAACTTACTCTTCTAAAAAAGCAATGGCAAAACACGAAAAAAGTGAGTCCAAAAGTGAGAGAAAGTCTGAGTATAAAACTATGATGCGAAAAGGAGGTAAGAAATGTTAAACAAATTAAAGTTAAGACCGTATCCAAGTCAGTTTGAAAAGAAGGAAGGGGATTTTAGGAATGTGCAAGTTCACGAGATCAATAAACTTATTGATGAATTGAACAATCAAACACCAGTACAGCCAACATCACCGTACAAAACTGCAGCCATAACTTTGAACGAGACTGATATGGCTACTCTTGGAAGTGTGGGTGTGGAATTATTACCAGGTGTACCAGGACATTTTATTATTGTTGAAAAGATAATTATCAAGGCAAACTGCTCAGAGAAATTCTTAACACCTACAGGCCCAGACTACTTATCTATTCAAGGAGCTGTTGATAGTTTGGTTGATATGGCACTAGTTTCAGTTGGAAATAGAGTTGCAGTTTTATCACAGTTCAATTTGTTTGTGAATGCTGCAGAAGAAGCTATAAGCTCCAGCTCTAACACATTAGGAGAAGGAATTATACTCTCTACTTACCAAGGAGAAGATTTTACACAAGGTGTTGGAACATTAAATATCACCATCACTTACGAAGAAATAGAGGCATAAAAAAGGGAGGTAAATCCTCCCTTAAAACAATACTTTATTCCGCATCACCTTATTGACTTCATCAAACAACTCTCGTTCTTGAGCTGTCATAGGTTCCTCAGATATTTTTTCTAACCACCATTTTAAGTAGTAAACAGGTACCTTATTTAAGTGCTTACCTTTATGTTTACCAAACCAGAAAGTTATTTTTGGATTAATAACCTCCTTATTACGGGAGGTTTTTTTAATTGTTCTAACTTCTTCTACAGTCCACTTAGATCCAATAGGTACTCCGGATAAAACGTGATTTCCTTGTAACATAGACCAACCAATTCCTTCCACATATTCTATACGAATATTCTCAAGTCTTCCGAATCTAGTTACATTACCACCAAAGTCGATAAACTTAAATACCTTTTTATCTGGATGAGTACGAACACCTCTACCGTAAATTTGAGATAACAAAGATAAACTCATAGTTGGCCTACCCATCATAACAACTTGTAAACCTGGATAGTCAAATCCAATACCTAACATTCCGTAGTTAAACAACACTTTTGTTTTTCCAGATTTAAAATTCGCCACAATTTTTTTACGATCCTTTGCAGAGGTTTCATCAGTTAATGCCGCAGAACAATCCAGCCAAGCATCGAATCTTTTAACATTTTCAATACAATCAACAAACACAAGTATACTTGTATAACCATCCCGCAAAAGTTCTTGGATACGGATAGACATAGCTCTATTAATACCCTGAGTTTCATTGGATTGTAATATTGATTCCTGAGTGTAATCACTACCGTTTGTATTAACCACTAAACCCTCTGTGCTAATTTCATATAGCTCGTAATCACAAGGCGTCCATCTCCCAGCTTCAACTAATGTTTGAATCTGACTTACATACAAAACCTTTTTAAAGTAGGCCCCATAACCAGAAGTCATGAACTCAAGATAAGTCATAGCTTGGTTAGAACGTAAGTACCAAGGAGTAGCTGTAAATCCAATAACGGAACTAGGCTTTAGGTCATCAATGAACTTCATAAAGAGAGAGCCTTTCTTCGGACTAAAATTACGATCACACTCATCTATAATCACAGCTTTTATACCAGCTGCTCTCATCTCTTTTCCTAAATCCTTGACTGATTTTAAGGTAGCATACGTAAGCTTAGAAATAACTCTACTACCAAGCCCAGCAGAATACACAGTAGCCTCGCAATTTAAGTTTTGAAGCTTCTCTAGGTTTTGAGAAAGTAAGTCTGATGATAAGTGTAGAACCAAAAGTCCTCCGCCAATTCGTTCAGCAATTTCACTCACTATCAAGCTTTTTCCACTTCCTGTCGGAAGAACAGCTATTGCAGGAGACTTGTCATAACTATTAATGTAATCCATACATCTGTTAACACAGTCTTCTTGATCTTTATAGAGGGTCCATTTCATTTCTTAGCGGCTTCCATTCTCTGGTTAATATACTCCTTTATTTCGGGAAACTTCTTTTCAATAGCTTGCCGCATAATTAATGGTACTGGCTGATCACCAAATATAGGAACATTCACACTCTTAATGTTATCTCCAATATTAACCTTTTGCATTTTAGCTCTTGAAGTATTTATATCCTTCAACATCCCGGATTGAAATTCTCCTTCTACCAACATAGCATCAGAAACTTTTCCAGTTTCAACTAAGTCAATAGACCAATCATTATCATTAATGTACTTTTCAACACGTTCTGATTGTAGATTAAAAATCGCTGATAGCGTTTCTAAGACCTCTTTAACAGATTTATTACGTGTATCTCCATTACACATGTTGTAAAGCGTTGTAGCATTATCTACAGCCCTATCAACAAAGAATCGGTGAACCTTATATAATTCTTCTTTCTCTGACATCTCTGCTTTAACAGTCCAATCACTCTCCTTTACAATTTTCAAATTCCTTTCTTGTGGAATTTTAATTGAATCAATAAAGAGTAACACGTTATCTTCTAGTTCTTCCATGTTATTTCGTATATGCTGTTAAGCGTTTTAAATACAATGTGTTGATCATCACTCTCCATAATCTCTGTAACAACACTAGTTCTAAAGAAAGGAGTCTTTTTATCACTGTATAAGTAGAAAGGTGAGCCTTTTTCGGGAAGAGTATGTTCCCACATAAAACCTAAGATTTCAAACCCACTAGGATATTTTTGAAACTCATCTGGGATGTAGGTATACAAAGAAGCTACCTTAGTTAAGTAAATGCTTTTTGGATATTCCATATTATACATGTTTTAAAATAAGGCAACCATCTGCGTCTAATTTTGGCCTCTGGTATTTATCCTTTTGACAGCCCATATAGCGAGAACCTGTTTTTGGATCAATATGAAGATAGCCATCCAATTCATGACCAGCTTTACAACCATCACATTGATTAATATCATTTTCCATCTCAACTTCTACTGACCACTCAGTTTGTTGTAGTGATGTTTGCATTAAGTCCGATTGGTACGACTCTCTATGTCTTTTCAATTGCTCATCCCTTTTTAATCCAAGGTATGTAGTTGTGCAGATTGAATTTGACATTACTCCAGCGTCCCATGCAAGCATAACATCATCTTTAGTAAATTTTTTATCGCCAAGAATTTCAAGGGCTTTTTGGAAACCTGTTATAAAACCTGCTCTAATTTTCCATTTATCGTCTTCATCAGTAAGATTTCTTGGAACTGATTCAAATAACTCATCCAAATCATATCCAAATTCAATAGTTTTACAGTTTTTTAGAGATAGTTTATGATGTTTATGTTCAGGACGTACACTTGATACAAAAGCCACCATCTCTTTTAATCCGTAACCGTTTTCAGTTTTTTGTAATGTTGCTCTCATTATTTTTAATTTTAGATTCTACTATTTCAATTAGTCTGTCTAAGCAAGCTAGTTCTGCTTTTTCGTAGGTTTCATATTCCCAATCACCACTTGGTCTATTTTTTGGCATTGTATGATGTTCTTCACCAGTTATATGATTCCAAATCCAGTAATTATATCCGAGTTCAAAACAATGTTGGTCCTTAGTTGGTTCTATTGAATGTTGCCAACTATACTTCTCTCTAAACCATCTAAAAGCTTGTTGATAGAGTGGTGCTGCTATTACAGTAGAATAATTAAGAGTAAAATGCTCCCCAGTTGTGTATAACTTTTTAGGAGTATTTTTCATTGGATAATGCCTACCTTTCTCATCAACTCCAAACATTTTACTTTTAGGTTTTGTATAGAACCTGTTAAAACAAAGTTCATTAAATCCGATAGCTTTTAGTTTTAAAGCTTGTTCATAAGGGCAGAAAAGACTTTCCACCCCTTGTTTTTTTACTTCTTCCATTTATAATGTTATTAATTGTTGTTACTAGTATGTTGTAATGTTTAGCTGCATCTGTCTGAGAGTTAAAAACTAAATCATCTTCAACACATTTTATTTGTTTAGATAACCAATGAGTATCAGGTTTATTACTCCACTCATAAGGTTTATATTTTGGTGCAGGATTAATGTTTTCTTTTAGAATACCAAATTTTATTTGATATTTTTTTAATAGTAGAATGTTTTTACCTGTAACTACAGCTTTGACATTGCTTTGTGTAGTGTTAAAATATTGAGCACACTGTTTTTGTGACTCAAAAGATTTAATTATTACACCTTCTTTTGTAAAAGCTGTTACAGATACATTATTCCATTGACCTGCACCATAAGTACCTTCACCTCCTTTTGTATGATTCGTTAATACAAATCCCCAATGTTTAAATTGTTCAATCCAGTATTGCTCTAGCCATTCCCAATCTCCAGTTATCTCATCAATAACTGTCATAATAGGCTTTAATCCTTTTTTCTTAAGACTTTGGATCCATCTATGGCAATGACTTTTATTTTTTGGAGTATAAACTAGGTGAGAAGTATATCTTCTACGTGGATTATTGGATTTACCAACATATTTTACTAAATTATTTCTTGGGTCTTGTAGTATATAAATATATGTTTTCATATTACTAATATACAAAATTACGGTACAAATTTTGTTTCCATTTTATTCTACTTTTACATTATAACCCAATTCACAAAGCTTCTGATAAGCCAACGAAGGATCACCATCTGCTTCTAACTCGATAAACACACTTGCCGGAGAATATCCCCTGTTTACATCAAACTGTGTACTTGTACTAAATACATTCAAAACTTTAGAAGCCACATCGTACATTGCTGAAGATGGAGAAGCCTCTGAACCCGGTCTTCTAAACCGAATATTGTACTTATTCTCTGAAGTGATCGTCCAACCATTCTCCAGTAGCAGTTTAACAGTATCACCACGTTCTTTGAACTCTTCAAATGGATTCACCCCATTTTCAGATTTATCGTACATACGTAAGTTTTTAATCGGCTCGAAGTACTCATTAAACTGTCTAGCTGTTTCTAAGATCAAATCATGTTCTGCAGCTGTCAAAGTATTTATCTTACCGTACACATACGTATAACCAGGTGTAGGTGTAACCAAAATATACCCACCTTCTCCACGAGTTTCAACCAAAACTTTTACCTTGTGATTTGAAGCAATCTTCACAGCATTTGGACGAGTATTAACATCTTGAAACGCTTGAATATAAACCTCATGCTTTTCTTCTGGAGTAGTTAATCGTTGAGCTAACTTCTGATTTCCTTCAACTCTTTCTGGACAACTCCACACCCAGTGAAAGCCACCATTACGTGTACTTTGCACAAACATCTTCTCCAAGATAGAAACTGGAATCAAAGCTTTAAACCGATCGTAAAAATCAGATGTTAGGGAGTATTTCAAGTCAAAGTCTAATCCAGTCAAAGATTTACTACCGCCCATTAACATTGCAATACCAGATGCATTTTTAAAAAAGCGTTCAGCTTGCGAGATATCCATAGCCTTAGCTTGATAGATCCCCCAACCATCCATAGCTGGTAATTTGTTACTATTAACCGGAATAACCGAATACCCCTTACTTAAAAGTTCTTTAGCTGCTTCTACTAGATTACTCATAAAAACTCAACTCTATAGCCAACTGAAACAAAAGGATAGAAGATAAACACGTTGCCATGAGTATCATCATCCACATCTTTAACAACCCAAATCTCACAAACTTCTCCAACATTATCTTTGGAGTGTAAGATCATCACCTCCTGCTTTCCCCCATCAATATAACTTGGTTCCTTTTTAAAAACCCGGAAAGATATTGGTTCCTCTGATTTAATCAAAACAACATCTTCATAAAAAACAATAGGTACTAAACACTCTTTAAAATCAGACCATCCTTCACTATTAAAATTAAAGGCCACATGTGTACCTATAACTTCCACCTTCTGTCCATATAACCCTAAGCTACATAGAAGAATAACAATTATTAAAATCAACTTTCTCATACACAAATGTACAAATAATAAAACAACCTCATTTTTCTTTAACATCCTTTAACACTAATGTGTTTCTGCTACTGTATAGCCTGTTTGAGTCTCACAAGCTAATTCTACATTCAATTTAAGTTGTGCATTTGTCATCTCCATTGCTCTATTTATTTTTTCAACTGTCTCTTGCCCTAAGTGTTCTGGCACAACGTAAAGTTGATCGTCATGACTTTGTGTTACTGGCCAGATACCTTGAGAGGTACAATTCATTACCCAAACGTTGAAACAGAATACAGCGCTAGATTGATTAACTACGGAGAACACATTTCTGGTATCTCTACAATGCATCCAAAACCTTGAGATGGGATTGAACACCCAATTTTCTCCTTCTACTTGAACTATGTTAAAATTCTCAGAGGCTACCTTTACAGCGAAGTTAACTTCCCAATAAGCATCTATCAATTTTTGAGCCTCAGACTTAGTAATTTCTAAGTTTCTAGCCAAAGTTTCAGCACCTACGAGATAAAGCGAGGCGTAATTTGTTGTCTTACCCTTTGATCTTGAGACCTTTAGCTGATTCATTTTATCTTTCTTAGCTGCTCCTTCAAGCTTACATAACTCATAAAACTGCTCACCCGGAGTTCCAAAAGTTTCAGGAGTAACACTTGTATTACCATCTGCCATTTCCTTTTCGTACTTAAACCAAATCTCTTCATCTACAGTCATCAAATTAGCTGTAACTGAAATTTCAGTGTGAGTATCATAATATTTTTCCTTTGTCTTTTTTATCCTTTCTGGATTTATATGGAAAGTATAATGATCTGAGGTTCTAGACTCAATACCACTTAAATCACTTTGTACAATAATGTTTCCTTCCCCCGGAACAAGGCACTCTCTAATCCATCTTCCATCCCTAATATCACCCGTACCAGTATAGCGAGGTAAGTTAACAATGTATTTATGCATCCAACGAAGAGTAACAGCCAAAGAAGATAGACCCTGATGTATTTTACCTTTATCGTTTATACCTTTCTCAAAACCTTTTAAAATACCTAACCTATGTGTAAGTACAGTTAATCCATCTAAGGCTTCAATAGCCGGCTCCTTATCTAAAAGTTTCAAAACGCTAGGACATAGCATTTTTTCTTCTGTCATTATCTGTTCAACTACTTTAACCTCACCAGTCTCTTTATTACGGTTGTGTTTAAAAGTTTCTGGAATCCAACCTAGCGAGTACAACCATTTTTTCTTCTGATCAACTGAGTTAGGATTAGCATCTTCAAGTCCAGTTATTACTTCAATAGGCCCTGTATACTCAACAGGAAGTCCACAAGCTACTACTATATCTAGATACTTCTTACCAGCAACTGATAGGGAACCATCTTTCTTATACAAGCCTTTTTTAGGATATGTTAGCACTTTCTTTATAGGCACTTTAGGCATAGCTTCTGTCAGCTGACTTATCTTATCTTGTTTCAGTTCTGAAAAGTGCTTTATATTGCTAAAGAGTTTTTCAGTATCTACAGCAATACCTTCTATTTCCTGCTTATGTGCAAGAATCATATTGAAGTTAAGAAAACGGATAATACGAAGCCTATCTTCTGGATTTGAAGTGTATAATCTATTAAGTTTTTTTAAAAGATCTTCCCATAATGAGATGTTAATCTTGACATCTTCTTCACATCGATGACAGTACTCTTCATACGTTAGATTGGACCAATCTGTAATCTCTGGTTTCTTTATTCCATACTCTTCCCCATACACTTCTAAACCATATCTTAACCTACCCGGATGTAAGTACCAAGCTAAAGGTAAAGAGTCTATAATAGTAGCAGTTACCTTAAAGCCAAACATTTTTTCCAAGGCTGGTACATCGTATCGATAACCATTATGCATGACAATAACATTTGAGCTGTTACAAAAAACCTTCTGTATAGCCTCTAAACTATTTGTAGATTTTACTCTCCACTTATTTTCGACCTTCCAACCTACAGATAAGACATGAAAATCATCAGACCCATGCAAGTCTTCCAACATGCCTTTAGTTTCTATATCGGCTACATATACATTATCTAGTTCCATAAGTATTCCCCAGTTTTTCAAGTTCCTCGATAGGAATGGTTCCTAAGTTTCTAATAATGTTATTCAATGCTTCTGTAATACGTACAGTTCTGTATTCCCAAGGAAGTGTACTTATAACATCCTCACTGTCCACCTCCTTACTGCAGTTTTCACAATACTTTTTCATACCTTATAATTCTTATATTCAACTTATTATTTTCAGCACGTCTAATCATATCCGCCGTACCAGTACTTTTTCCATCCCAGAAAGCTATCAATGCATCAGCGTAATCTGCCATCTCCTGGTTACGCATTGGTCCGGCAGCTCTACCATGGCTAAACCAATCAGCAGGAAATATCTTAATAACAAATCCCTTTTCAATAGCGTATCTTTCACCAAGTGCATCAGCACCAACAGCCCGACCACTAACTATTTGAACTTCCTTTTTCCATTTAAGAATATTATCACAGCTAGTTTTCAAAAGATCATAGTTGTCAAAATCTCGCCCACCAGCTATGATTACTTTAAAAGGTTTCACCATCATCGATACCTAAAGCATGATCAACTATGTCACTAATCTCCATAAAGGCATAATGACCTACCTTTGGTTGTATGTGATTTAGAAACTCTCTAACCTCAGCTAAAGCTTCTCGCATTCTTTCATTCTCTTCTCTAATCTGTACTCCTGTCTTCATATCCTTCTAAGTATTACACAACCATCTGGATCCAACTTCGGCCTTACAGAAATAACATGAGTATTTCCATCATCCACAAAATCACCATAAGGTTCTAATTCGATTTCTACATCCCATTCATCTACATCATCAAAACCGTCCATTTCAAGACAATTCTTCATGGATAACTTAGCATCTTTAAACTCTTTACCAGAATCATCTAGTAACTCGTACCGGCCGTTCTTTACTCTTAACCTTATCCCCATCACTTATACGGATTAAATTCGTTATTTTACTCCAAAATCATTTTTTGTTAGTAATCGTATTTCATTAACTCTTTCAGCTACCTCATTCCTATTAGAAACAGCTCTTCGAATTAATTCTTTTTTAGCATCTGAAAACTTTCCAAAGATATTGATGTTGTCAACCTCTAATTCTGTTTCATCAATTCCGCATTGAATCCAATCAATATAATTTACCTCGTAATTCATCTTCAATGTTTTTTGTTAAGTACTTTATCTATTTTACAAAGTTAAACAAAAAAGCCTACATCTCTGCAGGCTTTTCGTTAATTTCTGTTAACATCTTTTTCAATTGTTCATGGATGTCAATCATAGAAACTTTAGTATCTTTCTCGTAGACAATCGTTTCACCACCATACGCAATAAATAACCACATAAATTTGACTGTTGATCTTAGAGCTGCGTATAAGGCTACAATTAACATTGGAGTAAACAATATTACTCGGCCAAGTATCTTACCTACTACCATAAATCACTCTCCTCCCCTCTTCAACAGATACATTTGCATTGATCACAGGAAGCACATCTACTTCAATCATTTCAGTTAACACCTCACTGTTAGGATTGTAATGGAATACCTCACCTAAAGAAAGGTATCTTAACCTACCAATGTCCGGAAGGAAATCGATATTCACTGCAAGCAACAAAGTGAGCTCTAAGTACTTTTTGTAATACACAAAAGGAAACTCAGCTGGTGTGCACTCAAACTTAAAGAAAGCTGATAATCCACCACTCACGGATTCCTTAACTGCAAAACAATCATCTAGCTTCTTAAGCTTATTTACGATCTTAGTTTTCTTAACCTGATCATTGTAAATGTTATCAATGTCAATTGTAAAAATAGAATCCTCGTAGAAATTAGCCGCCGGCAAGATGTCTCGTTTCAACTGGTTACGTAATGGTTTGTCCTTCTCTTCAGATATACTCTTAATATCCTCCAACTTAATTTCAAAATGTTCTGCAACTAACTCTGGATGCACTAGGAATTCATCAGCTGTGAACTCCCAAAAATTGTCTCTATTAAAAACTGTTTCAAATACTTTCATAATAAAACTGCAATTATCTTGATATTTTGTTTAAAATCCCTCTCCACCAAGAGGTTTCTTGTTTAAAAATTCTCCAAGCTCTCTCTACCTCTAACTTGGCTTCTTGTTCTGACTTTGCTAAGTATACACCTTGATCAGGAAACTTATATCTAATCGAATACATATTTCCAGATGCCTTACTTACTACTAATTTCTCTACCCAGGCTAATTCAAAAACTGTCTTTTGACGTTTTCCTTTTGTCCACCTAAACTTTCCAATCCAAGCTATTCTAGCCCACCTACCTCTGTCATCGTTTTCTGAGGTATCTGAGTACCTATTCTCCCACCTTATTTTCATATCTTATATTTGGGTTTACTGTTATTAATTTACACTTATTTAAGTTTTCAATAGCTGTGAATGGAATATACTCCTGAAATGTAGCTTTAATTTTTTGACCTCTTATTAGATCATCTATAGTTACATGAAAATCAAAAAGAGTAGGATTACCAGCTTCAAGCTTAAAATGAATATTAGAGTAATCAACATACTGACCATTAAACACCAAAGCTTTTTTTCTACCCTCGCAGCTGCAATCAAAACCTTTGAAAAGCACCTCTTTCAAGCAATTATGGCAATATACCTTCTGTAGTGGAGCAGCTATCATTGCAACAACCTCTTTAGATCCTTTACACAGGCTTTTATAGCATCCATATCACGCACTAACTCTCCAAAAGGTGTTTTACTAACTTCTTTAGAGCTTAATATATCAATAGTGTTTAAATAAGTATTGATAGCTGAACTAGTATTTAATACTCTCCTACTGTCAATAATTTCCCTACATCTAGCACCTGCTAATTCATGAGTAGGGAATACCTCTTTTGTTGGATCTAAGTGATCCTCTGTAAACCGTACAGATTTTACAATCCATGTATCTTTATACAGAACTCTGTACACTGTGTCTCCTAAAGCTTTGTAGTCACCTTCACAAGAACTGTGTTCATACAAGTCTTCAAGTACTTCTGAAAAATCCACACCCTTGGTAAAATACTCTACATCTGTTTCTGTACCTTTTTCCCACCAAGTGTCCTCTGCTATAGGAATATTATACTTTACTCTTACTTTGTTTGTTTTTGTCCAAGACATATTTATCAACTTTAAAATGTTCTGTATGTGCTGAATTAGTGCTTGCATTCACAACTCTAACTCCATTTTTAAATACAGTTGTACTCCTGTATTTTGGATACCCTTTACAATTAAGTTCTATTTTACCTAATTTAAGAACCTCAGTAACTACCTTAACGGCCATGTCCATAGGTACCTCGTCGTCTTCTATTTGTATCGTTACCTTTCTCATAATTCAAAATTAATAAGAAAATATGATATTTTATAACTTTTAACGTCTGTTAACTAAAAGGATCATTAAAATCAACACCTTGATTGTTTTGCAAAGCGTCAGTGTTAAAGCCTTTAATGGAATCAAATACTGGCATACTAGTTGGCTCTGCTGGTGCTTCCACTGCAGCTTCCATTCGTTCTTTCTGTTCTTCAGTAAGATCCATAGCCTTTATAAACAAATTCTTATAAGAGTTATCAGACTCACGCATCTTAGTAACAAAGTAAAATAGATTACCCAAAGTCTTAAAAGACACTCTACCCTTACCATCTCTATCACCATAAAAAGATTCTAACCACTGGTAACGAGTGTTGTTCACCTTTAAGTATTGAGTGATACCAGCCAAAAAAGGATTTGTAATGATGACAATATAGTTTGCCAAGTGCTCTACGAATGAGCTACCAAATAGCATAGAATTGTTTGGCATCATACTGTTATCCTTATCTTTTGGAAGTAACTGGCTGGTCCTATTCAACTGACTCAGCAAAAAGAAGTATACGTTCTTGAATTCGATCTTTAGTAAGTTCACAGCTTCACAAACTTTTTCAAGAACCAATTGTTTATCAGATCCGGAGAAAAGTAAAAGGTGATCGACACTTAGTAAAATAGCTTCCTTATCTGCATGTTCTAGACAAAACTGCCTAGCCATGGTATAGAACTCATCACTTGACACTGGAGATTGGCAAACATACCTACGATCGTCCTGCAAGTCATTAAAATATTCAGCAACTTTTTCTCTATTTTGGCCTTCAAATGTTGAAAAGAGTATCTCACTCTTCTTCAAGCCTAGCAATGAATGTGTTTTTCTAAGAATTTTGTTCAGGAACTTCATCTCAAATGAGAACTCTAGGCTAACATACTTACCCGCCGTAGGGTTCAAATTAGTATCTAACATTTGGTCCAGCATTCCGTACAAGGTCTCACTCTTTCCACTACTAGGAGCTCCAGCAATAACAACAACATCAGAAGGTAACAAACCACCAATATGGCAATCAATCATCTGAGTACCTGTTTTAACAAGAGGTTTTTCACCAGTTTGAATCTGTTTCAACTCAGTGAAAGCCTCTGTAGCTGCAGCACTTACTTTTTGTATTCTATTGTCCATTAAAGTCCTTCTCAAATAGTTTTTTAAATAATTCAGCGTTATCCTCAATCTCGTACTTAACTCCATTATAAGTTACACTAAAACTTTCTGGAGGATACTTAGCTACAAAATTCTTAACACCTTTCCACCCAGTTTTTGTAAGTACTCGTCTACCACTTGTTTCTGGCTCCATCTTCCATTCACCAACGAAGTAACCTTGGGCTTGCATAATGTTTAATTCAATAAAACCTTTTGGCAAAATATCAGAAAGGTTGGTATTACCAGGTCTTGAGTATTTAAAAGTAAACCCTCCACGCTGGAAGTCATCCGTCTCCACACCCTTACGAGCAAGGTATCTCCTTACAGTATTCAAAGAATCTTCACCAGTTTTAAATAACCAATTTTTAAGTAGCTTCACATCTTTTAAAATTAAGCCGCTTGCTTCTGGAATCCATTCATACAGCATACCTGTAGAAAGGAGATTCACATACTCTGTGGATAAAAGGTCGTTTATTACGTTAAAGTAGTTACCACCAGTAGCCTCCACATAATCTGTGAATTCCATTGCAGCTTGTAAGTCTTCTGGAGTAATCCAATGTTTAGGATAATTAGTGTAAAGTGTACCTACGTTTTCAAATTCTGGTTTAATTGCAATACTAAGGCCATCTATGCCTACAATAAAGTAAGGGTATTTAACAACTTTTATTGGAACTATGGGGAATTTTTCAAAATCCCTACCTAGTTTAACACCTTTGTAATACGGATCTGTTTTATCTGTTCTCAGTATCATCTTTAATTTTCTCCTTCCAATAAGCTTCTACAATAGTTTTATTACTTTGGTAGAACTGGTATAATTTACTCGATTCTAAATTGTTTTTGAACTTCCCGTAGTGGTTGGCCTTTGGTGTAAAGAAGATAAACTCCAATACTTTAGTGTATTTGTAATTATAAATAAACAAATCACATAGCCAATACATTTCATGGGAAGTAAGTCCCATAAGTTGTCTAAATTGTGCACAGTAAATACGGCCCAACTTTAAGTTTCCAAGCGTTCGTCCCTCAGCGTCATCAGCATTTAAGTACATGTGACACAAGTAATCAAACATTCGTAGGTCATTCTCAGTAACCTCCGGCGTAGTTAATTCATCTAAATATTTGGTCCCTTTACTAGATAACCTAATAAGTTTATAAATAGAATCTTTCTTACTACCCTTAATAAAAGATACTAATCCAGCATCCTCAAAAAACTTAGTATCCAATCCCAACAAAGTTTCTATAACCCCTGAAGTATCTTCGTTCCTGTTCTGCTTTATAGCCTGTAAAGCTAATACTTGAGAAGGTGTAAACCCTCTTTCAGCAGCTAAATTAAAATTAATGTACATACCTATATTTTAATGAGAATCTCCTACGTCCTTTTTCTCTGCATAAATCAAGTAGTCTGGATTAATTACCTTAGCTACTTTCTTACGATTTCCATCAAGATCCTTAATCACAATACCTTCGTGTGGAATTTTTGTACCATCAATAAAGTTGTTAAAAGTAAACTTATCCTGAAGTTCTTGGGACCAAGAGTCTTCTGCTAAAATTTCAACATGATCTAGAGATAAGTCATAGGCCGTGTATTCAGTATACAATGGTTTTAAGTAAGTATCATCTACAACTACATCGAACATACAAAACTTAATTTCATCTAAACCATAATCATAATTCTTTTGAATACCAGGTCCAAATATTTCACCGTAGATAATGAAACTTTTATCTGGGGTCTTTGTAAGTGACTTGAAGTGCATCCACAGACGTTCCTTGATGTTGTATTTGTCTGCTACTTCTCTCCAGACATCAGTTGAGTAAAATCCTTGCGAGTCTGAACCTTTCTCTACATTATGTGATCCATATACGTACTCAAAATCCACCCACTTATTTCCAAAGAACTTTTTAACTCGATCAAGTAGTGTTAGTTTTTGTTTCTTAACAATACCGTATCGGCTATTAGTGCCATGAATTTTTCTAGTTATTTGTACCACATCTTCTGTTGTGAACATACCAGAAACATTCTTTAGGTTTGGGAACTTGTAGTACACTGGAAAGTTTGAATTCTCTTTGTATTTCACAACCTTTCCTGACGATAGTTGAATTTGTTTAACTGGTGGTTCGTATTTGTAGATACCAAGATCGTCCATCAAGTCTGCACCTTCATAAGACTTTTTATGTGGTGCGTAATCAATAGGTAAGATAAGACACTCAGAGTATACACCTTTTAATTTCACTGTTCTAACTCTAGTACCATTTCTTAGGTATGATGTTACACCAAGCTCGGCGGAAAAGTTTTCTGGTATCACAGCGTCATTAGTCGCTACAATAACTCTTTCGCCGATAACATGAGCATCTTTTTTAACTACACAACTCCAACCACCGATTGTAGCTAATACAATTAAGTCGGCCCCATTAATTGGTTCTATCTTCTCTACTCGTGCAACAAAGCACACTGAATTGTTATTTTCCATCATCTTCTAAAATTTTAAAATCCCAAATACCAGTCTTATGGTAATTATCAATCATTTCTCTTAATCTAACTTTCTTTACTGGATCCCTAAGTATCTCCCAACCTTCTTCTGAAATAAGACTATCTGACTCACCAGATAGCCAAAATAGAATGTATTCAAAAGGCTTTAACAACCAGGTGAACATCTACACTGATTTTTATGTTCCCTTACACTTAAAACTAACACTTGATCATTTATCAGAGATGCTTTAAGCGTCTCACCCACATGACACCATTTATCGTTAAAAGTTAAATCAAAAGTTTCCATTTTCTTAGCCAACCTTAAAAACCTAAATAGTTTAAGCCACCAAGGAGTTTTTAGTTCTAGTGTTACTGTGTAAACATATTTCATATTACAATCGTTTTAAACTATCTTCTAATTTCTTATTCTCTTCCTTAAGCTTTTTCAAGTAAATTTTTCTATTCTTATAAGCTTCCTGATTTTCAAGTCTATCCTCGATTTGTCTCTTCAACTCAGTATTACGTATTTGTTCCTTTCCAACTGGAGTTGATCTATACTTGGCATCTCTAATCGCACCACCAACACAAATCAAAACTACACCTATCACTGTTAGTACAAGAAGATGTTCTTCTTCACAGAAAAACGCAACAACCCCAGCCAGCATAAGTACTCCACCTATTAAAAATAAAACTCCACCTAGTTCCCACATATTATTTTGTTTTAAATATTTTCTTCAAAGATATAGAATTCTTTCCCTCGCTCCAAGCATTCGTCTTTAAATTTAACAAACTTTTGCAAAGCAAGCTCAAACACCGGCATTGATTTTCTTACCTCTAAGCCACTATCAAATTTGTCATGACAGTTATTGCCGCCAATGTCCTTTGACGAGCATAAGAATAGCTTGTTGTCCTTGTGAGTGGATACAGACTTATATGTTCTTTTACTCAGTATATGAGCTATATTCCAACTTGGATTATAATTAGAGTTTATTTTACAACCACAGTTTTGGCAAAACGGATCAGATTGGAGTTCTGAGATAGACTCCTCAAAAAATCTTGGAAAGTCTTTACGTTCTTCTGATCTTTTAGCTGCAGTCTTTTCTGTACGTTTCTTTGCTTTGAACTTATAGACTTTCTTTTCTGAGTTCTTAGAAGCACAATAAGGACAAGCTTTCTTACCCTTATTTTCACCAGTTTTTATTGTTGATCGCATTGGAACCTCTTTACCGCAGAGTTCACAAGGCAGTTTTTTAGATTTCATCTATCTCTATGTAATACTTATCCCAATCAATATTATTATGGCCATTTTGCCAATACCTGTCTCCCTTCTTACCTTTTTCTTCCCAAATAATATCGTTACCATACTTACAATATCCCTTATCAAATTGGATAAAATCCCCTTTAATATCAATAATTTTAACAAATACAGGATTACCATTACCGTCCCATCTCTCCACCTTAATTTCTGTTCCTATTTCGAGCTTAGTGTTTTTAACTAAAACATCTATCGTATCATAAATATCGTCACTGAAAGGGAGAAAACAGTCAAAATAAGGGGATTTTAATTTTGCAAGAGATTTATACAATGACTTTTCCACCTCTGACATTTTCTCTATATTAAGGAATTTCCTTTTTTCTGTGTACTCTTTTACTCCGTATATCATAGCTTAAAAATAAGATTTTTTCATTTTCTTTTTAACTGTATCTCGGAAGAAAGGTATAGCTGCATAATCATGGCATACAAACTTACTACCTATCCAGCCAAAGTTTCCTACGTGCGTGTCAAACATAAAACTAGGAATTTCATCAGGTAACTTTCTTGTTGATCTTTCAAGCGTTCTTTCCATGATCAACACTGCTCCATTATCACTCATTGAAACCACAGGACAAAACCAATCTTTTACCCATTGTAATTCTCCTTTAAACCCAGACACTTCACGCCACAGATCAAACTCCTTTGCATTGGCAACGACACCATGACCATCTTTTGCTATTTTAAGGACTTGCTTTTCGTTTAAAGCGTTAACATACACATCACGGTAAACACCACTTCCTAGAAAGTCTCCTATTAATAAGCTTAAAAGGCCATCAGTTATGTTAATATCACTAGTAAATTTTTCAAAAAATTCCTTCTTCATATAACACTTTTTCGAATGAATACTACATTTCCTCACTTAATTTTTTAAAATCAAGTTCTCGGCCAATTGATTTTAAGAGTGAAAATTTAGAGTTAACTCTCAATTCTTCAGTCCAAGATTGACTTAAAGATTCGTATTCTTCTTCACTCAAATGTGGGTGATGATTCTCATGATCCATTAAGTTATACCAATGCGGATTAATAACCGCCGACACTGAATTAGCAACCGCTAATATATGGTCCCTATACTCCTCTTCAACATTTATATCATCAGGTACTTCAAATACATGTGTAGTAGTAATAGTATTCCAAGTCCACTCATCTACCAAAACTCTTTCTAAAATATAAATCATCTTTCAAATTTTATATGTCCATCACATAAGTTTTACTGCTCTAAACCAGTTAGACAGTATTTTAAAATTCCAACCACCGTTACCAGTAATAATATATTTTAAAGGCATTAAGATAATAAGCACAATCATAACAATCAATGCAAGTGGTGATGTGAATCTAATCCATCCTACCTTTTTAACCTTTACTTCTGATATCTCGTAGTTATCAAGAATATCACATATAAAGTCAGGACTTAAACAATCTGTGCTCTTAATTCTATAAGCTAACTCACTAGCTAGTGAATAAGACGATACCTTTTCCCTTTTAAAATAATTTCCCATATTTTTGAATCATTAAATCTATAGCTGTTTAAAAATATCACCCCACTGTTCTGCAACAGCTTTAGCAATTCCTTTGAAAGTTTTACTTCTTAACTTTGCTCTCTCTGGACCCGGAGGTAAGTAATGCAGCCTCTGTGCCTGATTTTTTGGAAGTGATTTCCAAATGTGCTTTACATTGTTTGTCTCTTGCAACTTTGGTAGACCCTCAATCCACAAGCAAGTAGCTTTACTTTCAGGTTCGCCAAACATGTATGGTTGTATCAATTGGTCATATTTTCTTCCAATCAGTTCCAACGCATATTTATGAGGTATCGGGTTCTCAATAACTTTCATTTTCATAGGAGCATCTAAAAGCTTTTTAAAAAAGATACACGCTTCTTTTAAGTTATTCCACCTTTCTTCATTCCTACTCCCATCTTTATTGTAAAGCCAGCATACTCCACTGTTAGTAATAAACGTACAGGTTGGGTGAGCTATCATTGCAACATATTTTCCACTATAGGCTTCTATAATTGCGTCACCTTGAATATGCCATTCAGGATGCCCCCCAGAGCAAGGTAGTAGATCACAACTGTAAGCTTCTACACCTAATTTTCTCAATTCTATTGTTATTGCTTGGCTTTCTTCACAAGCTACTAACACTTTTCCCATTCTACAACTATAAAGTTTAAACTACTCATCTCAAAGATGTTTTTAATTACATCCCAATTTCCACCACCAATACCAGCGCCGATCAGAGGTATACCAATTGGTTCCTTCAATCCTTTAGTAAAAGTGTCTCCAAATTCTCTATCAAACTCAAGATCCATTAAGGCACATTGTAAAGCCGTATATTCAAAATTCCTGCCTGGTTCAAACTGAGTATACAAATTAATAACTTCACCCCATTGAGTATTAGCTGATGTATAACCACCAAGTTTACTAAAAGGCTTTTGTGTGCAACTCTTATCAGCCTTATAAGCCTCTGGAAAGTGTTGTTTAATCTGAGCTGCAATACCACTGCCCATGGTAGAAAAACAATTTGCGCCATGTGCAATTGCTGTAAATTCACCCTCTTTAAAAAGTTTGATCAAGTCTCCCTTGATCGTTTTAATTATTGCCATTCCAATTTGTTTTTAAATCGTTTAACCATTATATCAAATGGCTGCTCTAATTCCTCTATACCAATAAAAGTTCTTCCTAATTCAACACAAGGAAGTATTTCTGAACCTGATCCAGCTACATTGGTAAAAACTGAGTCTCCTGGATTTGTATAAGTTTCAATAAAGTATTTGTTCAAAGCGTATGGTTTTTGAGTATCCCATAAAGTTCCGTCCAATTTATTCTTCTGTTTGTCCGATGGAAACTGCAAAACGCTTCTTGGGTATCTATCTGTATTACCTCCTCCGGACACATCCTTAGTTACCTTACCATAGATGTTGGTTTTATTTACTACTTCTGCTCTTTTTGTATAAGAGTTTACAGGATCATGCCCCTCTGTCTTCTGTGGGTTATACGTAGGTAATTTATTATAAAACACCAAGATATTCTCATGAGCTTTCATAGGCATTTTCTTAGCATTGAAGTGACCGGTTGCTTGTGTCTTCTCCCAAATCCATTCATACTTTAGCATCTCTAGATTACTGGCACCTAAAACCTTATCAAATGGTGTTTGAGCATATAGTAATACTACACCTCCCGGCTTTAATATTCGTTTGTAGTGTGACCACAGCCCGTGACGTATAAACTTATAGGGATCTCCCATCTCGTATAACTGTCTGGGGGTTGCATCGTCTAAGCCAATTACCACCCTATTAAAGTAGTAGTGATCGTGCATTGGCAACACTTCATCCCACTTGCAGTTGGTTGTCCCATAAGGTAAGTCAGCCAAAATAAGATTCTGACTTTTATCTGGTATATAAGGTAGAACCTTCAAACAGTCATCTAAAATTAGAGTGTTTGGAAGTACACCGTATTTGTAAGAATCATCTCTAATTATATTCAAATCCATTCCAATTTGTTTTTAGACATCAATTCTGTTAAATCATTCAAGTGTTTTGAACCACCTTTTTGAAGTGCGTATCTAGCCTTGGCTTCAATTACATTAATAAAACTTCCAACTTTATACTGATGACCCCTATAAGTAATTATCTCATACCTTTCATGCGGAGAAATGCGTAAATCTATTTTCTTACCTCTAAAGCTAAAAGTATCATCGAAATCGTTACCAGAATTCTTTTCATCTTCGGTATCGACAATATCTTTGTACTCAGTTAAATCTACCCAATAAGGTGAAATTATATCAAAATCTGAATTACAAGCTCTAAACCTTTCTAACCAATACCCTCTTAAGTATAGACTTAAACTTCCACCAATAATGATCATAGGAAACTTTTCTTGCATAGCTCTTAGGTCGCTCAACTTTAAAGAGTCATCAAGGTCATCTCTCAGCTTGTCTATAAAACCTGTTTCCACCTCTTCTCTAGACAATTCTCTAAGAATTTTTATACAGTCAGTACCACTTTTACCATCTTCCCCATCTATAAACTCTCCAAGAATTTGAACCACAAAGAATCTGTGTCTTTCGTCGTTTAAATTATAGTATGATTGAACATCCTTTAAATTGTTACAGTAATGAATTACATCATTCGTACACAGCTTAAGCCTTTCGTTTGGTCTATTATAGTCGATCGGGTTTGAACGTTCCCTAACTTTTTTATCTTTATCAATGTAGTAAGTTTTACCCACTTCAAATTTAATCCCTCGGCAAGTCATATCTGACTTCATACCTTTGTAACCTATTTTCATAATTTACCTTTTAATTGTTTTAACCTTTCTGCTACCAGATCAAGAGTTATCTCTTCTGGTTGTTCTAAATTTTTTAATTCCTCATCATCCATACCTCCAAAGCGAATTGTATCTTCTAGTTTTTGTGAGGTTACATGATAACCATCACAGTGTGGACAGTAATAAGCCCGTTGAAGGTCACTTCTAGATTCCACAAATTTTAATGCCTTTGCTTCACTACTATAAGTGTACTTTTTTGCTTTAGGGCAGAATGTTAATTTAACATGCCCGACCATACTTTTTGTTTTTAAGTTATATAGGCAAAGGTACAAATAAAAAAGACTCCCGAAGGAGCCTTTAACTTTCTTTAACGAGTGAGTAACTCTTTAAATGTGAATTGAAATAGTATGTTCTTTGCTGTAACTACTGCTATTGCGGTTATAAGAACCTCATATAAATCTGGTAGGCCATGGAGTGCAAATGTAAATGCAAGTAGTGTAAATACAGTCTCTAACATTTGAAATAAATGCCAACCATCTGTAAAGGCGACAAATATTGTTGTGGAACCAAAGAACCTTGGCGTTGGATCAATTCCGTTCTTATACTTGCGTCGCCAACTTATCTCTGGATTCCAAAAAGTATGGTCCCAATCAACAAATATAGAGCTGAAGAAATGAAACTGCAACTTATCCTTTACTCCTTTAGAGGCGCCAGCTAAACAAGCAAAAACTCCTCCAATAAAGATTTGAACTATCGCCTCCATACTAAGAAGAAGTTAGCTCCGAAAGCAATCCCGGTACCAATAGTCCACAACCAAGTCATAATGGTTCTATCCCAACTAATAAGGCCATAAATACCAGACCCAAATAAAAACCCTGTAAATAGTATCGATAAGATACCTAGTAAAATTTGTCTATTCATCTTTCTTTTGTTTTATATGAAGAGTGTAAATCCAACACTCAATGCCTAAGTATGTATACATATTTATATAATTTGGCAAGACCCCCCTGCACATGCCGCTTGATCTTTCAAATCAGTATTGTCAGACATTTCCACAACTTTTGATAAATCTACTTCTGTTAGGGACTTACTCATTCTGTTATAATCTTCTTCTGTACAGTCTTCAAAAGGTGTTTGCTTATAGGAACCTCCGTCAAAAGGTAGTACAGACAGACCATTATAATATTCACGGTTATCCCACATCCACTCTCCAACTTCTTTCCATTCACCATCTTTAACTGTCACTGTGCAACTTACATTATGGCTATTCTGCCCTTTAATATGTCCAGGTTGAATCCAGTTTTTAGAAATAGTTTTCACTCGCTCTAGAAGATCAATAGGAGACTCATGCCTTGTAATCGCATTATCTGGTGCTTTCTGCGGAATGGTAATGATAGCTGTAGTATCTGGACTAAAAAATTCGTCCTCTAAAATATCATTATGAAAGATAGACAAATAAGAATAAATAGCCTCATTCTTGTTTACACGAAGTCTACGAACATAATAATCATTATGCCAAGCATGAATCCCAGATGAAGACCCAACCACTAAGGAAGTGGTCCCTGCTGGTTTAACACACGTATACCTAGCTGCAAAATTGACACCTATGATACTAGCGACTCTTTCATTCTCCTCTTTGACATTTTCAGTACCTTCTACAAAATCTAAACTCATGACACTACCAGAAGCAATACCAGTCATAGATACTCCCAACAAGGCATCCTTCTCTGTGTTTTTTCTCCATACATCTCTTAGATAATGAAAATCAGTATATGATGCCTGTAAGGTACCAATAAATGATCCAGCCCTACATCTAGCATTAAAGTCTTCTTGATCTTGAATATCCGATGCGTTAATCTCAACTAAGTTACAGAATTGATTTGGACGTAATCCAATTTCTACGCAAGGGTTGGTTCCCCAGTCCTTATCGTTTGTAAAGTATAAACCCGGCTCTCCACTTCCAGATGCTTCGACTCTCTCCCAAAGTTTGTCAAAAGCTGGTTTTGTAATTTTATGACGTAGGATAACTGCAGAGTTGTTAGCTCTCCCTCTTTGTGGATTTGTTTCCCACCAGTTCCCAGACTTACAGTTGATCATAGCGTTACTGTCTACGTCAAATAAACTGATCATTGCACTTCTCCTAATACCACCTGAAAGAACTGAATCAGCAATATGGCACAAAATATCATGGCACTCAATGTCTGAAAGTTTTTCTCCATCTTTTTTACTACGAAGAATGCCTTCAATCTGAGTCAATACAACTCGTAGAGGTTCTGGGCCTGGAGCTTTACCCCCAGCTGTAACTAATGTAGCACCTTTCTCTCGGATATCTCGTAGATCAAACTCTAAATGTGAAGATGTTTTACCTGTATAAGATTTGAATAAAGCTTTAATAGCGTCTGCCCACCCCATAATATCATCAGTAACTAAGAAGCGTTTCTTACGATTATAGTTTGGCTTCCTAATTTCAGGCAATTTATCCACATGATGATTCTGAACAGAGTATCCAACACCACTTCCACCTAAGAGTAAAAACATAGTTTCAGAAAAGGCATAAATGCTGTCTACTGGCAAATACGAGCAGTTGAAAAGTCTGGCATTATTTACTTCAATAGCTTTACCTCCAAACTGTAAACTTCTCATAGAAGGTAAGACTTTTTTCGGGATTACAAACTCTGTGTAAACACTCTCGATTTCTTCTTTTAATTGTGGGAATTTTCTAATATGCATTTGCATATTCCTATCTACTAATTCTTCCCATGTTTCTCGTCTTTGTTTCTCTGGTAAGAATTTGGCGTACTTCATGTGTACTGTAATGTCGCTTAAGATTTTTTTGTCTAATTGCATTGTATTTATTTGTAAAATTTTAAGGTAAAAAAAGCTCGTCACAGGATTAGTTTCCCGGACGAGCTATGGAAACAAAAGTAGTAGTAGTAGATTTGTTTTCCAAATTAGTTTATGAAATAAATATTTTACTATTTATTTGTCTGTTCCAATGCCCAGGCTTTGAAACCTTTAAACTTTTCTATGATGTCTTTTGTGACAGCGTTATCAACAGGAGCTCGATATAAAGTCATAGCATTAATCCAAGTTTGAATTTTTACCTTATCGCTAGACTTTTCTAATTCTTCTTGTTTAGCTCGTTCAGCTGCCTCAAAAGATTGTTGAGCCAACCACTGCGAATTTAGCAACTTTAATTCTGCATCGAACTCCTTGTCCGGAAGATTGATCACATGATCATAATCCCTAATAAAAGAAATGTAACCTTGCAAAGAAGTTCTTCTGGCAGCCATTTTAGCCTCTTTAGCTTGAAGTTCTTTTACTTTCGCCTCTGCTTCTTCTTTTTCCTTACGGAGCTTCTCTTGTTGTAGCTCGTACTCTAATTGGACCGACTTAGCTGTTTTAACCGCAGTCTTGAACTCTTTATCAGTTATGTCCGCGAATGTATTCTTAAAGTCCTCAGATAAATGGTTCCATAAAGGAAGTAATTCTTCACGACGTTCTTCTTTTAATTTAGCTTTAGCTTCTGCAAGCAATCGCTCTTTTTCTGCTTGTTTAATAGCTTCTTGAGCAGCATCATAATCTCTTTGATATTTGATCAACAAAGCCTCAAATAAGTCTTGATCCATGCTTCCTAAATCAATTCCTTCTGCAGTAGCATCATACTTAGCACACATATCTCGACGTTCAACATCTAAAGCTGCCACGCGTTTAGCTTCTTCTTTCTCAAAGAACTTTTCATTCTCCTCAAGATTAGCTTCCATACGTTCGTTTTCAACGCTATTTACATTTTTCAAAGCATCAACGTATCGTCCACCAGCAAGGAAAAACGCCTTCTGAGCTTTGTGCCATGGCTCTAAACCTTTGGTTCTGTTATCTCTAATCTTCAAACGAAGCTCCTTAAACACCTTGATATTCTCTGGAGTAATTTCCATTTGAATAACCTCAGCATAACGCTTAGCTAAAATGTCTCGTTCTGCAACAATTTGCTCCAATCCTTTTTGGAGTGGAGTTGCTTGATCTACTTGTAATCCGTATTCTTCCGGATTAACCTTTACTAATTCATTTACCATATCTTATCTAAAATTACGGCTAAAAGCCAAAGTGAAATAATTATAGCAGGGACTAACCAAAAAGGTGAAGTTACCCACCACCAGGACCAATCAATGTTACCTGTCAATTTTAATACTACAAATACTATCCCTAGTATTGCTGAAAGGCTGTACGATGTGCCTCTTGTCGAATTATTACTCATGTTGTAAAGTTAAGTAAAACTCTCACAGGTTCAATCATTTTAAACAATAATTAACGTTTTAAATTAATAACTATTTATCCTGTGAGAGTAATTTTATTTAGAATTTCTTACCGTGTTCAGAGTTTCTATTCTCTTCTCTGTGATCAGCTCTAGTCCGGTTGTACTCTATTTTAGCTACAATAGCATTTCCAATATCGTACCCCCATCTACCACAGTAGTCCATGATTCGGATCACAGCGTCTGCCATTTCTACCTCAGCCATTGGCCTATCTGTTAGGTGAGTGTCCATAAGATTTTTTCGTTCTCCTTCCATAGCTTCTGATATCTCACTATGGATCAAACACAGCATTTCAGCTTTATTTCGATCTTTTAAACTTCCATCTGGGTTTGTGTGCCACCCTCCGTTGTAAGACTCCTTGTAACAGATGTCTCTTAATACATTTATTTCTTCTGCTAAATTCATTATTTATAGTAATTTGGAATTTTAATTCTATCGATTTCTGTTCTATGAAAAGGAATTGAATATGGATCACCAGCTAAGTCAACTTTCAACCGGTGCATTGTAGAGTTATGAATCTCCTCTACTTTTAGATCCTCGCCAACCGGATATGAATAGAAGTCTACAAAATATGGTTCTGACTTACTAATCGCAAACCAATAATAGTATTCCACATTTTCCATGTAACCAGATTGAACCGCCCCTTGAATTTGATCAAAAGCTTGTAAAAAATGGTCCTGTTTAACACAGGCTCTTTCAAAGTTCTCATCTGAATACGTTTTAATATCAATGATAGTCTTTGTAGCTGGATTAGATAAGTCTGTTCTACAGTATCTTTTCAAACCTGAGATAGGACAAATCCAACGAAACTCTTCTTGATAATCATTACCATCAGCATAAAGTAAATCAGCAGCCGGATGCATGTCAACTAACTCAGCGATTTGTTTAATTACATCAAAACTTTCTGAACCAGATTTTGAAATAATGTACTTATCCTTACCACTATTGTCAGCGTAGAATTTATCTCTCCATTCCTTATTAGCTTTGGTTTGATAATTCTTATCTGGAAAAGGTCTTTTACTTTCATCAAAGATAATTACCTTCTCTGCAAATTCAGCTTTATCTAGTAGGTAGAGCTCAATCGCCGAACCAAAGTCGAAGTGTGATCCACTAGTTTTTGGTTTATTGTAGTACCAAAGTAAGTCTCTGGTAGATTTCTTAGCTGACTTTAACGCTGACGAGCTAATTTCTTTTGTTGTGAAGTCTATTTTTTCCATTCTGCGTAATTTTGTCTAAATTCTTCCATAAGTTTATGCCCAATTGGTTGATCACTAAAAGCAATTGCCAGTAATTCTAAAGGTATAGGTTTTCCTAACTCTTTTTGTTTGTCATTCAAGTATTTCAAATTAACTTCAATTCTTGATTGCTTTCTAGTTCTTCGGCTAAAATCAAAGTCTCTCATGGTTTCTAATACCTTTTGAAAGTCCGTGAAAGTAATTGGTTCCCCATTATACTTAAAAGTGTTAGAATCACTCATACTAAAAAGTTTTAAAAAGCCCCCATCACTGAGGGCTGTAATTAATATTGTTATTCATTATCTTCTAAAATCTTATCAGCCTGTGTTGCAAAGAAACCAGGTACTCCCTCTGTATAAGAAGCGGAGAATGTTACGCCAGCTGCTTCCTCGTTACTATTGAAAGGGAATACATCTACTAAAGCCGACTCTACAGTACCTTTAATTGTGTAATCCAACATCATTCCAGATAAGCTTTCATTAATGCGTTCTGTAGCTTGTTTTACAGAATGAGCTGTCGTCAATAATGTTTGCTTAACAACTTTGCTTTTTTCGCTTTCATCACTTTCTGATTGGAATGCGATAGTTGTTTTGTACCACACGTCAGCGTCTTCATATTGGAAGATATCGTGAATGTTTTCACGCTTGATAGCTGTGATTACAAACTCTCCTCGTACAAAGGAACCTACTTCTTCATAAGCTCTGCTCTCCGCATCGGAGAAAGACATTGCACTAATTAAATACGGTTCAGACACACGTTTAAACGTACCATTGTCTAATTGCTTTGTATATTTTACTTTTACTTCGAACCAGTTGTTGTTCATCTTTATTTGGTTTTTATTTGTTACTTATTTTAGTTGTTGTGGGTGGACTCGAACTTGTTATTACTACAGTAAACCTCTTCTTCTTTTATATTCATAGTGTTTTTTACAAAGAGATCTACCATGTTGCCAATTTTCACAGCCATCTTCAGTGCATCTTATGGGTGGCCTCTTGCCTCTTCTTCCATAAGGATTTCCTGCTGGAGGTAAATTATTTGGTACAACATCTCCTTCTTTCCTATGATGAGCCAAATGACAAGACCTACATAAAACAGTGAGATTTTCAATATCATTATAATTTTCATCATCCGGTTTCATTCTAATTATATGATGCACGCAAAGGTTATTTTTAGAATCACAATTGGTACATTTGTTGTTGTATTTTGCTAACACAGCATTTCCTACGTCTTTTTCTAATCTGTGAAATGATTTCATATATTCTACAAATATACCAACTTTTTCTCTTTGTAAATTTATCTTTAACTTTCGTTAACACTAATTACTTAATGGAGCTTTAATAGTTGGCCACGGGTTGTAATTAGTCAACTCAAAGTTTCTAAAGCTATTACCGGATGTACACAGCTTAGGATACTCTAAAAATTCTTTTCCAGTTACATACATCTTAAGATCAGGTAGCGATCTTTGAGTTCTACTTAATTGCTCCTCTACTTGATCTACATGATTACTGTATATGTGAGCATCTCCAATAGCGCAGGATAGTTTTTCAGGAATCATTTTTACCGCTGATCCTAAAACACAAAGGAGTACTGCATAGGATGCAATGTTAAACGGGGCTCCTAAAAACAAATCATTACTTCTCATATTAAAGTGGAGTGAAATAGCTCTCTCTGGTACACCACAAGCTCTCATATCATCAAAGACATTTTCTAAACCTGCTTCAGAAATCTCTAAACTAATATTATTCTTTTTACAGTAATCTAACCTTTCATCTAAGCTCAACCTTCTAGTCCAAACTTGCCAAGCATAGTGACACGGAGGTAGTGCTGCATCTTCTACATCAGATGGATCCCAAGCAGACACAAGCATACGCCTTGAATCAGGATCATTTTTAAGTAGATTTAATATAGCCTGAACTTGATTTTTACCTCTAAAGTTTGTCCATTTCTTTCCATAAATAGGTCCAAGATTAGCCCATCTTTTAGCGAAACGTTTATCTGTTTTTACCTTATCGATAAAAGCCTCCTGCGTAGTTGGCCAATCACCTTTAAAGTCTTTAGTTTGTCGAAGGTAATGTTTGAATGCATCTCCATTCCAGATGTTACAATCGTTTTCAATTAACCAAGAGATATTTGTATTGCCACTTATAAACCATGCTAACTCTGTTACAACTTGCTTCCAAGCTAGTTTCTTTGTAGTTAAAGCCGGAAAGCCCAGTGACATGTCGTGTTCTAAAAAAGCCCCAAATTTAGATATGGTTCCTGTTAAAGTCCTATCATGTTTCTTATGGCCATTTTCTAGAACATCTTTCAGTAAAGCTAAATACTGAGTTTCAATATTGTTCATCATCTCCTAAAATTACTCTGTTAGTATTTACTTTTCTTGCTTTTAAGCGTTTTCTGTGTAGAAAGAACTCTTTTCTACAAATTGTTTTAATGTTTCTCATCAGTACCAATCTTCGTTTCTAAATCTGTTTAATCGCTGTTCTGTTGGTAAGTAGTATAGTTCAGACTCATTTAACAGATCACCTTCATTACACATCTCAAACCAGTTAAAATCTTTTATGTAAAACTTAATCCAAATAGTTCTATCATCAGTTACACAAAAATCAAGTGCGTGCTCAGATTTAGTCATTACTTCAAACTCACACCCAGATTTTAAGTAGGCCCAACATACCCCAACGCATTTTTGTGACTCATCAGTGTCTCTGTTACCCCAAGCATCTATGTTTACGATTGCTCGTTCACAAATTTCAATTAATTTTTCTCTTGTATATTCCATCTCATCGTTTTTTATAATCCCTTGCCTCACCAATAGCGGCTGCTAGTATTCCAGTCATAGCTATCCAGAAGAAAGCTGCCCCAGGAGCTGAGTCTTCATCGATACCTAACCTTTCTGTACTCATCATCCACCAGAAACCTACCTGAAAGAATATCATAACAATTACTGCCAAAAAGGTTAAGATTGGTCTGATTACTTTTAATCTCTTTTCAATCTTATCTTGCACTGTTTTTAGTTCAGCCCTTACTACGTCAGCTTCTTTATCTATATCCTTTTTATCAGCTTCAAATGTTTTTATTAAATTCCTGTAGACCTCCTCAGAGTTTCTTACAAATAGACGATCCCAACAGTACAGCTCCTCTTCTACACGACGTATTTCACGATCTTTCTCATATATGAGAGTGCCATACCTACTAAGTTCAGCTTTTAACTTCCGTTCAGTTTTCCTTAACCCCATCACCCGTATTTTTTAAATATTTTGTAGTAATCTGAAATTTCAAAGACCACTTTTAGCAAGTTGTTTTTTACTTTCTCACATCTTTCCTCAGAAGTCTCCCGTGGAATATAGGTTACTTTTTCCCCTACAGTAAGTAAATCTCTTCGATCAGTAAGCCCAAACACATTTCCTTTTCTTTCAATTCCACAAACCTCTAGCTCATTTGGAAGTCTGCCCGTCTCTTGTTTCACCCACATAGAATAGAAGTCCAGCTGCTCGTAATCCGGTTTTGTGTACTTCTGTAAGCTATTATCACTACCGGTCTTGTAATCCCTTATTTTCATCAAATCATGTGTAGCATCATCAATGTAACCAAGTAAGTAAAGGTTTGAAGCCAGCCACAGTTTAACTTCAATCTGAAAGCTACCTAATGGTTCCACCTTCTCAAGTACATCTCTTTCGCGTTGTGAGAACGTTTCCCCAGACTTTCGCTCACAAATGTAATCTTCTACATCTTTACCGAATTGAGCCCATCCAGCATCAGGAAAACGCTCTCCTAGAAAATAAGATCGAATGTACTCCTGATAACCAGGTAGACCGGTATTAAATCCAGATTCACTTTTAAAAGAAGTGTATTGACTATAAGAGATGTAATTAATCCCGTTATCATCTTTTCTTGGAAGATCGATATCTAATGCTATCATTTCTTAGAAAGAATAGCTGTGAATACTTCTTCTTCCTCTACTGAGAATGAGTCTTTACCTAAAGAAGCTTTTACTAGATTTACAAACTTAGTTTTATCTTTTTTCAACAAACCTTTTGCATGTGCTAAAAGTTTTTCTGATAGATCTTTTGTAATGGAACCAGATTCTTTTAGCTGCTCAAAAACACTTTTCTGAGGCTCTGGCCCTACGATAATTACGTCGTTAAACATTTCTTCATGTCGTCCAGATAGTTTGAAGAATAACTCAGCTGTGGCTACAATATCTTTGTTGCAATATGCAGCTACTCGCTCAACACCTTCAGAGTAGAATACTTCTGATACTTGAGATCCAGAGATGTCATTCTTTGGGCTTTGAATTCCGAAAAGGTAGCAAGCTTCGTCTAGTGAGATATTAAGGTAGCTGGAGCCTTTAGTCACATCCATCAAATCAACGTGAGTCGCAGTTAAATCCCATGGTTTACAATCTGAATCACTATATTTGTCTGGAAATAAGTCTCCAATACCGTTTGCATAGGCCCGGATCCTAATATAAGGTAAATCAAATCTCAATTGATTATAACCAATGGTCCCTTCAAACTTTGGTAAGATAGTTAAAAAAGCTGTAAGTATTTCAACCTCTGTACCAGTAAGAGCTTTTACTCGCAATGTTCTGCCACTTATAAATCCAACTGAGATGCAAACAATCTTTCCAAAGGTAGGATTTAAAGCTGCAGTGTCATTATACAACTCACTTGCTGTTTTAAAGTCTGGCACCTCTGTGGTAACACGGTCTCTGTTTTTATAAGTAAACAGTTCGCACTCCTTTGAGCCCTCAACTAATTCTTTATTCCCACGTACTGTTTCAATGTCAAAAAACATAAATCTTTCGACATTTAATGTCTTTACTCTGTTATTCATCTAAATAGATTTGTTGTTGATAATTTATTAATAACCGTAGCTCTGGTCTTAAAAGCTACCAGTCTATGCTTTAATTCTCCAAATACATGACTTGTGTAAGGTTTGTATTTATCGTCATCTTCTTTCTTCACAAACTCTCTAACCCTGTCAATATTATCTTGGATCAATTTCATTTCAGACTCAAGATACTCTAATTGTCTTAATGCCTCTTTACTTTTCATAGTGTCAATTTAAAATT